ATATGAACTTTAAATCTTATTTCAAAGAAACCGCTGACCCAGAAAAAATACCAAGTGGATTAAAATGCCAACATTGTGGAAAACAATTAGATTCTAAAGATTTGCAAACATATAAATGGATGAATCAGAGCACAGGCAAGTTATGTCACAATTGCCAAAACAATTTAAATGTAAAAATAAATAAAATTTTGGGCAATAAAAAGCATATCGAAAGTTCAATAAAAAGAAATACTCCAGGTGACGGAAATCCAGCAATTGATATAAGAGTATGGGGAAATAGAGAACAAATGTTTTGATTTATATTCCGTGTTTATGTTTAATATAGAACATTAGAAACGATGGTAGAATTCAATAGCAACCGCTTAAACAATTACTGTTTTTATAATAAGCAGTATATATAAAAATAGAAAGAATCTTTTGATTTATGATTACTTATCTAACCGATTCCAAATCTATATTAAAAATGGATGCTTTTTTAGACTTAAATATGTCAAGTCAAAATCTTAAAGAAGACTTAAAAAATTGGGTTGGTGGTGAACTTTATATACAAAAGTCTCTGTACGACACAATTAGATCGCTTCCAAACTATAATATAATTAAAATAGATGAGTCTTATGATATTGATATTCTAGAAAAATCTGATATAATCATATGTCCTGGTTGGAAGAATATAGACAGTTCCTGGGAGAGATACAGTCGAAAAATGTATTCTTACTATTATTTTGAATCACAATATCCTAATTTTAAAAATAAAACTATTAATCCTTGGAGATATAATAATAAAAATTTTTGTATTCCAATAACACCTATAAAAATTCCTCAATCTAATTTTAATAAAGAATATAATATAAAAGGCTTACTAATTGGAAAGTGTATTAGTCATGTAGTTTCTAAAAATAAACAAGAAAAATTATTAAGTTTAATAAATAATTTAGAAACTAATTTATTTACAACTTTAAGACCATTAAATAATTTTGAAATTTTGCCAAAATATATTCTTCCTTGTCAAGATAAATGCCTTGATACATTGAAAAAAATATTTGATAATCAAAAAATTTATAATTTGGGTATTTTAAATGTATTAGATTTTAGAAGTTTGCTGCTAGGAATAAAGTATGCTATTTTTTATTGTGGTGCTTTTGCACCACCAACAATAATCGAATGCTTACAGTCAGAATGCTTGATATTGGCCACATCTAATGTTATTCCAAAAGATCTTTTAGACAATCAAAATATTTATTTGATAGATAACCTTACATACAAAGAAATTAATAATTTAATTTTTAAAATAGAGAGCGGAGAAATTAAGTTTAAAAAAGAACATTACCCTAGCTTCTATACAGAAAAAAATAAAATAAATATGATCAACAATTTAGTTTATCATCATCTTAAAAATAATTAAATTACCAATAACAACCGCCTTCTATTTTGTCATAATTTAAAGGCTTATATGATTCAGGGATTTCTATAATCCAATATTTTTCATTTGGTATAATTATATTATGATTTTTGTAGTAAAGTTTAGTTCTATTATTTAATATGCCAAAAAATGCTTGTAAATCTCCTCCTATGGTTAAAACATTTTTATTATTATTGTAAAGCATTTTTGCAATTATATTACTATACGCCCCACAGCTTATTATTACGTTATCATACTTTTTTTGGCCTTCATGTATCTTATATGAGATATACTCTGCAGTTTCTAATATGTTATTATGGGGGCCATTGTTAAAAAATGTATATTCTCCGCTATAGAATTCGATTCTGCCTACATCAGGAAAATTGTTGTATATTCTTTTGCAATTCTCACTTTCTATTTGTTTTTTCATAATATCTCCAAACGGAGAAATTATTAATATGTTTTTTTTGTTTATGAAATCGTATAAAATTTCTTGGCTTATGTATCCAATTTTTTTTGAATTAAAATTGCTAAAAAATTTATTTTTATCTTCTTTATCTCCACAATGATTGTGAATATTTAAATTTAAAAAATCACTATCTTTTAAAAACTCATAAATTGTTTCCATATACTTCAAGTAAATATTCGTATCTTTTTCCTGAACCGCGTCAAAATAATTAGACTTTATTTCTTTGTCATAATAACCACTAGTGGTGTATAGCCACTTTATCATTTGTTTTTTTACTGTTTCAAAACTTTCTACATTTATTTCTTGTTTGTATTCAAGATAATATATAAATAATAAAGTACACTCAGTATATCCTACTCTTAATAATTTACTTGGCATATATTATATATAATTTAATGGAATACAAAATTTTAAAGTTTGAAGCTGACCGTAGATATTTATCCGCTTGGAATATAAAATAGAAAACGGAATTTGTTGGAAGTAAACCTCATTTATTTTCCTCAACTTGTCCAGCTTGTCCCCAATTAGGAGAACTCCAATCCAATAATTTTATAATTTCTCTATTAACATAAAAATTATAAGGAAAATTAGAAAACTTGTTTTTTCTTTCTGGATGGTTGACGTGAAACAATGGATATTCATCATCTTGTGTTATTTTAACTTGTTTAGAAGCTCTATGGAACATTTCATCATCATCTCCACCCCAACCCTCAATTCGTTCGTCATAACCATTCAATTTAAACCAATCTGCTTTGGTCATAGCAAAACAAGCACCCCTTCCTCCTCTCCTCTTGGCCATATTTGACCAAGTAGAAAATTCGACTAATTCTGGATTAGCAATGTTTGCACAAATACAAACCATTCCCGAACCAATTGTTAAATTCTTTGAAATATGGTTCAATACTTCCTTTGAAAAAACAATATCTGGATCTGTCTTAATGATAATTTCTTTTTCACCACAATCAATTCGCCTCATCACATAATTGACAGTTCTTCCGATAGAGAAAATTTTTTCCTTTTTAGGGTATTTTATCACCCGAAGATTTGAAAAAGGATTGTTTATAAAATATTCGTGATAACCCACCCAAACAGTAACTCCCATTTCTTGTAATGCCACTTGGTTCCAATTCATAAAATTTTCAATTGAATTTCTTGGAAGTCCATATGCAGCCATTACAATGTTCATAACATTCTCCTGCTGACAACTGTTTGAGAGCATTCTTTTTTGCATGCCAGATGTTCTGTAACATCTATTCTAAAATTAGCAAGATATGAAACAAATTCTTCACGAGTCCACTCCCTACAATGACAAGGATTAACCGGTGGTCCATTGAATCCTCGGCCATTATACCTTAGTTTCAACAATCCTCTATCAGGGGTTGAGATTATCAAGTATTTACATTGTATTTTTGAAAGAAATTCTGTTAATACATCAACTGAAGGAATGTGTTCTATTACATCGGCACAAATTACAATGTCAAAACTTTCCTGTAGTTGTTGATTAAGTTTTGACTCTTGCCATCTCTTATTTGGATAAGTTTTTTTCAGATATGACAAGGAAGGTTCTAGTTCTAATCCAAAAGTATTTTTATCATTGAAGTATTTTATCAATTTGAATCCACTGCCACAACCAACATCAAGAATAGATGAATAATTGTTTTCATTAGCAATTTTCCTTGCTTTTTCATAAACATAATCTTGCCAACCATCAGTGAAAGACCGATCATCATGGTGTTGCGGATTTAATCTATGTTCATAATTTTCTGGTAAATTGTACATAAATTACTCTTTTATCGACATTTAACTATAAAATATTTTTTCCAATATATAGTAGTATTTATTATCTTTTTTGCATAAATACAATTATGAATTCTGTCTATTTGGCTTGGAACAATCATTTAAATCATAAAAGTGTACTGAATGCAGGGAGTGGTGCGTCGGAATTTCAAATTTGTCTCCTAGCCAAACAATTATCAATCAACGGTTTTAATGTTACTTGTTTCAATAGATCTGGAATTTATGAAAAAATTGACAACATATTATATAGAGATTATAACGATTTAATTTATAATAAAAATATCGAAAAAGATGTTCCATTAATTTTTTGGCGGTTTTTTGATATAGTGCCAAATATTATTAAATTTTATAATCCAAAAAGATTAATAGTCTGGTCTCATGATTACAAAGGAATAGGTTTATCCGAACAGGTCTCAGAGTTAATTAACAATAATAAAATTCAAGTTGTGGCCGTGAGTGAGTTCCATAAAAATAGTTTAAAAATAAATAAAGAAAATATTTCAGTCATATATAATGCACTCTATACAGAGGTATACCGGTATGATGATAAAATAGAAGTTGATAAAAATTCAATAACTTTTGCTTCTGCTTGGAAAAAAGGATTAGATGTTATAATAAAGTTATTTGACAATTTATATGCTAAATATCCAAATTTTTATTTAAATGTTCTAAGTCCTAGTTACGGGAAAATAAATTTACCAAGTTTGATAAACAAGCCATATATTAGGTTGCACGACGTGGTTAGAGATAAAAAAATATACAGCAGTTTAATTCAATCGTCTTTATGTGTAGTATCAACAGAGTTCCCAGAAACTTTCGGTTGCACTTTTGCGGAATCATATTATTTGAAAACACCAGTAATAGCTACAAATTTGATAAATGGAATGCATGAATTTATTAACAACGAATATACTTGTGATTTAAAAAGTTATGAACAATTTGAAAAACTATTATTGTCTTTCTACTATAATAGACCAAAAGTAAGCCTTAGTGAAAACTTTTTAGAAACTAAAGTATTAGATTGCTGGGAAAATTTGATTAATAGAATAAGAGGTCAAAAATGAAAATATCAATAGGTATATTATCTTATAATGCTCCAAGCACCTTGAAAAACACACTACTTTCTTATAAAAATAGTAGACTAATAGAAGAAACAGATGATATATTTTGTATACTTCAAAATTCTAAAAAACAAGAAGAAGAAGAAAATATCTGTAGTCAATTTTCAGTAAAAAGTATAAAAATGCCTGATAACGGCTTGATGGCCTCCGGATTTAGAGAAATATTTAATAACGCTAAAAATGAAATAATATTATTTTTAGAAAATGACTTTTGCACTTACTGTGATCAAAAAGAAGTTAAATACTATTTAGAAAATGCTATTTATTTTTTAAATAAAAACACAGCAGATTTAGTAAGAGGTAGAAGCAGAAAAAATCCAGGACATCCTAATTATGCAAAAATGAATTTAAGCCAAATACCTCCATCCTCGTTTATTAAAAGTAAACATCTTTCAGAATGTATGTATTGGGTCGAGCATCCAGAACTAGTTTATCCCGATAAAATAACCAAGATAAAAGAAGATTGGTATATGACTTCATCAGCCAGTTGCAACTACACAAATAATCCATATATGTGTAAAAAAGATTTTTTTTACAATGCCATTTATCCTTATTTAAAAAATGGAGAAAATATAGAAAAAACTTTAACGCCTATTTGGTCACAAAAAAATTATAAATGTATATTTGGTTTTGGAATCTTTACCCATGATAGAAAAGATGGACATTAATTAAACTTTTTCAATTCTACATTTTGTTCTGTAATTAAAATATAACTACAACATTCTTCGGTCCAACAACCACTATTAATATAGTGAACTTTAGAAGTTTTTGTCTCTAGTGCTAAATGAGTATGGCCACAACATATTACATCTGCTTTATTTTGTAGGCAATACCCTATAGCTCTTTGTTTAATTTGTTCGCTACAACGCAAAAAAGTCTTGCTATTTCTTTTGGCTAAATTAGCTAAATAAAAACTTTTATCTAGTTTTTGAATAAACCTATATATTTTATCTGCTAATTTAGTTAAAACTGGATATTTAGTTATAAAGTTATCAAACTTATCTCCATGTAAAATTATAAAGTTCTTTTCTCCACTTTTAAATTTATATTCTTCTACAAAATCAACACCGATAACATGAGATATAAAGCACGCTGGCCCGTCATGATTGCCATTTATCCAAACAACATGTTTTGTTTTAGTCAAACTTCTTAAGCTGCTTAAAATTTTCCAATGACTGCTTTTTAATTTTCTAAAATCCAAACTATCAAATAGATCGCCGTTTATTATAATTTCATCAACCTGTATTACATTGTGCTCTATTTGAAAAAGAAACTCTTTTAGTTTTTTGCTTTGGCAAATATCGCTGCCCAGGTGTATATCGCTTATTATTACTGCGTTCATTACTAATTCAAATTAATTGATATACAATTATAAGAGAATCTTTTTAATTTTTTTTAATATCTAAACAATCTTTTTGACCAGGACATAGTCCACAAAAGAATGAGACATTTGAAATATAATATTGTCTTTTTCCCATTCCAATTCATTTTTAAATGCTTTTAAAATTCTTTTCCATATTATTTTGTTTACTGAAAAAAAGGGTTCTGGTTCTTGAAAATCAACTTCTTCCTCTATTCTAGATAAACCAGCTTCGTCTATAGCGTTATTATATGTTTCTATGGGGGCGATAATTTTTCTATTAAATCCTTGATCAATATTCATTTTTTTAAGCTCTTCATTTGTAAAAACAAGATGTACAAATGCCTTGTTTATTTTATATAAATGACCACCATGACGACCAGACCAAGGATGACATCTCAAATATATTCGCCCTTCTTCAGTAAGTACTGATTTGGCTTTTTCAAGTAAGCTTTTCATTGTTTCTTCTTCTACATGATCCAATACATCATATATTAGAATAATATCATACGGTCCTTCTGATTTAACTTTTTCAAAATTTGTTGTGAGTAACATTTTGTTTTCTTTGGATTCCCATTTAAATTTTGATTTTGAATTATCTAAATCATATCCGACTGAAACCTCCGCCCGGTCAGAAATATGCTTTGCTATATGTCCTTCTCCACACCCCAAATCTAAAAATTTCTTGTTTTCTAGAGAATAGGACAACATAATATCCACTATTCCTTCTGCCCTTTCTTTTTTTTCTTTTTCTAAATTTTCGTCTGCTATCTGGGCGGTAGACACTGCTCGTGGCCACTCTTCTGAATTTAATAAAAGTTTTAAATTTTCAAAATCTATAATTGAATCATCAAAAATTTGTTTATATCGGTTCCAATAAGGATTAATACCACCGCCCATAAAGTTTATACCAATAAAATGTGTGCCATATTCTCCTATAAAATTATCAAAATTATTATGTGTTATTGTTAGTTTGTCTAAACCTACAACCAAATGGTTTTCTTTGCTAATTATATAAGAAACCAAACCTTGTTCATCAAAATACGAAGTCCAATTAAAATCAAATTCCAAAATCGTGTTAGAAAGTTTTTTTGCAAAATCATACCCAGGAAGTAATTTAAAAAAACCGCTATTCATGTTTCTTTTTGATATTACTTTATTATCAAAAAATCCATAAGAGCGATTTATCGCCTCTGAAATCAAAAAATAATCTTTAAATTCATCTAAAATTATTTTTTTATGAAAAACTATATCATTATCCATGAAAATTTCATTTCTTTCTACATCTATTCTTGGAGGATATAGCTTCCAAGATACTCCATACTCTTTAGATGGGGCTATTGGAAGCGATTCTGTGAACTTCTCTTGATCTAAAAGATTAATTTTTGAATTTCCAATAGAGTTTAATTTTTTTTTTGAAATATTGTTATGACAAATAAAGTAGTAGAAATCATTATATCCATAAAAATCAGTCATATTTTTTATGGATAGATTGAGACACTCCAAACCTTGGTCGGAGACATCTCCAATTGTCCATCTTATTATTGTTTTCATTAAAAATTAAATTAATTGATACACAATTATAAGAGAATCTTTTGCAATATAATTTTTAAAATATTTTAATTGATTAAACTTATCATTAGAAACCAACTGTTGTTGGTTTTGATTTATTTTGCTATTTATAAAACTTAATATTTTATTTTGATTAATTCCTTCTATGTTTTGCCGAGATTTTTGGAGTAATTGTTCGATTAAGGAATTTCTATTTTTATCTTTTAATATCTGCGAAACCTCGATAACCAGAGAAAATCTATTATTATCTTCGTCATAATATCCCTTTGTATTTTGGCCAAAATTTAAAGGAACTTGTGTAAATTTATCGTCTTTAGCAACAGAGCCAGACTCAAAGTCCGGCAACCAGAGAGAACTGCCTCTGCTACAACTTTTATCCCCACATGTATTTCTAAACAAACCTTTTAGACCAACTGCAGTGTATTCGTTTAGCCATTTTTTAAAATTCATAATTGTATATATTAATTTATTTTAATAAATTGTAGACTATTTGTTTAATTTTGATAATTAATATTGATATATATTTATAAGAGGTAAAACATGAATGAACAAAATATATTGATTGTAGCACTCGCTTCATTGCTACTAGGCTTGGGTTTTATAGGTAGATATCTTTATTTGGATTATAAGTCTAAAAAAGAAAAATCTTTTATATTAATTAGTTTAGGTTTATTGGCTTTTTGGTTTTTTGGCGGTAGTACTTTTTTAATATTAGCTATTTTGCTTTTTATTTTATTATTTTTTAGAGGTTGTTAGTCCCTTGGGGAAAATTTTATAATAGCCTATAACAGAAATAAAAAGTATATTTGCTGTATAATTAAAAATTAGAGGCAAATCTGATTTAGGAAAAACATAAATTAAAGTAAATATTTCTCCCAACAACCACATTAAAATTAATCCCCAGGTAACTCCGTAAGAAGACTTTGTTTTATAAGATTCTATGGCTTGCGGCAATCCGCAAAAGGCAAGAAGTATTGAGCCCACCCAGCCAAAAAGTTCTAACATAAAATAATATAGCAAAAAATCTACTGTATTTTTTCTTTTTGAACCATATTTATATTAGACTCAACAGGAGATAAATTTACTAATTCTATGTTTAATTTCTTTGCATTCTCTATTGCTAACAAAAACTTGTCTTTTAAATGCTTTTCTCCCAACCTCAAAGGATCTGGTGTTCCCTGCCCGTAAAAAGAATCTTTTTCCATTCCTTTAAAAAAGTCTCCAAGCCACTCATTTATTGTCATGTCTTTTGGTTTTAAATATTGATTTTGTGGGCTTGGTTTATTATTTTCTTGCCATTTTTTGACTTTTTCAGGGTTGTAATCATGATCGAATCCCAATAATGATATTTTTTTTGGCTGCTCATTCATTAACCAATAAAGGCCATTAAAAAACGCTGTGTATCCAAAATAGTGGGACGGAGAACGAGTGGCCGCTCCGAGCTTTTCGGCCATTTCTTGGGCGGCCTTGTTGTATTCTCTGTGGCTTACTTCTATTTCGAAATTTTTAGTTTTTGGCCTATTCTCGCTAGGAAAATCTCCCGAATGAATCCATATATCAAATTTTTCAAACAAACGCCAAGCATTATTTACACATGCAACTTTATATTTAGATAAATCTATTCTTTTGACAAGCTGTGCGGATCTTCCACTTCCAACGTATAGTATATTCATTTATACTATTATATATAAAAACAAAAAATAATTTTCTATAATAACTAATAATTAAAAAAGGTTAAATTTATGAAAATTCTGTATACAGGCGGCACATTTGATTTATTTCATTTTGGTCATGTAAATTTTTTAAAACAATGCAAATTGATAGCAGATAAGGTAGTTATTGCTTTAAATTCTGATGAATTTGTTACCCAATATAAATCTTGTCCTATTATGAACTATGAAGAAAGGAGGCAATCTTTATTATCTTGTCCTTATGTCGATGAAGTAGTACCAAATGTCTTTGGTAAAGATAGCAAGCCGACAATACTTTCAGTAAACCCACAAATAATAGCAGTAGGAGATGATTGGGCACATAAAAATTATTATGAGCAAATGAATTTTACACAAGAGTGGCTAGAACAAAACAATATAGTTTTAATATATATACCTTACACAAAAGGCATTAGTTCTTCTGAAATAAAGAGAAGAATTTTACAAAAAAATGATAATATTTGATTTTGATTTTACCTTAGCAAAAACCATAGAGAATATATGGGTGTGGTCGCCAAGAGGAAATTTAGAACATAATGGAAAAAAATACATATCAGTGCATCCTTATTTTATTCAAAAAAATGGAATATGCGACGATGAAGAAATAAACGAGGAAAGTTTTATAGAATTTAGTGATATAAATCTCGAAAAAACAAAAATTATTTGGCCTGTCTTTGAGTATTTTAAGCTGTATAATTTATTAAATAAGGAAATAACTATATTATCTGCTCGCCCACAATGTGTAGAAGAAAAAGTTTTTTTGTTATTAAGTAAAAATAAAATAGATACATCAAAAGTAAAGTTCGTTGGTTTAAAAAATTCCTTGGCCGAAGAGAAGATAAAATTTATTTTAAATAAAATTAAAGAAAACAAGGATTTCGAGATTACAATATTTGAAGATAATGATAATGTTTTAAGATTAGCGAAAAAATGTCTTCCAAACTTTATAGATTTAAAATTTATGCACATTAAAAATTTTTTAAATAAAACAGAAATGAGTTTTTATGGATAAAAAAAAGTTAAATATAATTTTAAGAGGATATATTTATAAAGAAAATTGGAGACCCCTGTCCGCCAGACGATATAGATTGAAAAAAAGAACATATAATATAAATTTAATAGAACACATAGAAGGCTACAAAAATTTAATAAAAATATTAGAAGAAAAATATGATATAAAAACTTATATAACCACCTATGACACTACTCCCATTAATATTTTAGAAGAAATAAGACAAAAAATACAAGTAGAAGAATTTATATTATCTGAAGAAAAAAACTCTCACCAGTTTACAACTGTCATAAAAATATTCAAAGAAATAAAATTTAATGAAAATGATTTAATTTTGCTTATTAGGCCAGACTTAGTAATAAAACAAAAACTTGCAGATTTGATTTTAGACCATGAATTTAATCAAGACCTATTGTACATATTAAAAAAAGAAAGAAATCCTCAAAAAGTAATAGATGTTTTACATATATTTTATGGTTCAAAAGCACAGCATATTTTAGACTACTTTTTAAAGTTAACAGGAAGAGTGAAAGATGCACATTTTATTCACAAAAAAATAAAAGCTAATTTTTTACTTGAAGAAAATTGCCAAGATTGCCTAAACACATATTTATGCAAATCATTTTATGAAGTAGTTGGCGGAGGAGAGATGAAAAAATAAGCAAGAATTTGGATAAATACATTTATGAAAATAGTTAGCGTAATACTTGCAAGAGGTGGTAGCAAAGGAATACCAAAAAAAAATATTACAAAGTTAAAAGGTAAGCCTTTAATATCATATGCTATAAAAGAATCTATGGCTTCAGATGTAGACGAAACATGGGTTTGCACAGATGACTTAGAGATAAAAAAAGTTAGTGAAATTTTTGGTGCAAAAGTATTGATTAGGCCAAAAAAAATATCAACCGGCAAAAGTAAGAGCGAATTAGCTCTTTTATATTTTTCTAAAAAAATTGATTTTGATATTCTTGTCTTTATTCAGCCAACTTCTCCCTTAATACAAGCAAAATATATAAATTTAGGAATTGATCTTATTATAAATAAAAAATTTGATTCCGTCTTCAGTGCGTATTCTGAACATTGGATTCCTAGGTGGAAAAAAACCACGCCGGCAAAAGAAATAGATTGGAATAGAAAAAATAGACCAATGAGACAAGACAAAGAAGAAGTTTGGGTTGAGAACGGTGCATTTTATATAACTACCAAAAAATTATTAGAAAAAAATAAAATAAGATACTCGGGTAAATTAGGCGTAGTGGAAATGCCTCAACACCTAAGTTATCAAGTAGATACAATTGAGGATTTAAAAATAATAGAGAAATTTTTATGAAAAAAACAAAAATAATAGCAGAAATAGGAATTAACCATAATGGATCTATTGATATATGTAAAAAATTAATTTCAATAGCACAAAATGCCGGTTGTGACTTTGTGAAGATCCAAAAAAGAAATCCGGATATTTGCGTGCCCGAAAAAGAAAAGAGCAAGATGAAGAAGACTCCTTGGGGAGAAATGACATATCTTGATTATAAAAAAAGAATAGAGTTTAATGAGGACCAAATAAAACAACTTAAAAAATACTCTGATGAATTGGGAATAAACTTTTTCGCCAGTATTTGGGACAAAGATAGCGTAGATATAATGAGCAAATATACAAATATCTCTAAAATTCCATCTGCACTAATAACAGACATAGATTTATGCAGTTATGCAAGAAATAAATTCGAAAAACTAATAATATCTACTGGCATGAGCACAGAAGAAGAAGTAGAAAAATGTATCAACTCTTGTAATCCGGATATAATAATGCACACCAATAGCACTTATCCTTGTCCTGTTGAAGAGCTAAATTTAAATTATATAAAGTGGCTAAAAGAAAAATATTTTAAAAAAGAAATAGGATATAGTGGTCACGAATATGGATTAGTAACAACTTTTATGTCGGTAGTCCTGGGTGCAGAATGGATAGAGAGACATATAACTCTGGATCACTCAATGTGGGGCAGCGATCATACGAGCAGCTTAGAGCCGGCAGGTGTTTTTAAGCTAGTCAAGGGTGTCAGAGATATAGAAAAAAGTTTAATGCATCCTATGGGACCTAGGTTTTTGTTTGATGGAGAAAAAACAAAAAGAGAAAGTCTAAGAAAATAATGACTTATTTAAACCACAAACATATTATATACGATGATTTAAATATTTACGTGCCATTAAGATATGTAAATGAAAATTTAACAAAAAGATTTAGCGATAAAACATATGAAATACAAGAATCTATTATAAAAATAAAAAAGATGCTATTGTGGATAGATAAACATGTGCTTTTAAATATTATTATGAGAAATTGCAAATATGATAAAATACTCTGAATTATACGAAGATTTATACAAGGTTGGTTATCATGGAAATAAGAATCATTGTCACACTTTGAAAATTTTGCCAATATTAAGCAAATATAAAGGACACAAAATACTTGATGTTGGATGCTCCCACGGATTGGCTGTTAAAAAATTAATTGAAATGTCTTATGAAGCGTATGGAATAGATGTTTCTGAAACAGCGATTAAATATTGTAAAGAGAGAAACTTGACAACCTGCTTGTTGGGATCCGCCACAGATATTCCTTTTGAAGACAATTTTTTTGACATTATTATTTCTTCTGATACCTTGGAGCACATTTTTCCAAAAGACATAGATCTTGTAGTTAATGAGTTTAAAAGAGTTTGCAAAAAATACTTGGTGCTATCAATAGATCTTTATGAAGAAAGGAATAAATCTTACACCAAAAAGATAGACCTAGGCTCTAAATACGGATTAAAATGTCTGCATACTAGCAAGCCGACAGAATGGGATAATAAATTTTTACAAGCAGGATTTATCAAATTGGAAGAAAGATTTAAAAATAAAAAATACATTGTAACATATCAGAAGACTGCGGATGCAGAATAGCTTTTATCATGAAAATAAAATCAAAGTATTGGAGTTAGTCAAACGGTTCTCGTCCAATGAGATAAGATATGGAGCAACAATATAAATTTTTTATCCGAAAGTTCAATAATCCATTCAATTAAAAGTGTGGGGGATTATTTAATCAAAATGAATTCATTTTTTGAGGAACAATAAATAATATAAAGCACACACATTATCGGCGTTATTATTTTAAAAATAAGAAAATGATATATACATACAAGTATGAATGTCAAGCTAATAATAAGGGGTTTTTTATATAAAAAAAATTGGACGCCTATATCTTGTAGAAAAAAGAAAATTAGAAATTACACTATAGATTTTTTCCAATGCCAGGAAGGCTATATTGATTTAATAAATAATTTAAAAATAAAACATAATGTCTCTTTATATTTTTCTACATATGACACAACACCAATACACGTATTGCAAAGAATACAAGGAGAATTAAATCCAGAAAAAATTTTCATCAGTCCGGAAAAAAACTCCAGCCAGTTTACTACTACCGTTCATGCTCTGAATAGCTTAATGCCCAGTTTGACAGAAGACGATTTAATAATATTGATAAGATCTGACTTAATTATTAAGTATAAACTTATTGAAATGCTTAGTAATTTTGAATTTTCTATAAAAGATAAATTATATGTTCTAACAAAGGAGAAGCCATACAACAGAAAAACAGTTATAGATGTCTTACATGTATTTTCAAAAAATGTATGTCCAAAATTTTTAGATTATGTCAGCAGGCCAAATTTAATTGATGCCCATAAAATAAACAGAGCAATTCCTTCTGTACAAATTTCAGAAAATAATTCTTGCTCCAACACAGGAGCATGTGAAGAATTCTTCAAAGTATATTCTCCAAAACCAATAAGACACAAGCCTTCAACACCCCAAATAAAATTTTCAAATCATAAAAATGAAAATAAAATTGGTGAAAATTCGAATAAAGTTTTAACCAGCTTTGTATTAAATAGTTCTTCGTCTTATTCTAAAGATGCTTGTTTAGAAGAATATATGAGTATTTACAACTCCAAACAATTAGATAAAGAAAAAGAGGTTTTTTCAAATAATAGTTTTGAAAAAAAAACAATATATGTTGATATAGATAACACTATAACAACAACAATAGGAACTGAATACAAGGAAGCAAAGCCCATTATAAAAAACATACAAATAATAAACAATCTTTATAATAGAGGTCATCACATCGTATATTGGACCGCCAGGGGCTCTGGCAGCGGAATTGATTATCAAGATTTAACAAAAAATCAATTAGAATCTTGGGGGTGTCTATATCACGAACTAAAATTTAATAAGCCAGTTTATGACTTGTTTATAGACGACAAATCTTTACCAAGCATACAAGTATTAGAAAATATGATTGGCATAACTAATATATAATTTTATGTTACAAATGCCAGACATTTATAAAGATAAAAAAGTTTGTTTATTGGGTTGCGGGAAGTCTTTAGAAAAATATAATATTGATTTTAATAATTATGATATTGTTGTAGGAATTAATAGAATTTATAAAACTTCTTTATTGAATAAAATAAATATACTATATTATTCATTTGGGCAAGGAGATAGAAGTAGTATAAAAGATATGTTTCAAATTCTTTTAAATCAAAAAAATTTTTATACTTTTATAGGTTGTCCTGCTGGTCATCGTAAAAAACCCCCGGGCTTATTTAGCCCCGACAAAGGTTCAAAATCCAAAAGTTTAATTGATGTCAAAAAAATATTAGACGAAATAAATTTTTGTAATAATAAAAATTTTTATTATTTTCACTCAAATGTAAAAATAAAACCACTGCCTCTGGCCGGGATGACTGCTGTCAGTCATATTATAAATTCAGAAGCTTCTTTTATTGATATGTTTGGTTTTGATTTTTATACACACGGATATACAGAAAGTTTAAAAGACTTTCATATAAATCATAAAAAATATCACAACATAGAAAATAATAAAAAATTTCTTAAAAATTTAATTAATAAGCACCCAGAGAAAATCAAATGGAATATTTAGAAAATATAAAAGACTATACCGACTACATTAGAGATAAAAAAATTTGTCTTTTAGGCTCTGGGGATTCGTTGAATAATTACAAAATAGAATTTAAAAACTATGATGTTATAGTGGGTATTAACAGAATATATAGAACCGATATAGGTCAAAAGTTAAACGTTTTGTATCATAATGCTAGCCCATATGACATACTATATTCAAAAAACAAATTTGCTGAAGATTTGGCAGAAAAATTAAAATACATAATTTTTATTCCTGCTTTAAGACAGACCTATAGAAGATTTAAGGAGTTTCATGAATTTATGTTGTCTAATTATAATAATAAAATTATAGCCGATCTACGTTTTGCTTCTTTGCAAAGTAAAAAATTTAAATATAAACTATTAACTGGAATTAGTGCTTTAATTCACTTAATTTTAATAGAGCCAAAAACAATAGATATATATGGTTATGACTTTTATGAAAAAGAATATTATAACAACCTACCTAATAAGCCTGGAAAATTAAAAAATCATAATATAGTTGAAAATAAAAAGATATTTATTAATATTATTAAAAATTCAAATAATATTAAACACTTTGTTTAAAAGTGGTGGATGCAGGATTCGAACCTGCGAAGGCACAGCCATCAGATTTACAGTCTGACCCCTTTGACCGCTCGGGAAATCCACCACGCGTCAGCCTCCGTAAAGTCAATTATATTTAAAATTTATAAAGTATCAACTTTAATCCATTTTTGTGTAGAATCTAGCTTTGTGGCACCAATAAACTTTTTATTCCATTCTTTAGGAGATATTAATGAAAGAAATACTTCGTTGTTTCCTCTGTCGTATAGATAATAAATTTTACCCATTATAGGCAAAAAGTTATATTTTGATGAATATACAAGTTCATTCCAACTAACCTCATCTACAAGTTTTTTAAACTCATCTTTGAGTTCTTCATATTTTGATTCAAATTGTTTATTAGCAACAGAAGCCTGTATTTTTTTCCAACCATCAACATCGTCCAATTTAATTGCTGGTGCACTGATATTGCTTCCGTACATTAACTCTTTTGAGTAGTAGCCTCTTTTTTCATCCCAAACAACTAAATCAGATTTTTTTTCCATATATTTTTTTCTTGTTTAAGAATCTAGGTGGAGGGATTTGAACTCTCGACCTCTTGGTCCCAAACCAAGCGTTCTGCCAGACTGAACTACACCTAGTCTATATTAATTATAGTAAATACTTTTAAAGATGATTATTATGCTTTATGGTTGTTACTGCAACACATTCTTTTGATAAGTATTCTTTTTTTTCTAGTTTTATTATAGTCTTGCCTTGAAACTCATGTCCTATTTTTAAAAAGTCTTTGTATTTCCACTCTACATAATAAAGATCTTCTTCTATTTTTAAAGGTTTCATAAATTTATTTATTAAACTAACAAATAAATTGCAAATGTCAGAAAATCAGAAAAGAAAGTTTATATTCCATAGTCTGACAGATCTATTGATATTTTTTCATTAACAATATTAAGAAAATTATGATTTACAATATTATGATTGTGTATAACTACAATTGATTGTAAATTTTTATACTTTTTTCCTTTCATTTTTCTTCTAATTAAATCGTGTCTGGTATATGCAAGACACTTAAAGTTACAATCGTTTTTTTCTAAAATTGAAACAAAATGACTAGTAGCGGTTTTGTATGTATTTAAATTATATGTTTCTTTTTTTTCTATTGAATAAATATAATTACCTTCGATGTCAAAGTAAAAATTTTCAGCTTCTTTTTGATCTTCTGATAAATAGTATTTTACGTTTGAATGTAAATTTTCAACAAAATCATATTTAACAACATCGTCTCTGTCAATTCTGGTAATTAAAATATATTGCTTTTTTAAATCAGCCGCGTATTTTTTAATAGCATTAATAATATCAGAATAGTCATTTACATATAAATATATTTCGTTATCAAGCCGATTACCAGCTTGATTAATGTCTATGTCTACATCTATTAAAGATATTAATTTAAAGTTTTGATGAGATTGATTCTTAAGTGATTTTCTACAAAAATTATCATATAGATTTAAGCTGTCACGAGACCAATCTGACCAAGTTAAACCCACTTCTTCATTTTTATATTTACCATTTTGTTTCCACTTGACGGCAACTCTGCTTATAATTAGATGTATAAAGTTTTTATTCATGCCTTAAATATAATAGTTTAGAAAAGCATAAAATTTTTATTGGTAGAACATAAATATTGTAAACATTTACTCTACTAATAAAAATGAAAAGAAAAAAAAGAAGTATCTATTGATCATGATTGTGAAGTGTGGGACACCGTAAGGAAGGAACTGGAAAAAGAATACGATGTATTAAATATTAATTTGACGCCAAATTTTGATATTTATTTCGGGCATGCTCAAGCAGCATCCGTGCTTGGCGAATATTATGATCATTGCAAAGGAGATGCCAAAATTTTAGGAAAAAGTCCCGAGAATAAAAAATTATGAACGCAGAATGTAAAACCTATATATTTTAACAAACATTTATTTTTTAAAAATACTAAGGTGAAAATAATGTATTTCCCATATAATAAAAAAATTAATTCTACAATATTAAGACTATTAATTACAAAGGATATAATATGAATAATGTAAAAAGTATAAAAATAAGCGATGATGATAAAAAATTTGTATCAACTATTATTGATAATAATTTATCAATGTGTTCTTATGAAAATCTAATAACTACTATGCAAGCTTGTAAATATGTAAAAAGTCTAGATATACCTGGGGATTTCTTTGAATGTGGCGTTTGGAGAGGTGGCAATAGTTTATTGGCTGCTTATCAGTTCAATAAAAATGACGAATCTAAAAATAGAAAAGTTTTTTTGTTAGATACTTTTTTAGGAATGACACAACCCAATGATATTGACAACCGAATATCAGACAAAGTAAATGCAAGTGTATTTTATTTTGATAGAAAAAAAGAAGGATATGTGGATTGGTGTTTTGCTACATTGGATGAAGTAAAAAATAATTTTATTCGATTTGATCTTTTAAAAGATAATGTCTATTTTCTTAAAGGCAAATCAGAAGAAGTATTATGCAATAATGAGCATACGATACCAGATAAAATTTCAGTTTTGAGATTAGATACAGATTTTTATGAATCAACTTTAGTTGAATTAAAAGTCCTTTATCCCAGATTATCAGATGGAGGAGTTCTAATTATTGATGATTACAATTTTTGGGAAGGATGCAGAAAAGCTGTCGATGATTTTTTTGGCAGTAAACCACAAAATATGATATCTATAGATGAAAATGCAATATTAATAATAAAATAAATGTTATCAGAAAAAATTAAAGAAAAATGGAATAGTGACGTACAAAATCTTCCATTGAGTTCAGAACACTATGAACTTTACACTATTATTCACAAACTATGCTGGAAAGGACTACGGGATTTTCCTAACTTAATTAACTGTCGTGATTTTAACGATAAAATTCAGTGGTTAAAATTATTTGATCAAAGTCCAGAAATTGTTAGATGTTCCGATAAAATTCTAGTTAGGGATTATGTTCGCGAACGGGTTGGTGAAGAATATTTAGTAAAACTATATCAAGTGCATAATCATTTTTCAGAAATTGATTTTGATAGCTTGCCTCAATCTTTTGTGATCAAAGCTAACCATGACTCAGGAACAGTTATTTTAGTAAGAGATAAATCAAAACTTGACTATCAAGCGGCCGAAGCTAAAATTGAAGCATCACTACAACGATTATACGGTTGGGAAAATGGCGAATGGGCTTATCGTTACATTCAACCTAAAGTTTTTATTGAGGAATTTATTGATCATCAAAATTCAAAGCAACCCCCAGACTATAAATTTTACTGTGTTGAAGGCATTGTTAAATTTGTTCACTATATTTATGATCGTGGATTTGATACAAAAGAACAAACCATTGATCCCGAAGGGAATGATTTAGCAACAGAATTATATCCGAGTTTCAAGCTAGGTACAGATTTCAAAAAACCCCTTGTTTGGGATCAAATGATTGCTGTTGCTGAAAATTTAAGCAAAGGTTTTAAATGTGTCAGAGTTGATTTATATTGTTCGAGTGATCGTATCTATGCTGGCGAAATGACTTTTTGGCCGATGATGGGCTGTTATAAAGGCGAAGGACAGAAAAAACTAGGAAAGTATTTGAATTTCGATAGAACAACCTACAAGCCTTTTTTGATCAATAAATTAGTTAAAAATTAAACTTGTAAAAACAACAAAATACATTACTCTAAGAAAGAAAATTATATGAAAAAAGTATTATTTATAGGACATGACGCACATAGAAATGGCTCGCCAATAGTGTTACTTCATATATTAAGAAACTTAAAAAAGACTTGCGAAATCAACTTTTCTATTGTTCTTAAAAATGGAGGAGAGTTAGAAAATGAATATAGAAATATCTCAAACACTTATATTTGGAATAGTGAAGATAGAAGTAAAATACTGGAACTAGTTAAACAAGAAAATTTTGATATAATATTTGCTAATACTTGTTGCTCTTGTGAAGTGTTGATAGAATTAAAAAAACACACAAAAGCTAAAGCAATTTTAATGGTTCACGAACTTGAAAACTCCATTCAAAATTATTGTGGGATAAATTTTTTCAATGAAAGTAAAAATCTTGTAGATCAATATATAGCAGTATCAGAAGTGACAAAGCAAAACCTTATAGAAAACCATGATATTTCTGATTCAAAAATATCAATCATATACGAGGGCATACCAAGTATTGATTATCAAAAAATATATTTAACTACAGATATAAGACAAGAGCTAGGGCTTTCCGCAAATGATTTTGTTGTTATTGGTTGCGGAACATCCGATTGGAGAAAAGGCTATGACTTATTTATAGATTTAGCAAATGTAACTAATAAACTATCCGATAGTCCTACTTATTTTATTTGGGTTGGCTCTTTGATGGAAAATTCTGAAAAAATAAGTCGTGATATTAATAACTTAGGACTAGAAAAGTTAGTGTTTTTTGTAGGAGAAAAAACAAATGTATCAGATTATATGCTTTCCTCAGACATATTTGCATTAACCTCAAGAGAAGACCCATTTCCATTAGTGTGTTTAGAAGCATCATCTTTTGGCAAACCAGTAATTTGTTTTGAAAAAGCTGGGGGTATGCCAGAACTTGTATCTCAAATTGATAGTACTCTTGTTATACCTCATTTAGACATAGAATCTTTTAGTAAAAAAATAATAGAACTAAAACAAAATGTTAACAATAGATTAGAATTAGGTAATAAATTTAAAAAACATGTAATTGCCAATCATGATATTTCAATAATGGCAAAACAAATTTTTGCTCAAATGTGTATGATATAATATGAAAACACTTGCTTTTTACTTACCGCAATTTCATCCATTCATAGAAAATGATGAATTTTGGGGAAAGGGCTTTACAGAATGGCGTAATGTTGCTAGAGCAACGCCTCAATACGAAGGACATCTTCAGCCTAATATACCATCAGAATTAGGGTTTTATGACTTGAGGCTCCCTAACATATTAGAGGAACAGTTTTCTCTAGCTAATGAATATGGAATTGACGGATTTATACCTTATTTATATTGGTTTTGTAATGGCAAGGTTTTGATGAATGAAGCCATAAAGAAATTTTCTCAAGGAAATACTCCTTATGCTTTGTGTTGGGCTAATGAATCTTGGACTAGAAGATGGGACGGAGATGATAGTAAGGGAGAATGTTTGATTAAACAATTATATTCGAACCCTTATGATTTAGCAGAATATTTGCAAAAAGAACATTTTAACAATTGTCATTATATAAAAGATGATAATGATAGACCATTATTTATCATTTATAGACCACACGAAAGTCAAGAAAGTATTGAGTTTGTTCATCGACTAAAAACTTATTTAGGTAGCAGAGTTTTATTATTAGGCTGCGGAAGCTTTGAGCATTATAATTATCAAGATATGGGGCTTGAAGGCGTTATTCAGTTTCCTCCTCATAGAACGTGGAACAATCCAAATATAAATACGTCATTAATCACAAAAAATAATTTTGTAGGTCGGATTAAAGACTACTCCACGCTTTACGAACACTGTATTGCTGACCAGACATGTCAATTTAAAACAGTTTGTCCAGCCTGGGACAATACTCCCAGGCTAATGTCGGACGCTGTCATATATCATCAAGACAACTCAGCAATAAATATTTTTGAAAATTGGGTTAGAGAGGCTAAAAAACAAACACTAGACAACAAAAAAGAATTCATGTTTATTAATGCTTGGAATGAGTGGGCAGAAGGTGCTTTTCTTGAACCAGATATGGTGCGTGGAAGATCTCGTCTCGAAGCTTTATATAGAGGTTTAGGTGACTAAATTAGATTAGAAGATGACTATCTTAACAGAAATAATTAATAAAAATGAATACTAATATCTTTTGGCATATATGTGAACTAAATAATTTTAGAGACATAGTAATAGACCAGTACGAATCGTTGTATGAATCTGGACTGCTTGATAATATCGAGCGAGTTTACGTATGTTATACTGGTGCAAATAAAGAAAATATTAATTTTTTACTTAATAAACATAATAAAATTCAATTAATTAATTATACCAATAAATATAAAGAATACGAAAGACCGTGCTTACATAAGCTTTTAGAGTGGTCTCAAACTAACGAATCTAATATTTTATACATACATACCAAAGGGGTATCACATCCTCATAATCATAATGTATGGCTATGGAGAAAAATGCTTGAGCATTATCTAATTAGAAATTATAAACAATGCATAAATTATCTTAATAACTATGATATAGTGGGTATCAATCTAACTGATATAGGCACAGCTGATAAATTAGTAAACGAAAACCACAAAATGCATTTTAGTGGTAATTTTTGGTGGTCAAAAACATCGTATATTAGAACTTTACCTAAAATAAGAGAAGATTATACTGACCTCTCTATTGAACACAGATATTGGCTATGTGAAAGATGGATACTATATTATTATCCAAATAATAAATATTATGAAATAAAAAAAACCGAACATCCACATTACTACGGCAGTCCACCAGAAAATTATGAACATTGCTGATATATCTATCTTTTGTATTAATCTTGATCGTAGACCAGATCGGTGGTCTGCAATGCAAGAAGAATTTAAAAAACATAATTTATACAATGTACGCAGGTGGTCAGCTGTTGACCATAAACAAAATAATATTACCCCATCCGTTTTAGCATGTTCAATGAGCCATTTGGCATTGCTTCAACATGCATATGATAATAATTATCCATATGTACTGATTTTAGAAGACGATACCATTCTAGCTAAAAACTTTAATTCGAAATTAATACGGTATGTATCTGAACTACCATATGATTGGGGCGTATTTAGTCTACACTGCTACAAGTCACTGACAGAAAATATATCTGATCATACATGTCTCTTATCTTCTATGATGTTTGGTACTCATGGTATACTAATTCATAGAAAAAGCATTAAACAAATACTAGACACATATAAAATGGACTGTACAGAAAAAATATATTTTGATAATTTAAAAATATATGCTCCAAAAAAAGAGTTCACACTAGCATTTCAAAATGCCAAAGATTCAGATTTGATTGAGACCAACGTTTTAGGTGAATATGCTAATTTTTATAATCAATATGGCAATTGCTATAATAATACTATTGTAGTAGTTAGACCAACATACTATGATAGATCAGCAATGTTGCAGTTGTCTTTGGAGTATCAAAAAGAAGCAGAGCATTCTGATAAATTTGAAACTTATATTTTTGTTGATCCTCATAAGGAACACGGAATAGTGTCAGACTATGACAAGGTAATAACAGATGAATACAAAAGAATAAATTGGACTAAAAATAGTGGTAAGTATAGCTGGTATGATAGTGTAAAATATATATTTGATAATACAGATTATGAGTATGTGATAACCATAGAAGACGATGTGTTAATCAGCAAAGATTATTTAAGAATGTGCGAGCAATTATCTTTGCATGATGGAGCCCTTTCAAAAGATGATAATATATTGTATTTTCATGCAGGAGCATGGGAAAAACCAAAAGGAAATCCTAATAAAATAGTTAGAAGCGGAGCGTCCAGTAGGTCTATTCTAATCAATAGAAAAAAATTTGAAACTATAAAGAAATGGGTAGAAGAACAAAAAAATAGACAAGACTTTGACCCCGTATGGAGTATTAAAGATAATGATCATATGATAAACAATATTTTAAAAAATCGTAATATGACCACCATAGCCCCAGAAACCAATCGTCATGGTCACATAGGAATATACGGGTGGAGTGCAACTAACTTTCAAAAAGTTTCCCACGACGGACAATCCGCACTATTTGATAAACATCTATCTCATGAAGAGCTATATTCTTTATTAAAAGAAAACTGTTTGTCTAAAAGTAAACTTCTTGAATTAAACCAAAATAAGAATCCAAATTATTTTTGGGATTTTGATCCGAATATTAATTTTACTAAATTAGAGTATGATTTATGAAAAATAATTTTGTTATAGGCATCCAATGTTTTGTGAAACTCGACATACTTCAACTAGTATTAGAAAAATTAGAACAATGCTATGGATCCAACAAATACACACTAGTTCTATTTGTAGATTCTTCAAATAATTTACTCTATAACAGGCCAGATTGGATAGGAAAAAAATAATTAAATTCATTTTATTAGAGCAATGTTTAGAAGACAATTTTGAGGTTTGACAAATAATTTAAAATGAATATAATTTAAAATGTATGTTCAAACTTCTTGGAAAATACTCTTCTATTGAAATCAAACCAGATGTATTTGATAAAGATTTATGCAATATAAATACAATAGAGATTGTTGAAGAGTTTGGCAAATATAGTTTTGAACAAAAAAATAAAACAATTCAAAAAAATAAGCTAGAAAAAATATTACAAGAAATTATTAACATTTTAAACAAGAGTTAAAATGAAGTTTAAAAAAGAGATAAAAATTGTTATTGAAGGTGAAATTTTTGATAAAAATATAGATTGCATAGAAGTTTTTAAAAGTTTAAAAATATCTTGGAGGCATTGGTGGGAGGATAATCCCAAATGGATTTACGGAAAACCAATAGAAATTCTACAAGGAGGCAGAATTGATAAAATATTTATTGATAAAGTTGAAATAGAAAATTTAAATAATTTGAAATAAAATTTATTTATCGATATAATAAATTTTCTTTCCGGGATGGCGAAACGGTATAACAGAGGACTTTCCCAAAGTTTTGTCAACGGGCCATTTGACACAATTGAAGAAGCATCCAATCACGCCAACAAAGAACTTGGAATTATTGAATAGGAATAGTAGTAAAGCAATGACTGAAATTAAAGTAAATTATTTACCTCTGAAAGAATGCAAGGATAGACACCTGTATCTGATCAAGAGCAGGAATTTATCTTATGGCATCTATAATGAAAAAACAAAAGGATTTATATAGGAGTGCAATTGACAAATTTTTTTTCCTTACTATAATAGAAATACAAATTGCCCGATAGCTTAACTGGTAGAGCAAGGGATTTGACCTAAAAAAACAGAATGCTCCAAAAGAAATTTTGGAAGTAGAACCTCTCAAATTCGGTGAACGGCCTACTTTGCAAGAAGTGACCCAATACCGAGCCAAGCCTAGCAATAGGAAGGTGTAGAGACTTGACGGGAGGTGCCTAAAGCCGAAAGGCCAAGGTGAAGGTAAAGTCCAGACCACTAAACCGAAAGGGTAACGAAAGTTATAGTGGTATGTGGTTCCCTAGGTTAGAGGTTCGACTCCTCTTCGGGCATTTTATTGCGTTTAGACCAATAGCCTCTTGGTGGTTTTTTAATTTCATAATATTTAGTCCATTTTTCAACAGACTTATCTGATACACCAAGTTTTTTCGCAATTTTTGTTGTAGGCTCTTCCCATATCCACTTCATTAACTCTTCTTTTGTTGGTCTAGTTGCTTTTCTTCTGTATTGCTATTGCCGCCTTTGTTTGAAAGATTAAAAAATCCCTCCTGTAACTAATATCTTCATGTTGTTTGTTTCCATATATTATTATGTGTTTCAAAAATATTATTTATATCTTCATAATTTAATATACTACTAAATATAGAATCTTTCCAAAAATCCCCATAAACATGATGTATAATAGTATCTTTTGGATGGTGTGGCTTTATTATTTTGCTCGAATTATTATAACCTTGCATATTATATATATCAGAAAGGATTTTGAGAATGACCCCACTGTCTTCTATGGTGCTATTTAAACAGTGTTGGTCTTTGTGTTCTCTTAGTTTATTGCAACTTTGTTGCCATTTGTTGTGATAAATTTCATAAAATTTTCTAGTATTAGTACTATTTTTTATGAATAAAACCCCACCGTTTATATAAAATTTAGGAACAGTCCAATCTAAATGCTTAATTTTTTCTAATTCCTCGCATGTAATGATACTAGGATCAACATTATTATGATTAGCCACTCCTACTAAGTCTTCTTTTATATTATAAAAACCCTCTAAGCCATTCCGTACAAATGTGTCAGCGTCTAAATATAAAAAATCACCATCTATATAATTAATTAATGATGTTTTTATAAATCTATTTATATAGTTTGTTTCTCCCTTGATTTGTCCCGCATCTACTATAGAGTCTATCTCGTCTAGTATTTTATGTTTAACTTCTTTTAATATACCAAGAGATGTGTGATCGCAAACTAGTATGATCCTGTTTGTGGGATTGGAGTGCCGAAGAGACCAAACTGAAACAAGATTCATATCAGCAGATAATGTATTTAAAAAATCTACCGTTAGTGTGTAAACTATATTCATCTTTATAAATTTAAATTAAAGATATCTTTTGATATTTGCGACGAGTTTCCTACTATTAGTTTCATATAAACTACTACCTCTATCTTTTTTATGATATTAAGAAAAGTATATTGCAAAATAGTTGTTGTACTCTAAATATTCTCGCAGATTAAATCAGAAGATAAGTCGCATAACTCGGTTATGCTGGTGACTACATCATTAAAAACAACTCCTTCCGTATTCAAACGATTGTTTTACCCCTACAATATTATATGTATTATTAAGATAAGACAATTTTTCAATTAAATTTTTATATTATTCATAGATTATCTCTTTATTTAATGAAGGTCCAGAGCCATCTCCTATATACTGGTTCTTTAGTAGATTTATCTTGTCTTCGATAGAAACAAGTTTATTTTTTAAGAATAAAGGCATAATATTATTTATTTTCCTCAAAATATGTTGTTTTATCTTATTACGTCATCCTGAGATAGCTCTGTCTAGTATATTTCATAGGCTATAGTGTCTTCTAAACACTGCTCCAATAAAATGGATTTAATTATAATTTTTTTTTAATTCCGTAGTTGATATTCCTGGCGTCCTAGGCAAATAAATACAAGGACAAGACACCCAATCAAATTTGTTCTTCCAATCGTCACCCATTATTAATATATCTGCTTGGTGAGTATTAATATATTCATCTTTTTTATCTAAAGATTCTTCTATAAAACAATAATTAACAAATCCTGTTTTTTCTACGTCTTTTATTCTTGTTTGGAGACTATTTATAGAAGATTTTCCTTTTTTATTATTAAGTTCGTCGCTTGATACACCTACTATTAATTTGTCTCCTAGGCTTTTGGCTCTTTTTAATATATTATAATGCCCATCATGAAATAAATCATAAGTGCCAAAAGTTATAATATTTATAGGCAAAAAAGTAGGTTTATTTTTTACATATATTAATTTATCTTCTTCATACTTTATTGATAAATCTTTTCTACATTTTACAAAATCAATATAATTTAAAAATATTAAATTGCTTTTATCAATATCTTCTAACAAATAAAATATTATTTTTATTTCCTTAAAATAATATTTTATGCTTAAACAATATTGTAGAAATTTCTGGTCTACGATGTGAAGATCTTTCACATTATTTTGACTTATATAATTAAGTATATCAAATATAGATGTAAAATTAATATCGCTATTTAAAATACACTTGTTTTGATATTTATATTCTTTATTTGTTAAAATGTATTTTAAAGTATTATTTTTAGGATTTTCTAAAAGTTCATAAAATTCATTATAAACAATATTAAAATTTTGATTTATTGTTTTTTTGTTTTTATGGTTTATATGTATACAAACATTGTTTATAACATCTCCGTACTCTATAAGTATATCTTCTTCTACTTTGTTAAAAAAAGGCAATTCTAAGTCATCTATTTTTAAAGTTCTAGGTGGGGAAACAATATCATAGCTTATATTTTTTTTATGATAAAGACCCCATCCATTTAAGTTTCTAACTATATTATTTTTACAAACTTTAGAATAAAACACATCGCACTGAAAATGTTTTTTTTCTCTATCAGATAGCACATACCAGCCACTTTTACGCCAAGGTCTTTTTAAAATAAATCCATATTTTTTTAAATCAGGTATAATAAATTTTTCAAAAAGTTTAATATCTTTTTCAAAAATTAGTATATCGTAGTCTTCTACCCAAGGAATATTAGATTTATTTCTAACATATCCAACGCCCGTGCCGGCAAATACATAAAATTCTAAATTAAATTTATTTAAAACATTGAAGAACAACTTTGCGTGAATATGAATATATTCACTATAAACAGGTAGGCTTGATCTGGCTAGACCTAAACACGGAGTATAAAAATCTGTGTCTCCAAAATATTCTCTTAAATATTTACCTGACATATAGATATATATGAAGTGTATTAAATAAACCAAGTACCGCAGCTTTTTAAAAAGTCTATTTTTGAAAAGTAGTCGCCGCAGCCGATAGAAAGAAAAGTATAATTTAAATTAAAATATACTTACTCGTTTATTATATGATCGATAAATATGATTATCTAGAGGATGTGATAGAATTTAAAAATTATAATCAAGAAGAATCTGCCTTCTTTAAGTTATATAAAAATTGTTGTATATGTGAAACTTTAAAAAAAAATGAATTTTGGGAACCACACCTTCATAAAGTTTTTGAAAAATATGTAAATAAAAATAGCATTGTTTTAGAAGGTGGTTGTCATATAGGCACACATTCGATTAAATTGGCAAAAATTTGTAGAGAACTACATTGTTTTGAGCCATTAAGCCACTCTTTTGATCTTTTAAAAAATAATGTAACATTAAACAACTTAAATAATGTTAAAATTTATAAAAAAGGTTTGTCTGACAGAAAAGAACAAAAAAGTTACAAATCTATAACAGGCGGTAATCCGGGAGGAGCCGTCATCGCCAAAAATGACGATGGCAAAGAATTTGAATGCGAACTAGTAACAATAGATTCTTTAAATTTAGAAAAATTAGATTTTATAAAACTAGATGTAGAAGGATATGAAGTGTTAGCTATTAAAGGTGCGATTAACACTATTAAAAAGTTCAAGCCAACTATTACTCTTGAAAATTGGAAAGACGATGCAGGAACAGTTGATATCGAATATACCAAAGAACAGTTTGCAGACTTATTGAGCCTGGGGTATGAGATAGATCATATTGGCGGCCCAGATTTCTTATTTCACATTTAATAAAAAAGTTATTTTTTAGAATCGTTTATAATATTTCCTTCAGTATCTTCTTGCCAACATCTCCACCCATTTTTGCTAAAGTTTTTATGAAACTTTTTCCAGCTATTAGCTGCAGAAATTTGACTATAGCTTAGTCTTATCGGCTTTTTTGTTTTTTGATTGCCATAATCGCAATAAATAATTGCACAACAACTTTGTCTTTTCATTTTTTATTTTTACAAGGACGCCGGGCAAAACAACAAGAAAAAAATTGTCTCAAAAAACAAAAAATCGTCAAGGGCTATTAATTTTTTAATTCTATTTTTTTTAGTTGTTTGTTTTTACGCAGATTTTCCAAAAAAGAGTTTAAATCTTTTAGCTTATTAAATTTTATTTCAAAGGTATCATCTTCTTTTTGTTTTATTGAGACAATTTTTACACCATTGTTTATCAAAATATCAGATATTGTCTTTATATCTTCTTTATTACTTGAACTTAAAATTATAGTTTCTGTGTTTTTTAAAGAAAAGTTGTAGGCTGTTAGTCCGCCAAAAAATAAAATAAAAAGCAAACCAATGGCCAAAAATGAAAAGTAATTTTTTCCAGCAGGCTCTACAACTATATTGCCCATATCAACAACTACGTTTTCACCATAAGAATTATTTTCTTTAATGTTCTTAAGATAATCAGGTAAATCTTTTAAATTTATTGGCTTTGTCATAATTTTTCCTTCAATATAATTTAGTTAAAAATAAAGAATTTGGAAGAATATTAAAAGATACAAACTATATTAAAATAATTGCGGGTGTAACTCAGTTGGTAGAGTATTTGATTTCCAATCAAAATGTCGCCGGATCGTACCCGGTCGCCCGCTCTTATGAATTTAAAACAACTTAAAGAAATATTATTAAAAAACCAAAAGAAAAATTTGTCTTTTCATCTTCAAAATGAAATTATACCGCTACATTTTCATATAACAGAGATTGGGAGGGAAAGTAGGGTTTTCATAGATTGCGGAGGCGTAAAAAGAAAAACAGAAAAGTGTGTTCTGCAAATTTGGGTTGCAAACGATTTTGATCATCGAGTAGACTCGGATAAAATGTTGAAGATCATTGATCTTGGCGAAAGCTTGTTTGAGCATGATATTCCCAATGTTTTTATTGAGTATGAAAAAGATTCGGTTTCACAATACCCTATAGATAAATACGAAATAACAGAAGGCATAATAAAATTTTATGCTGGCGAAAATCATACTGCGTGTCTTGCTCCTGAAAAATGCGGCGTCAGTTGTTGTTCTTCTCCTCAACAAATAATAAAGCTTGTTTAATTATGAATAAATTTTACGCAACAAGTCCAGAAAGATATACCTTTCAAAAAAACAATCAAGAAAAAATGTATGAAAGTGGCAATCTAAGCAAAGAAACATTTGAATCATTAAAAAAAATGTGGGATGATGCAAGGATAAAAGATCTAACGCCTGAAAAAGATACATCCTTAGAAAAAGATTTAAGATCTTCGGAAGATGTTTCTAAAAAATGTCAAGACTCAAAAGTTTATAGTCAAAATTTATACGCAGCACTATGCAACAATGACTTTTTTAAAGACAAAATAAAATGGCATTGTTCATGGAGACATGCCGGCGGAATAGTAGCTAGTCTTAATCAAAAAGGCGATTATATAAACTGGTATTGCTCTGGCATAGAGGCTCGGGAACCATATGTGCAAGAAGGATTTGTGACGGAACAAATAAAAAATGATATTGAAGGTTTTGGTTGGAAAATATTAAAAAAATTTAATTAATTGTAATATATAAATGTATTAATGGAGAAATTATGAAAAAATTTAAAGATTGGGTTGCCGAAAACACCGAATTTGGAGACAATAACCTTAATAGTAAATATCACAATAAGAATGCTGGAGAAAAAGGAAACGATAACCAATATAAAAATCAAGAACAACTAAAATCTTTCTCAGTGTTCAAAGAACCAAAAAATGGAGACAGGATGTATTCTGTATACGGCGGCAAAAAGTTTGTCGGAATATTTGTTACAGATCGCCCTAACGGAACAAAAGAAAAAGTTGGAAAAGAACATATGGGAGCATGGTATCCAGATCATCTTAAAGAAGCAGTAGGTGTCAGAATGTCAGGTCACTTAATGTTTCCTCCATTAAGCGGTATAGTATATCCTTTCCGTGTACATGAAACTGGAACCTTATCAGTGGGCTACGAAGGACCAATTGTATGGGATCAAAAAGAAGGTATGTTCTACGCCCCAGCAGACAGCGACTGAACAAATTTTTTAGATACGAGATTTTATAGAAGAAATTAATCCCCAAGGTCGGACTTGAACCGACAAGGGCTTTCAAGGCCCGGCGGATTTTGAGTCCGCTATGGTTGCCAATTTCATCACTTGGGGGATTATCTTAAAATAGAGTAAAAATTTTAAAGACTAAACATTTTATATAGTTCTTTAACTTTTTCTAAATTCTTTTTATAAAAATCAATAAAAGAATTATTAGTATCATCATTTTCAGGAAGATTAAGCTTGCTAACTAAAAGTAGTTCTTGATTGTCTTTGCAATTTTTAGAACAACCATACTTGTCGGCCCGAAAATTCAAAATATTTACCCCATTAAGAATAGGGTTTATATAACTAAAACAATAACCACACTTTTTATCATTACAAAAACCGTTAGTATAATTATGTTTTTCGCCCTCACAATATTCTATAAAACTATTTACATTTCTAATAGTATTGGTAAATATTCTAGACTTTTTACAACCACAAATTAGCAATTGACCTATTGGGTACATATGTTTTCCAATTATAACTTCGGAAACTTTTAAATTAGATTCGCAATGTCCACAAAAACATGAATTCTCGCCAACATGTTTCCATTCATTTAAATATTGTTTAAAACTTTGCATAAGGTTATTTATAAGCAATGCAACAAAATATTACCGGCGGAACTTTTTCTCTAATAGTCACCAAATCAAAAATTAACAGTTTTATTATATATAAAATAAAACAAGGAGGTAAATTTGAAAATAGAAAAAGCAATACATTCTTCCAACGACGAGCCATTTTACTTAGACTTTTGGCCATTAGTTTCAAAAGTGTGGAAATTAAAATTTGGGATAACTCCAATTCTTCTTTATTTTGGTGAATCAAAAATAGATGAACAGTACGGCGAAGTTATTAAAATGAAAACCATTGAAAATGTTCCTATAAATACATGTTGTCAGCTTTCAAGATATTGGCACCCTGTAACAGAAGAAAATACAACTTTTATAACATCTGATATAGACATGTTTCCAATATCTAAATGGTATTTTATTGATCAAATAAAAGAAATAGTAGACGATAAATTTGTAAATTTAAATTATATAAAAAAAAATTCTCATTATCCTTGTTGCTACAATGTTGCAAAAGGTAAAGTTTTTAAAGAAGTTTTAAAATTGAAAGAAACCTGGGAAGAGTTTATAGCAGAAAACTGCTGGAAACAGATTAGTAACAACCACAAACCAAATGGTTTAAATAAATCTTTAAAACACTGGAGTGCAGATGAAATTTGGTCTAGCAAAATGATTAATAATTTTGATCAAAATAGAATTGTCAAAATATTTAGAGAAGGTGAATCAAATTATAGAAGAATAGACAGATCTAAATGGAGCTGGCATAAATCTTATATTCACGAATTTTATGATTGTCATTCTTTAAGACCATACTCTTCTTACAAATACGAAATTGACAATTTGGTCGAAGCTATAATAGAGTCAACATACTAAAAGATATTTTTGTATTGAAGAAAGATTGAAATAAGGAATTGATTTATGGAGTATTTTATTGCACACAATGGAATTGCCATGATTGAAGGTGATGGATGTGATTTTTCAAAAAATTTTGACTGGGTTATTGTCCAAAATAGAATAATTAAAAAAAACTATGTTCCTAAATCTATTTATTTAAAAACAGAAAGTCTTGGTTATTTTTGTAGTCATGTTCTTCCAAAAATTTTTAATCCTTTTGTGCTGATATCGGGTTGTAGTGACTTTTCTCCTCAAATTAATTTTAGCAGAGAATTTGAAATAATATATAATAATAATTTTTTAAAAATTTGGTATATGGAAAATATGGCTTTTAAATATGAAAAAATAAGATCTTTACCCGTTGGCTTAGCAACTCACTCATTAGAATCTGAAAAGTTTCTATTAGATTTAAGAGAAGCAACAAAAGAAACATCAAGAAAAGAAAGAATATTTTCGTGTTCTAGATGTAGAACGCATAATGATTTGGGACCACAGTTCAATGTTAGAAGTAAATACTTGGAGTATGCGTCAAACCATCTAAAAATATTTGATATACACACGCCAGATAAAACACTTGAGGAATATTTAAAAATTTTATCAACCTACAAATATGCTCTTTGTCCTCATGGAAATGGAACAGATCCTAATCCATGTGCTTGGAATTGTCTTGCATTGAATGTAATTCCTATCATCCACGAAACAGATAATACAAAATGCATGTTTCAAGATATATCTGAGTGTGTAATATTTGTAAAAAATCCAGAAGAAATACCAAATAGTATTTCGGAAAAAAAATTTGCTCCAATTGAATTTCTTACGGCCAGTTACTGGGCTGACAAAATTTTAAAAAATATAATTAAATTTTAACTATTTATAATAGTTAAAATTTAAGACGAGAAGTCCAAATGGGATAAGACTCATTGTCAGGCCACTTGTTAACTAGATATCCTTTGTATTTTTTCATAAGCAAACTAAAAATACTCTGATCGTGGCGATGCTCTATAAATTCTTTAACATTAGGAGCGATAGAAGCAGTGTCATCTAAAAAATGATAATTATTTTCTGAACATAAATTTTGCCATTCGTCTAAAAAAGACAAAGCATTTTCTGTGTGGCACCAAAAGCTCACACCGGCCTGAATTTGCTTGGATTCATATTCTGTAAAGTTTAAATGTACCATTAAATCCATTTTTGTGTAATGTGATTCTATATATCTCATTTGGGCTGCTAAAATTCCTGGTTCTGATTCTTTTGCCAATCTTCCAAATTCAAAAAGCAAATCTTTAGCTAGTGGGTTCAAAGTACAACCCGCATCGCAGTATACTAAAATAGAATTCTTAGATATACTTTGTAAAGCCTTTTTTATAACATATGGTTTCCATATCCAATATCCATATCCTCTTCTTTTTCTGATTATAAAGTTTTGATGTTTTATTAAAAATGAGTTATCTAGTATTTTTTGATTCCAAGCAAAAACATCTTTAAATATATCCAGATTTGATGCCTCTTTTTTAATTCTCTCTAAAGTATTGGCATACTTACTATCTGCAAAAGTTACAAAAGATATATCATACATTTAATTTTATTTATTATAAATTCTTCAAAAACCGCCGGCGGAACTTTTTCTCTAATAGTCACCAAATTAAAAATTAACAGTTTTTATTATATTATTAAAAAGGGGAAGTAGCTCAATTGATAGAGCTTCGCGTTTGCAACGCGGAGGTTGTGGGTTTGAGTCCCATCTTCTCCATTAAATCGGGCGGTACTCTTTCTCTAATGGTCGGCAAATAAAACGTTAACAGTTTTGAAAACCGGCGGCGGCGGAAAAGTTTCTCTCAGGTTACCAAATTAAAACATAACAGTTTTGATATATAACAATATGCCAAGCAGATCACGATCACAACAAAGACTTTTCGGCATGGTCTATCAATGCAAAAAAACAGGAAATTGTGCCGGAAAGAATATAGAAAAAATAGCAAAAGGTATAAGCAAAGAAAGTGCAAAAGACTTTGCCAGCACTAAACATAAAAAACTACCCAATCGAGTTAAAAAGAAAAAGAAAAAAATAAAGACATTTAAAGAATGGTTACAAGATAAAAATAATAGCAATAATTAAAAAAGGTAAAATATGGTAATAATGCCTACGGGTGGTTTGTGCAATTATCTAAGAGTAATTTTTTATTATTATCAAGAAGCAAAAGAGAAAAAAGAAAATCTATTTGTAATATGGAATGTAACAAATGCATGTAATGGATTCTTTTTAGATTATTTTGAACCAATAGAAGGAATAACTTTTTTAAAAGATAATAAAGATAACTTAGATATAAATTATCGTGGATGTGATGTGCCATACTATCCAAATTATAAAGATTTAAAATTATTACCAGAAATAAAGTTTATTATAAATGAAAAAAAAAGTTTATTAAAAGATTATATAAGCATTCATGTTAGAAGAACAGATCATATAAATCTTGCAAAAAGCCATAATATTTATACAGAAGACGAAAAATTCTTTAGATGGATTGAAGCATACATTAAAGATAAAAACTTATACATAGCAACAGATAACTTAGATTCATATAACATTTTTAAAAATAAATATAATGAACGTGTTAAATTTGAATATCATGAAAAATTAAATGGATTAAGACAAACTTCGTTAAAAGATGCAATTATAGATTTATATATGTGCGTATTTTCTAAACACTTTATGGGAAGCGGTTATTCTAGCTTTTCAGCAACAATTAAAAATTTAAGAAGAAATATGATGGCAGGAAACTATAAAATAAATTTAACTTAACTAACTCTTTTTCTACGATTGCCAGTTCCACCAACTAAACCACCAGCCACAGCAGCAGGAACAGTATATGTATCAGGAGAAAATTGATCTTTAGCAGCAGCAAGTCTTTTGGCAACTTCAGCAGAAGCACTATGTCCATAATGTTTTAAATCTACACGAGCATGCAAAGGAGTAGGAGAAGATTGAAGCATTGCATTTGTTGCATCACTTCTATCAACAGTTCCTCCAAAAACACCTCCTAAAACACCAGGTTTATACTCTCCTTGAAGAACTCTTGCAGCGTCTCTATATGTATCTCTTAAGTCAGGACTGCTAGGAACACTTACTCTAGTAAGATTTTCAGTACCACCAGTACTAGAAACAGAAGTAGTGCCTCCTATGCCAGTGCCGTGGGCATGAAGGTCGCTTGGAGATAAATCGCTTGCACCAGTGTTTTTCATTAATTTATTTGAGACAGAAACAGTTTGATCTCCAGAAACTTTATGTCCGTCATCATTGATAAAATAAGGATGATTTACTTCTTTGCCTCCCTTAGAAGTCAATGTATCTCCACTAGATGATTTACCACTATCATCTAAAACTATATTCTGTTTTACCCAACTAAGTACTTGAGGATCTATTCCTTGATCTTTTATCTTTTGAATTATAAAATCTTTAACTTCATGGGTAACCTTACCGACACCAGCACCTATAGCAGCACCTGCACCTACTAAAAATAACATTCTGGCTACTTCTTTAGGATTACCTTTGGCCCATTGACCTATTTCTTTGGCTCTTTGACCTAACGATCCTGCTATTTTACTGGCATAGCCCGAAACATTGCCAACTGTTCTGCCTGCAGCACCGCCTATTTTTTCTCCTGCCCAATCTGACCAAGAATCTGATTCTATAAAAGCTCGAAATGATTCTGGTTGAAGGACTGGTTGCTGAGAACCAACTGATTGTTTGACTGATTGTTTAATTTTACCTGCTGCAGCTGCTCCTGCATCCCAAGTAGCATCAAATGCACGATTAGCACCTTTCATAAGAGGTTGTTTAACAAAGTATAATAAAGCTGCAAAAGGAATAGCAGTAGGACCTCCTGTTATACCGGCTGCTATTAATGCAGTAGCCAAAGGCAGCGGAACACCAGTTTTTCGAGAAAGAGTTTGTGCATTACTGCCAGCTTTAGCTAAAGCTTTTTGGGCAACATCGGCATATTTTTCATAATCCTGATCAACGTTTTGTTGAGCAGAATTATAACCACTAGAATATCCCTTTTTAAGACTGTCTAAGAAAGCTTCGTCGTATTGTTTATCAATAACATTAGATAGATTATAAAAATTCACAATGTTATTTATGCGGTATAAATAAAAAAATACCAGGGTTGCCCCTGGTATTTTATGAAGATTAAACTTTATCTGAATTTATTTTAATCTGTTGCTAAGGGCAAAGAAAGTAGGTGCCCATAACCCAACAAATATTCCAAATCTTTCACCATGAGCTGGATCTGGTGTTTTGGCAAGAAACCAAATAGCAATGCTGGCGACTATGCTTACAAATCCGGCCACAAAACAAACGTTGCTTACAAATCCGGCCACAAAACAAACGTTTCCAAGATTCTTCATTTCATTTCCTTTTGGTTATGTAGAACACCTAGATGATCTTAAGGTTTTATTTTTTTTTGTCAAAGGTTAATTTTGGTTTTTAACTCTAGATAATTTAAATAATGTTTTAGTTAGAAAGTATATTATATAATTTATGTATGAATTAAAATACGAACCTTTTGATATGCTGCACAAATCAGTAGATCCTTTTGAATTTAATGGAAAAATTGATCCTGTGGAAACTGAAAGATTAATGATAGAAATTATGTTAAAACATAATGGAATTGGTATTGCTGCAAATCAAATAGGATTAAATTCTCAAGTATTTATAATAGGGTCAAATGAAATACCGGGATTTATTAAACCTCAAGCATTTTTTAATCCAATAATTACAAAGGTTAGCGTAAAAAAGAATACGGACTATGAAGGTTGTTTAAGCTTTCCAAATTTAATGTTAAAAATTAAAAGATATGATTCTATAGAAGTATCTTATCAAGATATAAAAGGTGAGTGGACAAACAGTAAATTAAATGGTTATCTGGCTAGGGTTTTTCAACACGAATTCGACCATTTAAACGGAATTTGTTTTAATGAACGAGCTGAAAAATTTATTTAGATTAAACCCTGGCATATAATTAAAAAATCCTCCGCCGCGATTTTTTGAAATTTGATTTTATGTTTTTTTCAGTTTCTGGACGGTTGTGTAGCGGTTTTTATTGAACTTTTTGATTAATTTTACGTAAAGTGCTGTGAAATATAGACTTACGACAAGATAGTTTTTCCTGCTCGCCGTAAGTATTTGATAAATATAGACTTATGACAAATTAACCTTTTAGTATAATTAAAAAATAGGCCGCCGCGATTTTTTTAAAAACGATTTTCTAATTTTTTTAGGTTGTAGGGACTTGTGCAGGCGACCATTTAGATTAATTTTGTAATAAACGCAATAGAAATTCATTACAAGCCAATATAGGGTGTGGACGAAAAAAGATAGGGTTTAATAAAAAGAAAGGCTGTAATGGCAGTTCCGGGGTCCCTGTACCCCTAATAGCTCCAGGTTTTTTCTTAGTTTTGATTTTTTTATTTAACTTTGTAAAATTATTTTATTTATTTTTTAATTTTGCTTTTTATTTTTCCTTAATGTTATGAGTTAGTAACGGTTGCCTTAGTTACCCCGGCACCGTTACCACCCTAGGAACTATCCAATCATTTCCGCAATGTCTTTGTTCATTCTCACAACAGCCGTGTCATAAACCCGACCGGGATTCAGCGGTGGCAACTTCACGCCACTCTTACGCAAAGCCTTGGCACGAATACTGACGTTAGCACCGGTGCAATGCAGAGCCTTTGCAACCATATCCTGATTGCCACCCTGACGATACACCCGGCACCAAGTCGAAACGAAACGCTGAACGCTGATACGACTCTTTCGTGTCCGCATGATTCTTTTCTCCTAGGGTTAACCGATCCACATACCCTTGCCGTACCCCGAAAAGGTATATGCATGTAAAGGGTTATACCCTAGGTTTCCCTAGGGTATAACTTAGGTTCAACCGATCCTAGCCTTCAGTCGAGCGTTCAGGCTTTCAATATCCAACTTGACGCCCCGCGTGACGGTCAGTTCAGGCAGGTCAACCCCGGCATCCCGAAGTTTCTTAGCCCGGTTGCTGACGTTCGCAGCACTACAACCAAGGTCACGGGCAACGTCACTCTGATTGCCACCGTTCTCATACGCGTTCATCCAAGCATCGACGAAGTTAGCAGCGTCAACTCGTGCCATTTCTTTTTCTCCAGTTAGTGTTATCGACCACGATGTTGTAACGTACCCCAAAAAGGTTCTAGGTCAGATAAGGGTATGTTATACCCCCTCCGTATATTCTTCGTATTCTTCCATGATGATCCTAGCCTTGTCTTCGTTGTTTCGGACAATGGCCTTTTCTTCCATCATGTCCGAAATAACTTGTGCAAGGGCAGCCGCAAATCCAACTCCCATCATAACCGCGATGCTAACTGCTGTTTCCATTGTTGTCATCCTCCTTGAGACAACCCTGTAACGTACCCCAAAAAGCTCAGGGGATTGTTAGGATTACACCCTAGATTTTCTCTAGGGTGTAATCTACCTAGCTAGCCTTTACTATCTGCTGTTTTGCTAGCCATACTAGGAATTCTTCGTAAGACATAATGCCATAACGAACGAAACTAAATGCCATTGCTTCATCTATAGTCATGGGTCTACCTTCCTTTTGCTCCGATAAGAACTGGATAAACCGGTTCAGAACGAACCTGGCTAATCCGATATAGCCTAGCAGATACGCTACGGATTAATAAGAAGACGATTGCACTTACTAGAGGCATCGCTTTGCCCTCCTCATGTCCGCCGTACCCCGAAAAGACCGGCATCGCCTTGGCGGCTGTAGCCGTTCGTTTAATATTCCATTTCGTTCCAAAGATACTTGCCTATAAACCCGGCACCGACGAAAGCAAACGTAATAGCGATGATAGTATCCATGCCCTCTTGCCGTACCCCAAAAAGGTATATGTGTGTAAAGGGTTATACCCGGGTTTTACCCCGGGTATAACTTTTGTTATCAGCCGATCCTCGCCTTAAGACGAGCGTTCAGGCTTTCAATATCCAACTTGACGCCCCGCACAACCTGAAGTTCAGGCAGGTCAACCCCGGCTTCCCGAAGTTTCTTAGCACGGTTCGAAACGTTCGCGGCAGAGCAACCAAGCGTACGAGCAACGTCGCTCTGATTGCCACCCTTGTCATAAGCATCCATCCAAGCATCGACGAAACTACCAGCGTCAACCCGTGCCATTTCTTTTTCTCCGTTAGTTTGTCGCTCTCAACCGGCGACACCCCGATAACGTACCCAAAAAAGGTTTCGTAGTATCAACGGTTATACCCTAGGCTTATCCTAGGGTATAACTTCTTTTAGGCGATTATAATAGCGACGATAATGCCCATGATGAATGAAACCGCCAAAATCGCCTTATCTGCATTTCGCACGATGTTTCTCCTGGACGACTGAACCCACCGTCTCAACGTACCCCAAAAAGACAACTGTCGTCGGCAAAAAAGTTTTGCCTACTTTACTTGATTCTTAATCCCGTCTGTATATCGTAAACTCGACCAAGGCAATCAACGTAATACCTATACATTTCGTTTTCTCCTGTGAGACGTCAACCTACCGTACCCCTAAAAGCCAATAGTAATCTTTTTTTTAATTATACTTTATTACCAATCAAATTGTCAACCTATAGCCGTACCCCTAAAAGGTTTTTTAATATAAACGGTTATACCCGGATTTTACTCCGGGTATAACTCGCGTTCACACTTTTTTCAACCGATTCGTTCACGCAGCCGGGCATTCAAACTTTCAATGTCAAGTTTAACGCCACGAGTAACTGTCAATTCAGGCAAATCAACTCCGGCATCACGCAGTTTCTTTGCACGATTACTTACGTTAGCCGCACTGCAACCCAGTTTACGGGCAACGTCACTTTGATTTCCACCGTTGTCGTAAACGTCGCACCACACTTCGATGAAATTGCCAGCGTCAACTCGTGCCATGATTGTTATCTCCAAGGGTTAACCGATCACACCCAGTTACCGTACCCCAAAATTAACTTTTAATTTTTAAAATATAGTCTCCGTTATATTTCATTATATTACTCACGGAGAAACAAGTAATATAACTATCCGCTTTTATCGTTAGTTGTCGCCCATCCGAACTACCTAACGAGTGCTATTCATAGGCGGCTTAGCAACCTTTTGCCGTACCCCAAAAACAATTTGTAATTATAACGATTATACCCAGTTTAACCTAGGTATAATCTTTTCTCTCAATTAATTATTTCTTTGATCGTTTCGTTTACTTGGGTTTCAACTTCTGATGATACCCTAACGGCAAATTGCCGGTTCACAAGTATCTCCACAATACGATTAACATCTTCTCTATCTCGTGGAGTAAACCGGCCGTTAGCGTGAATTTCAGCATCACGTTTCATTTGCTCTTTAACTCGCTGGCTCATTGGTATATTTCTCCGGGGTTAACCCGTAGCCGTACTCCGAAAAGGTTTCACAAGTTTGTTTTAACCTTCACAAGTAAGTTCACAAACTTGTTCTATCCTGCCGTACCTCTAAAAGGATTTTTAATATAAACGGTTATACCCGGATTTTACTCCGGGTATAACTTTCGGTATATTTATTTAACCGATTCGTTCACGCAGCCTTGCGTTTAGACTTTCAATATCAAGTTTCACACCACGAGTAACTGTCAATTCAGGCAAATCAACTCCGGCATCACGCAGTTTCTTTGCACGATTACTTACGTTAGCCGCACTGCAACCTAAACGCCTTGCAACGTCACTTTGATTTCCACCGTTGTCGTAAACGTCGCACCAAGTGTCGATGAAAGTGTTGGCATCAACTCGCATGTTAACCTTCTCCTAGGGGTTAGTTCCAACCGTCACACCCAGTTACCGTACCGCTAAAAGGTGCGGTTAACTTTCAATTAGAACCTAAACAATGTTAAATTTGCCCAAAGAGTACATCCAAATTCACTTCCATTGAGTGTTAATGTACTTAAAATAGCAAGTATATTGAGTATATTTTTCATTTTTTGGCTTGTTTTTTAGCTTATTTTTGGCTTTTTTTAAGCTTTTTTAGGCTTTTTTTAGTGTTTTTTAGGCTTTTTTTAGTGTTTTTACTGACTCTTCACAAATGTTTTCACAAAAAGTTTAATATACGTAGTAAGTTGCAAGCCTTTTTCCCAAATCATTTTCAACGTATATGTTCACATTCCGACCAGAGAACAAGAGATAATTAATCTCTTTTGTTACACACTTACGAGCATATTCGAATGCTTGCTTATAAGTAAACCCTGAGATAAGCGTAGTATCATATTTGCTTCCATCGAAAATGATACGAATGCTATAGGTTTGATTCATTTTGCTTCACAAACCCTTTCACAAGTGTTTTCCACCCCTAGTCGCACTGTAACTTAGTGCTTTCGGGGTGTTGGCGTTGGGGTTTTGTTAAACTAAATCTGAATCCGAAGTTGGGGAAGTTTCACACCGAAACTAGCCATCTTGTCAACAATAATCGCAACTTCAATATGATTGATGCCAAGCGTCTCGCCAAGTTCAGCCTTAGTCTGACCGGCCTTGTAAGCCTTCATATATTCGTCAATGAAAGTTCCAAGGTCAATGTTGATGTTCACGCCATCAAGATACTTCAGGGTCTTTTCTTCGAATGTAAGTTGCATTGTTTTATGCTCCGGTTTCGCGGGTCGTAACCACCACAACCTTAGGACGTACTCCCAAAAGACTTTTTAATGATACTGGTTAATTTAATTTATTATTTTTTTACGCCTGTCACCCCTAATCGCAACTGTTGGTTAGTGCTTTCGGAGTGTTGGCGGTGGCGTTTTATTAACTTTGTATTGCAGGATATTCAGTAGGAGTTCGTGTAAGGCCCATAGTCCTTAACTTCTAACGTACCCTCCGTTACGTGGTCATAACTGAATATCTTCTTATTATAATTAAAAATTAGCGGGAGTCAAGAGTCTCTTAACCAGCCGCAACTCAATACCGTACCCCGAAAAGGATTCTTTATTTAAACCAGCATGATTCTTGATTTATCTTCCTATAAGAATTACTTTAGTATTATGACATTCAGTGTAACAAGTACCGTAATCATGACGGCCATTCCAATTATGCCGTTTGCCTTCGGTTCCACGCCCTTTATCAACAACAGTCCAGTTAGCGTCAATGATGGCAGTTTCTTCAACGATTCTAGGATCATCGAAACCTCCCTCGTAACCATCAACAACAACCCTAGTGTTCGGGTCAAACTTGCTCAGTTGGTATATAATTTCAGCAATGGTCATTTTAACTTAGTATTTTGACTAATTGAATATACTCTTCTGCTTCCGCTCTAGTTGGAAAGGTAGGAAGTAACTTGCTTCCATCGCTTTTTGGAAGCATTAAAGTTTCGCCGTCCTTAAGGATATAATAATGTCCTTCGGGATTTAACGTATGTTCATCAAATTGAACTGTATATTCGCTTTTAGTTTTCATTTTAACGAATTGTTATAGGGTTATTTGCAATTTGATAATTCGGGCTTTCACAATACTCATATATGCCTTGAATATTAACTCTAGCCCAAAACCTTCCACTAGGATCGCTATAATATCTCCAATTGCTATCGTACCCCCTAAACTGCCATGCTATCTGCATGTTTGCAATTTCACATGCTTTGCGACATGCTTTTTCTGTTTGTTTTTGTGCAACGGCCTGTTGATGGTTTTGTTGCATCTTTTGAATTAATGGTTGTGATTCTTTTGTCATTTGGGCAAGCCCAAGCAAAAGACTAACAACAGCCGCCGCAATTTGTAAATATAACAAAATTCCCCTCCTTGCAAACTTTGGTAAACTAATCATTGCTCCATCCTTGAGTTTTGATTATTTTATTAAATCATATTATTTTTGATTAATTAAGTTATATTAAAAGTCAAGGGGTATATCGGCCGCACGGGTCACCCTTGACGATCCCCTTAACCGGCCGCACACGGCCTCCGTACCCCAAAAAGTATTTTTAATATTAAGGGTTAACCCCCAGGTTCTCCTTGCGGAAAACCCAGGGGTTAATTATTCCCTATATTAATTTCAACCAATCCGAGCCTTAAGCCGAGCGTTAAGCGACTCAATGTCAAGCTTAACACCACGAGTCACGGTAAGTTCGGGAAGATCAACTCCCGCATCACGCAACTTCTTAGCACGATTCGACACGTTAGCAGCACTACAACCAAGCGTACGGGCAACGTCACTCTGATTGCCACCGGCTTCGAAAGCACTGACCCAAGCATCGACGAAAGTAGCAGCATCAACTCGCATTTTAACCAGTCTCCTGTTTATTAGAACCAATCGAACCACAACCCCAAAACGTACCCCAAAAAGGAGGCTTTATTTCTATCTTTTAATTAATTTATTTTTTTGTATAATATTATTGGAGTGGGCTATGGAAACTGCCGAAATAGATTTGCTTAATATAGGCTACGCATCAGGATCATATATTAACGGCTATCATTGGTATAGCGATCCTTTTGATTTATATTCTGAGTATAACGTAGATCATTTTTTAGAACTTCTTGGCGAAAGTTTTAATTATACTGCTGATACTTCTGTTGTAGCCAGCGATCAAAGCATGTATTTTTTAGCAATGATATTAAGAACACCAGAACCAGAACCGGTACCCACGCCAGTACCTGAACCTAATTCGACCTTGTTTTTAATCACTGGATTAATTTTTCTTTTTTTGTTTAATAAAAATTGGTCAATACACCGTACCCCAAAAAACTTTTAAATAAACAAAAAAATACACCCGGTCGAAAGACCGGGTGTATTTGATAATCGGTATATAATGTGATAGTCTTTTATTTATTTTTATGACTGCATCAGCATAACAACTCGATCATCATTTTCCTCAGTAAAATTCAGCCTAGGAAGTTTAACTCCGCTTGCACGGATTCGCACTTCTGCAAATTGAACATCAATGATTTCACAGCCGATAATTCGAGCAACATCGCCGTAATTACCACCGTTGTTAAGTACCGTCAAATAGGCATCAAGAAAAGTTTCAATGTTTGCCTTAATCCGTACGTTCCATGCACCTTTTGGATAAATAGTGTTCATTTTTTTTCTCTCAGGTTTTACCGGCTAGTATCCTAGAGCCGTACCCCGAAAAGGATGATTGAATTTTATTATTTCTTTTTTATAAATACTATTAGGAAGCTAATATTCAAGGAGGATTTATGTTAAGAAAATTAGTATCTAGTAAATTTGTATTATTATTAGCCAGAACAATAGATTATAGAATAGGAACTAATGATAGTGATACACCTGATATTCCTATTTTAAGCGTAGAAATGGCTTTGATAAGTCTAGGTATCAGATTCATAATAGTTCTAGTTAATTTTATAACTTGCGGATTTGTAATAGCCAATATAATTCATCATTGGTAATTACAAGGGAATATTATAAGCAATCACATGTGCCGTGTTAGGAACGTTATTTCCGCCTGCCTTTAGTTCTTTAAGCAGCTTTAACGCTGCTCTTTGTATTTCAATGCTCTTTTCTTCAATTACGATTTCATATTCATTCTCAACATAGAACAAAACAGCACGAGCAAAGCGGCTGTTAAACTTTACTTTTTTCTTTTCTTTTTCTTGGTTGTCACTATCACGGTCGCTCATTAATATCCTCCTTGAACTATTTATTAAAATTATTTAAAAATTACCGTAATTGTGGTCTGTAAAGATATATTTGGTTTCCACAAGTTCTATCCCAAACGTCAATCCTAGCAGCCTGCACCCTGTTCACACGATACATATACGCTATGTTAAGTACGCTTCCAGGTGCTCGACCATTTTGTCTGTTTAAAACAATCCAAGTGCAACGTCCACTACAACCCCAATATGCACGACAATTAGGCGGAGGGGTTTTAAAAACAGTTGGCGATTCAATTTGAATATAATCGCCCGGGCCAAGTTCATTCCAACCTATTGGTCTACCCCAAGCATATTGGTTTTGCGGGCCATGATAAGGCCCACGACCACCAGCAGCCATCATAACATTATAACCAAAAAGCCAACTATTGTAACGATTGCCACCGGGCTTGCCAATCGCACCACGGGCAATATTTACAATTCTTTGATTAAGTTGAACGTTATCACTTGCATCTGCCGTTGCTGGAAAAGTTCCTGCAACTGTACTTGCAAGTAAGCCTTTGATAAAGTTTCTACGTTGCATTGTTATCTCCCTGTAAACTCTCCGACATTTCAAGAGCGTACCCCGAAAAGGGGCTTTAAGTTTTCTTGAAATTTTATTTAAGTTTTAAACCTACAACCTAACAGGGTATCTGATTTTGCATCTTTCTACAGGTTCGTTTGCCATGCTTGCAAATGCAGCAATCAAGTTTGCATTATGAGCTATTTTAGGTACGACTGCACCGAAGTTCACATTAATGGTTGCACGATTGCCCACAATGCTCGTTACAGTAATTCTAATATCGTCGCTAACTCCCGGCCTTCTAAAATTGGTAATTGACTGTCCAAGTTTAAGAGCAGCGTCTGTACTCAATTCAGTTTGCGGATTGCCGTCAATTAAAGTATCGCCGGTTGGCCTAAAACTATTGCCAACATGAATCACAACACCGCCGGCATCACGCCTGTAACTTGCATATATTGAATTGTTACCACCAATAGGAATATTAACTAGATATACTTCGCTTTTATTGTAAAACGCTGCATTGTCATGAGAGCTAACAACGATATTAAAACTATTAGCATTTACAGCTCTAACACTGTTGTTTGAAATGTAACCTAAAGCCCACTTTTGAGTTGCGTTCCAATCGGTATAACGAGCATTACCCATATTGGAAAATACATCGCCATATTCAAAAGTTCGTCCTGGCCCAAAAGGATGAGCATTATTATTTGGATTAACAAAACTGCTATGACGCAATCCTAAATTATGTCCAATTTCATGAATAAGCGTACCCGGATCAGAGTCTTTAGTCCAAGTAATCTTACCGCCTACTTCTCCTAAACCTACAAAAAATCCTGCACGACTGTTGTACCTGAAATTACTATGTTCGTAATTATTCAGGTTCAGTCCAGATTGACGAAGTATATTTTGAGCGTGATTAGAAATTGTGTAAGTATTAGTGCCATAATAACTTGCCCTATACGGCAATGTTACATCTCGTATAGTAGTGGAAAGATTAACTTGTCCTCCACTAAAATCTCGAATAGCAGTTGCCGTTTTGTTCACAATAAAGTTGCTTGTCTCTATAGTTTCAGGTGCGTTAGCCTGATCGCTAAACCGCACCCGAACATAAAGCAAGTCTCTAGTTACACTACACAGCCGTCGTGATTCAAGTTTTTCAGATGATAGTGTGAACTTGTTATCCATGATTAAGCACCAATCTTGTTCTTAATCCGACTGTTCAGAAAAGCAACGTCGATGTTTTCCCGCGAAGTTTGCTCTTGCTTCATCGTAACGCCGAAAGTTTCACAAATCTTGGTAGCAACTTCGTTGCAAACCAAAAGATAAGTACGGCTGTCAACAATGTTGCCGTCGATCAACTCGTAATCCTTACCTTCAAAATTAAACATAAGTATCCTCGCGGAAAGGGATGGTTGTTATCGGGCCGTTATCAGACCGTACCCCGAAAAGGGGCTGCTAATTTTATTATTCTAAAATCTTACTCTTTTCTTCTTCTGAATATGGTTGGTCAATAGTATTTTGACCTGTTGAATAATTATGATAAGGTGTAACGCTTCTAGCAAGTTCAACTGCTGCTATTGCATTGTTTAATACATCCTTTTTACCTCGTAGACTTCGATCAAGATCTATTTTAATCTTGGCCAAAGCCTTATACATATTTTCAATGGTATTATTAAGCTGAGAGATTTTAATATCTCGGTTGGTGATTTCTTCACGAACCTTTGATACAAGTTCATCAATGCTGTTCATTTTAATGCTATTAAGAAGTAAATATTCCACAATATTAAAAGTATTACCAACCTGTCGTTCGGACTCAACTTAAGCATTCGCATAATAATACAAGAAAAAGTTATAGTACTTATTATGTTCTGCATCTATCGGAAGAATATTATTATCGTAAATCATAACACAAGGAAAACGATCTGGATGGTTGAGAGGCTGCAACTCACCAACTTTATTAAAACTTTCTACATATTGATTCCAATCTTCTCTTCGATTAAACTCCATGGTAAATAATTCATTTTTACCAGGATTAAACGTAATCATCATAAACTTTTTTCTCCTATAATTGAAAATATTATATCAGAAAAAAATTTATGATTCAAGAGTCTTATTCTTTTATTTTAATTCCTTTAGGCGTTAATTTGAACCTGGGTTTTGGTTCGGGCAGATTCATACCTAATATGTCGGCAGGATAGTAGATTTTCTTTTCTTTAATCCAAGATTCTACTATTTTATAAGTTTTACCGTTTTCTAAATGAACTAGCATAAGTAGGAGTATCAGGATTCGAACCTGAACTTGAAGGATTTTAAGTCCTTTGTCTCTGCCGTTGGACTATACTCCCATATTAAACTATTTTAGCAGCGATCGTTCAATAGATTCAAGCACATCTTTAAGTCGTTCTTGAACATGGGTTTTGGTCAACTTGTTTGTCTCAGTTCCAAAAAATAAAATTTGGTCAATCAGTTCGTTGATATAGTCTAAATTATTTGTTTCAGACTTAGCAACAACATAAAGATCGTAGAGTTGTTTATATGCGGCTGTATCCATGCTAAATATTAAGTCCTAGGTCAAGGAGTCGAACCTTGCGTCGTCACCTTATAAGAGTGACTTGCCTACCGGTTTCCACCTAGGAAATTTTTAACTATATTATTTTATGGAAAATCAACTAAACGATCAGGACATTGGAAACATTATTGCTATTATTGACGCTGCTTCACAACGCGGATGTTTTAAAGCAAGCGACATGAGTGCTGTAGGCCAACTATACGAAAAACTCCAAAAACTATTATCAGTAAAAGAAACTGATAAAGATTAGGATAAGTATCGGTCGATTACGCTAAAGGCAAAATCAACCGCACCGAACACGGTAGCCATAATAGCAATCAAAAGCATCCAACTAAACATAATAGCCATAGTAGGTTCTCTTATATGTTTGTTATTACCGTCCCTGACAACAGACTGCCGTACCCAGAGAAGGTCTTTATATTTTAGCAATAAATAAAGGGTTAGCCCCAGGTTCTCCTTGCGGAAAACCCGGGGACTAATTATTCCCTTTGATTAATTTCAACCAATCCGAGCCTTCAGCCGAGCGTTAAGCGACTCAACGTCAAGCTTAACACCACGCGTAATCGTCAGTTCGGGAAGATCAACTCCCGCATCACGCAACTTCTTAGCACGATTCGACACGTTAGCAGCCGAAGTGCCAATTTCACGAGCAACATCACTCTGCGAGCCACCCTGCTCATAAATCTTAACCCACGCATCCACAAACGAAGCAGCGTCAACCTTAGCCATATTATCACCTCTAAATTTATCATTCCAGTCTTTTACCGAACCAGTGTCGGCTTACAACGCTAAGACGTACCCCAAAAACACCTTTTAAGGTTAATAATTAAATAATGTTTTAATTACTTAATTTCCAACTGCTGCGACTAACTGGAGTTAGCGTTAGATTTTTTTCTTTGCGGAAATCAATTACTGCTTGTCTTACACTTGCCCAATCAAGATCATGGCCATATATCGGAGATCCACGTTTAACTTTAGGATAATATGCTTTTAAATCTGCTAATACACTGTCATAATCATGAGCACCATCTATGAATAAAGTGTCTAAGTATTCATCTGGGAAACTTAAGGCTACATCTGTGCTTTTACCTCGTAATACTTTTATTTTATCTTTTATTGGTTCAATATTACTTAAAAAATGATTGTATAATCCATCTTTAGTATTTACTATAGGGTCGTGGCACCATTGTCCTTTTTGATGCTCTATACTACCTTCAAATGTGTCTATAGCATATGCTGTAAAGTTTTTACCAGCATTAATTGCTTCTACCACAAAATAACTTAAACTACATCCTTTCCACACTCCTATTTCGGCAAATTTAAATCCGTCTGGTAATTCTTGGGCTATTTTTGTGTATAAATCAGGATAATTAAAATATCCTTGTATTTTGTGGCAAATATGTTCCATTAGTAGTTTTCATTCTCCATTATTATTTTTTTATTTGTTTTTTTTGCTACGTACTCTGCAATAGAATATATGCTTTCTCCTCCAAAAAGATCATAATATTTAAAATTAGGATTTAGAATACATCCATAATCCCCACTGTTTAGATTTATAGTGTCTGCATCGTATCTGACATTAAAACTATTTAAGACTTCAAAGCATTTTTCTAAATATTCTTTTTCTTGCATAAAAATAATTTAGTATATATAAAAATATATTTATACTATATTATTTTATGATAAATCAAGAAGACTTAAGCGAATTACGAAGATTAGCCACTAATACATATGAAAATGATAAAGCTGCTCAAATCATCCGTATAATACACGGAATCAATGATCTGACTAATCGCCTTCAAGTATTACAAAATGAAAACGCAGAATTAAAGCGTAAATTAGCCGCTAAGAAGTAATATCGAGTATTGTTTTAAATGCGTTCCTAGACCCTTATTTAATAAGGGGATATAAGGCACTAAAATAATGTGAAAAGACTAATAAATGTGAATTCAGAGCGTATACGCGGAAATAATAGACGCTATATTAAGATGGGGCGAGGCCAACTTTAAATTACCTTTTAATCCCATTTTAATCAAAACTCTTAAATACTTGTTTTATAATGGTTTTTTATGTACATTATAAAAACACCGTTTTGGGCACATTTCCCACAAATATCTTCTTAATACACCCCTTATTGGGTCAACAACCCACAAAACTTTCTTTTCTAGCTTCTTCTGTGTATGTCTTTATCCATTTTCCTTTTAATTTTGCTTGCTGTGTATATGTCAATACCCAGCTTTTTTCTTTAGATTCTTGATTATAAGTTTTAATTTTAATAATAGTTTTTTTCATTACTGATTTCATTACTGGTTTCCATCAAGTTCTTTAAGACTGTTTATTTGTCCTAACTTTTCCATATTATTATGAATATATTTCTTTTTATTAATCGAATCATGATGTAATTCTAAGAAATATTCAGCTGTTTCTTTGTCTATACTACCATCTGGAATTATCCATTCTAATTCGTCTATTACTTCTGTCTTATCAAGATCTCTTATTCTTTTATATTTAATAGTTTCTGTTGGAAGAATTATTCTGCACCAACAAGTTTCTCCAGTATTGCAAGTTTCAAGTTTCCAAGGTACGGTTAAACTATACTTATGAGCTTCATCGTAACTATCAAATATTTTGTCGTTGGTATTCATAAAATTTGATTCTCATTAGGTGTCATTTTTTCCGTTTCTTCTGGTCTTAATACCTTTAATTCTATTGCTGATGTTAATAGTAAATGTTTGTTGCTTATATTACAATCTTTTTTCCAATCTATAATTTTTTGTTCAACTCTGTGATAAACTTCAGCACTTAGTTTATCAACAGTAGAAAATACTAGCACATCTTCTGGCTTTAAACTCATCACTGATATTCTGGGTAGTTCTAAACCATTGGTAAAAGCATTTTGCGTTTTCATATTGGTTGTGTTCCGTATAATTTTTCAACGAACCAAACTGATCGTTCTTTGTTGCTGTTGATTTGTTGATCAACATCTTTACGTTCATTGTACTCTAGTTTCCAATAATTTTCGATACCAAACTTTTCCCAATTTTTAAGGTCGTAATCTCCCGCAACGTCCGTAAACTTTGCATCGTTTCTAAAACAATAATCCTTATAAAGATATTCAAAAACATCACGCACAATTACAGTTTTAGTATTACCGTCCAGATTTTCCCAATGTGCGTTTATCCAATCTATAACTGCCCCGGGGACATAAGTATTTCGTCCAAGAGCATATCGTAATGCTGCGGTAACCATAATACTGCCATTAACATCACAATTAAATTTATTTTTAGCTTTACTCATTGTTTTATCTCTTTTTACCAACCTCGTTCAAGATTTTTTCTATATTTTCCATAAACATCTTCATTTGAAGAAACAATATCTTCTATTTTATGGTTTATCTCTAATTTTTTACAAACAAACTCATAAAAACAAAGTCCTTCAAATTCATTTTCTGCGTAAGAACCATTTGCTCTATCATACTGTATGACTAAATCTTCTAGTAAATTTAGAAATTCCTGCTTGATCACTGTTTTTCACCGTATAACTTCTAAGACATATATCTAAAATACTAGTATTAGTGTGCAAATATATTTTTCAATTCTTTTCCTTATCGGTTGGATAGTAAAGAGTAGTGCTCATTAAAAAGTAATTTTCGCTATCGAAATGTTTTTCTCCCCAATCTAATGCTTTTTCGCCGTCATCAAATGGGCCAAAATATCTTGTTTTTTTGTCTTCATCTTCAACTATTAATATAAATTTAGTCATTTTTTAAACCTTTTTAATCTCAACAATGTCTTTTTTGTCTACTCCCCATATTCCATATTCATCTTCAAATATGATTTTATCATCGCCTAGCGTTTCGATTGGAAAAGATATATCTGTGCCTTTAATATAAACCTGATCTTCGTAAATTAATTCTGTAATTTCTTCGTGAACAGTATCTTTATCTCGCCATTTAACAAATACCTTCATTCTGGCTATGTTTCCTTGACAATATTATAGTCAGTGACAGAATTTTTTTCAAATACTGCTAATTGGCCGCTATCAAGGCATATCATATAATTTCACAGAATAATAGTCATAATCATTAACAATCATAGGAGACGGTTTTAATTCATTGAACCATAGCATTTTTTGATCTTTTCCCCAAGACTCGATTTTAATTATTTCTATATAACCCATATTAGGCTCACCGTATTTTTTTGGAAACGCACAGTAAAAGTAATATCCCTGTCTTAAATCTTTGCCAAGAATCTTTTTAGGCTCTACAAAATCTTCTAAAATCTTATTCATATGTTATTATTTTCTTCTTTATAAAGACAATTCTTTAAACTTTTATAAAGTATGTCTCTATCAAGACCTTTACTTACCACTATTGACTTTTAAATTATATTTTTAGTAAGCCGGTTTATTCTTTTTCTTCGTATTCGTCGAAAATTGGTTTATCAAAACAATTCATCATTTCCTGAATATTGTCTTTTAATTCTTCTAATGTTTCAGCAATAAAAAGCGGATTTGCTTTGTTATAGTCAACTTCTCCGTTTTCATTAACGTGTACCTGCCTGATGCCGTAAACTATCTTGGGATCATAATGAAGATATTTGTGAGTTCTAATTTCTTTGCTTATTCTATATTCCCATCCCATTTTTAGATCCTTTTTAATGTTTTGTTATTCAGCAGTTTATTATAACAAATATAAGTGCAAAAACAAATATAAGCACGAAGAAACATGTTTGTCTTGTTATAACTAATTATTCTGGTCGAGATGTTGTCTTTCTAATCTTTGGCTTATTACATAGTTTGCAAGGTCATTAATTTTATTTCCATTAACGTTTTTTACTATGTTTGGATCATTTGCCATTTCTTTTTTAGCTTCTATTATATCTCCGCTTAGCCTTGGGAAGTTCTTTTTTAAGCTTTTAAGCTCTTGGCTTACTGTATTTTCATTTAGTAAGTGGTATAATTCGTAAAAGTTAAGCGGCATAAGGTTATTTATAAAAACTGTTACGTTTTTATTTGCCGACTATTTAGAAAAAATAGGCGGCGGCTTATAAAGACAAGTGCCGTAAAATGGTCTTTTGCATTCACTTTCATGTTTAAAATCTAATATAAAATCTTTATTAAGTTTGCATACAAACTTAGTTTTATTTACATATTTTATTTTTTCATTACAAAATTCACATGATTCTGAAAAGCTTTTTAAAAAATCTTTGTTATTCATGATTATTTGCCTAAAAAATCTTCCCAGCCTTTCCAGCTTTTTTTATAAGTTCTGTTCGGACAATAAGGCCAATTCTTTTTTCTTTTTTCTTTGTATTGTTCTATACTTTTAAGTTTAAGTTTTATTACTTCTTTTCTCAAGCTTTCAAAATCTGGCCATTGTTTAAAACGTTCTTCTTTGCCTAAAAAATGGCACCAACCTTTCCATTCTTTAGCATAAAATACCTCTGGATTACCCGCCCAGTTTTTCTTTCTTTTTCTTTTATACTCTTTGTTTCCTTTAAATTTACACTTTATTACTTCTTTTCTGCATTCTTCAAAACTCAATTTATGATATCCTAGAAAATATTCCCAGCCTTTCCATTGTTTGTAAACAATTTGCGGACATCCTGGCCAATTCTTTTTTCTGTTTTTTAAATAATCTCTTTTATTTTTAAATTTTAATTTTACTTCTTTTCTCAAGCTTTCAAAATTTGGCCATTTTTTACGTTCTTCTTTGCCTAAAAAATGGCACCAACCTTTCCATTCTTTATTCTTGTATATTTTTTCTGGATGGCTGGGCCAATAATTTTTTCTTTTTCTTTTATACTCTTTGTTGCCTTTAAATTTACACTTTATTACTTCTTTTCTTAAAGTCTCAAAGTCTAATATTATTTTTAAATAAAAATAATCTGGAAGATCTTGATTTTTAGTTCTGGTGTCTGTGATCATGATCTATTTTCTTTTCTTATTAAATACAAAGACTCTATTCCGTCTAATATTTTATAGTTCCAATCATAACCCATCTTATCTGTGCTATTTGTGCCGTCTAATGATCCTTCGTAAATTCCTTCTTCTTTCAATAAGTCTAAAAACTTTCTTACTGCTGCATCGTGGCTTTTAAATTTGGTAAAACTATTATCGGGAATTTCTATTTTTATTACATCTGCACCTTCTGCTACTGAAAAAACCCAATTTTCTCCAAAGCCTTCACTATAGTTATAAAGTTCATATAATTCTGTTAATTCGTTTATCATTAATTCTAGAAAATCTCTAAAGCAATATAACTTTAATTCTTTTTTTAAATAAGAATTAATTTCTTTCAAACTTACATCAATTTTAAAATACTTAATGATCATAATTTGTTCCACAAAACTGTTCTGATTTTATTTGCTGAGATTATAACTTAATTCTTAAATTTACACCGCTACCCTACAAATCTTGAGCGTACCGTGAATAATTTTTAATTTAGCTTTTTAAAATGTTTCAATAAACGCATTAGAGTGCTATGAAATAATTAACGCCAAGAAGTTTTTCTTGCAAACAACAAGGCTGAGGATAAATCACTTGGCAAATCTTCTTGTTGTCTTAAATAGGTTAAAGTAAAATCATAGGTTTCTTGATCAAGTATTATTCCTCTTACTATTTTTACTATTTCTTCTACAAGTTCCGGATCTTTTTTTGAGTTTGGGTTTTTTAATATATCTACTCCAAAACGAGCCTTATAATCTCTATTGTCTACTCTTTTTAAGAATGTAAGAAGATTTTTTAGAACTTCAATGTCTGAATTTTTGTTTTTAGCCAAAGGATTTGCTATATCTGTATATAATCTTTTGCTCTTGCCAGACCCAGGATCTAGAATAAATTCAGATATTTCTTTTAATATTTCTTTTGGCGTACTAGGATTTTCTGCAAGTGATTTTTTAGTTCCCCCTGGCAGAGGAATATCTTTTTTATATATATCTACTAATATTTCTTCTGGTGTGTTAGGATTTTTACATAATAAATCTAGTATACCCCCAAATCCGCTCCACGATCCCGATCCTCTATAATCTTTTCTTGAATGACGAGAATATATGTCTTTTAAAACTTCGGGAGAAGCTTCTTTATTTTGACACAAATCCAATATATCTTCTAAGCTTATTCTTTCTTTAAATTCTGAATTTAAATATTGTTCTGGATCTTCTAATTTTACTTCCATGTCTTCATAACATTTTCCAAGATGATAATATAAAAATTCCATTTCTTTTTGAGAAATTGCTTCTACTGTTTCGTCTTTAACATTCATAAATTGAGGTCTTATTCCTCTATGACACCCGGTAAATTGATATTTTGGCTTATCATTTTCATGTAAAATATAAATATCTTGATCAACGTAATACTCATGATATCCGCCTGTAGGATTAGCAGTACACCAATCTGTATCTTTTCCGTATTTACACAGTAATCTTTTTCTACTTTCTCTTTTGTTTACGTATTCAGCAGCACTCCAACTATCATGATATTTATTATCTTTATCAGTTGCTATACTGGGTAAAAAATAAAGTTTAAAGTTATTTTTCTGATCTAATAATTTTATTAAACTTTCGTCTTCTTCTAGTGTTTCTCCCTTTTTTCTTAGTTTTAGTTTTTGTCTATTACTAAGTTCTTGCTGTTGTCTTAAATACTTTTTAACATGATCCAAAGATTCATAACCAATCAGCAGCCAGCCTTTACCCCCTATTTCAGTTTTAGGAAGTTCTCTGCTGGCTATTCTATTTTTTGTTACTTCTATTGCTAATTCTAAATCTTCTTTAAAGAAGCTTGGTTTTGTGCTGAAATAACCTATACAAAAGCTAAACCAATTAAAGTTTTCAATGTTTTTTTCTTTTAATACTTGTTTAATGTATACTTCTTGTGGTCCATCTATAATGTATTTTAGTTGTGCTTTTTCTGAATCCTGCCAATCTTTGGCATTTTTTCCTATAAGATCTGCTCTTACAGGAACTCCTGATATTTTCATTAAAACTTTTTCGGCATCTGTATTTTTTTTGGTGTATTGAAATACAAGTTCTAGCCACTTATCAAAGCTTTCTTCTACATTTTCGTTTAGTAAGTTATATAATTCGTAAAAGTTAAGTGGCATAAATTTATTTATCAATTTTACTAAAATTTTAATAATTCTGGATTTATTAATTCGATCATATAGTCTATGACCATATCAAAAATAATTTCATTGCCCATATCTGCATCTCTAGTAACTTCTTTAATGTCTTTTATTATTTTGTCAACTAAGTTGCAAACTTTATTAAAATCATTCCTATCTAATTTTTCTAGTTCTTCTTTAATATTGACTTTCATAAATGCTTTACTCCGAGACTGCTCTGCCCTTCATTTTTTCCCAGTCTCTGTCTTTTCTAATAGTGTCATTATATTTTATGGCTTCTTCTATTAAAGACATGTCTATATTATTATTTTTTGCAAACTTTAAAAAAGCTTGCATGTCTTTAGGAAAGCAATGTCCGCCATACCCTCTATCTCCATCCGGCCCAGGAACTTTCCAATGACTATTTCCTAAACGATTATCTAGTTTTGATATTTCTACTACTTCATTATAGTTTATGCCGCAAGTATTGCACAAGTCATAAAGCTGATTTGCAAAAGAAACCTTTAATGATAAAAAGCAATTTGTTACATATTTTACTGATTCTGCTATTTTGGTTGTGGTCTTTATGATATTTGCTTTTGGAAAAGCTTTTTTAAACATTTCTTCAACATCATTTAGAGCATTGTCGTCTTTTCCGCCTAAGACTATTCTATTTTGATTAATAAAATCTTGTACTGCTGCCGCTTCTGTTAAAAACTCTGGGTTAAATATTATTTTTAAATTTTCACACTTATTTTGAAGATAATCACAAGTTCCTGGAGGAATTGTAGATTTTAAAATTACTGTCTTAGAACCTAGCGAGTTTATATTTGATACTACTGGCTCTATTATACTTATATCACACTCGCCAGACTTTTTCATAGGAGTAGGCAAGCAAACAAATATAACATCTGATTTTTTGAAAAGCTCATCGACACTAATTGCTGTAGACTTTTCTTTTATAATATCAAAAGTCTCTATTTTAAAAAAACTTTTCATTCCTTCTTTTACTGCATTTCCAACGAATCCCTGTCCTATTATCCCTATAGTTTTTATCAAGATTTAATCCTCTGGTGTTTATTTTATTTATACTATTTTTAAATATTTTTTTTGCCTAAAGTTTCGCTACTCCAATCTATTCTTTTGTTTTCACCTTCTTCATAAAAACTAGCGAATTCTGAAATTATCTCTATTTCTAATTCTTCAATATTCAAATCATAGTCAGTAAAACTACCATCTTCATTATAAATTCTAAAAAAGTATGGATCTTTTTTGCGAAAAGGACTGTATAGCAAATATCCTTTTGTGTTTTTAGCTGGTTTTTCCATTGTATTTCTTAAATTGCTCTTGCAAATACTCCGTTGCCATTAGTAATATCCTCGGTAATCTTTTTGTTATTCTTTTTTATCCACTTATCAATTATTTTACTGTGATACGCTTTTGTTTTTATTTCTTCTTTTCCTTCACTCATTATTATTTTAAAGAAAATACAAGCCGACTCATACTCTAAGGCAACAATTATTGCTACGGTTCTTTCAAGCAAGCGTTCTCCTTTAGAGTTATTAATTAAATAATTTGCCAACTCAGCCGCTAATATATTTTGACTATTCATTTTTATTTTTCTATATGTAGTTTTTTGAGTATTTCTAATTGAGACGTTTTAGCGATAGCACTGAGCCAATTAATGGGCTTATACTCTTCTATTTCTTTGATCATTTTTTCTAACTCTTCTTTTGTTTTTTTGGTTAGTTCTTGCTCAAAAAATGTAATTTTATTCGGAAGTGGAAGCATGGATACTAATAATTAAAGGTTTTTATAAATATGAATTTCAGCGTTTTTTATTTTTATTTATTATTAAAATTTTTAAGAGACAATATAGTATTAGATAATTTTTTAGGCACAGCCAATATTGTTGGTTCTGGGTTCATTGTTCTTTTTGTTTTTTCAATAACTTCTTTTGATGCACCACCACAAAATGCAGCACAAGAGGGATAACAGTTATAAGTTTTTGGACTTATTTTTATTATTACATGATCTTCTAAAAAGTTTACTACTCGTATATCATTTTCTTTGAATTCAATTATAGAATTTTTATAAATATACATTGGCCATTTGCCTTCTGGAAGGCGTTCATTAGCTTTATCAGTAAAGTATTCTTCTAGGAAAGATAAATCTTTTTGGTTGATCATTGCATTCACCAAAACGGGAACGCATCAGAAATGGGTTATAATAACCCACGCAATATAGTTCGTGAGATAATCCTCTCACGCACATCTCAATAACAAGTGTTACTGAAAGCACCTTGCCTTGCGTCGGCAGGTTGCTTGTACGCTCAATGGCATACATTCCTGATGCAACGCTATAGCGTACCTAGATTTAGATTGAATTTATTTAAAATAAACATATATTTAAATCTTTTCTTATTTTAGATTAAATTTTAAGTATTTTTAAGTTATGTTTTTTTTCTAAATGTTCAACCAAAAGAAATTTATTTCTATAACTTTCACTACAGATTTTGCACCTGTAGAGTCTATTTTCATCCTTAAAACTATCTTTAACACTTATTTTAAAATAATTACACAATTCATGTAATTCTTCATATTTGGCTCCGTTAATTTCATCAAGATCTTTAAAATATTTACAACAAATTTCAAACAAAGTATGAAAAATTATATTATTTTTAACAGCAAATTCTTTGGGATTTATTTTGTAATATTTAAAGATTCTTTTAATTTCTCGAACTCTTTCATGACTTATATGATTAAAGTACTTATTAAAGTTATCTTTGCTTTTTAAAAAATAACCATAAATACTTGGATGGCCATAAGAGAAAAAAGTAATCACTATTTCTTCTGTGCGGTTTTCATCAAACATTTCAATAAAGTCTTCATCAAAAGCATTATTTCTTATATAATCTATGTCAATGATGCTTTCCAAAAAACTTATTGGTTTATCTCCCTCAAGTATTTGTTTGACTAGGCTTATGTTCTCTTGAGAAGAAAGCAAATCCAGTTCATGAGGGTCTTTGACTCTATTCTTGAATAGATTTATGCCTTTGTTAATCATTACCAAAGCTATCTAATTTTTTTCTATAAATGCTTTCCGCTTATTTTGCATATAATTTAAGAATTCTTTAAAATCAATATTCTTTTTACTGCTCAACTCAGGACATTCGATAATCAACTCTGCAATCATCATTATTTGTGTCATTTCTTCAAATGTCAGTTGATCGACAAACTTTTCAAAGCCCTCAGATCCGCTGCTATTATTTAGAATATTAATTAATTGACTAGGATTTCTCATTTAATAATCATTAAGGCTAGTGAACAATGCAATAATTGCCATGACTATAACCGGCAAAAGTAATATATCGTAGTGATAATTTCCCATTATTCTCCGCCAACCATTTGCTGAAAATAAAGCTCGGGATTTACTGGGTCGTCGTGTTCAAGAAAATACGCAAGCAGCCTGATAGCATTTTCTCTATCGGTTTTTTCTGTTTGGTCATTAACAAACTCAATCATTTCTCCGCGTGTCATTGTTTTTTCCTATAAATATTTTTTAATAATTATGGGTCCAATTCGAAAAAAAGAATATGGCACACCACTATTAAATCTAGTTCCATAATTCAACAAGTCTCTTATATTCTCTACCCCAGCAAATCCTATCCAATTTATTTTAACCATGTTTTTAACCAAAGGTTTCTTCACAAACCATATCTATAGTTCTATTGACGCTGCCTTCTCGATCAACATTTCCACCAACACTTGCCAATTCAAGCATTATGTTTTTGATTACATCGGCAGCAGTGTAATCATCGTTTTCTTTAATGATTTCCATAATCTTATCAATAATAATTTCATTCGTATTCATTTTTCTTCCTCTTGTTTAGGATGCCAAGCATTTTCCATACTTTGGCACAATTCTTCAACATAGGTAATATAATCGTGCATACCGGGAACATGACGAAACTTAACCATGCTTTCTGTATAATGTTCAAGGGCAGAAAGGATGGTTTCCATATCTTTATCGCCAATAGCCCAATCTGTTGTGTGTTCGTTAGAGTAATTCATTTATTTTCCTCAAAAGGGCCGTACCAACCTTCCTCTTTCATGTATTCGTGAAATAATCCGTTTTTGTCGTAGCAACCTTCTATGCCGTCTATTCCACTTTCTTCAATATCGTTTTCTTCACAATTTTCATAATCAAAAAGTGGGTCGGGATGGCTCATAATTTTTTCTTCTTATGACAAAAAACTTATAGCAATATTAACGTGATCTTGTGTCAACCCAGTGTTCATGCTAGTATGTATAAATTTGTCTTTTATATGCTTTATTCCGTGTCCATTTATATCAGCATCCCATTCATCATCCAATACAATAACTTTGGAAGGTTCAGTTATATTTTCATTTATCCAAAGTAAAATTTCATCTCGCCTTGGAACTATTGTGAAATCTGTACTGTTTAATCTAGGAGTTTCACTTATCCAAACAGGAATATTATGTTCCTTAAAAGCAAGTTTAAGAGTTCGCTTCCAATCTTCAATTATTCGTCAACTACTACTTAAAACAATTTCACACTTAGTTGCAAGTACTAGGCTTTTAAAATTAAGAAGATGTTCTGTCCCTAGTTCGCTTCTAGTGCTAAGAACATGAAGGTCGTTAAGAACTCCATCAACATCAAGAAAAACTATTTTACGCATATATCCAGAAAGGGACATTTCAGTCTTACAGAAATTTCCCCATAAACTCTACGGTTATTGAATATAGTTTGATACCCGCGACAAACTCCGCTGAACTTAATCAGCGGTTCAATTAGTGGGTCATCTAGGACTCGAACCTAGAACTTACTGGTTAAAAGCCAGCTACTCTGCCAATTGAGTTAATGACCCAGTTTTGTTTGTCGTTTTTATTTTACTTTAAAATTTTAATTATATCGGGCTTTCCTTCCATCGTCAACCAGTGACCGTACCCCGAAAAGGGCTTTTCGTTTAAACCTTTTAATTTAATTTTTAAAATGACCCCACGGAGAATCGAACTCCGATCTTCGGGATGAAAGCCCGATATACTGAACCGTTATACTATGGGGCCGTTTTTTAATCAACCACAATCATTTTACCGTCAATCAAACTTTCGATCAAGAGGGTCTGCAACCAGCCGGGAACGTAAAAAATTTCATCAAGTAAAAAAACAATGTTATTATTCACTCTTTATTCCTTGTTCTTTTCAACAACAAAGTTCTTAAACTGCTCGCAAAGTTCTACCAGCAGTTTAGCAGGAACAATTCCGTTAGCCTTAAGAATTTGTCGAGCAATTACACTTGCCTTAATCTTGCCCTTAAGCCCTTTGCTTTCAAGTCGCAAAGCACTAGCAATAGTAAGGAGACGAAAACGGTCAATATTTTCTCCAACAATAACCGACGCCATTTTAATGTTCCTTGTATTGTTCTCTCGACTACCAACTACCGGCCGTACCCCGAAAAGACCATCAAACTTAACAAGGCCTTATAGAATAAGATTCATTGCCGTTAATTATTATAGGCAAATTATTTTCACTACCTAATTCAAAATTTATTATAATTTCTGAATCTTTTGGGTATAAGCTTTTTATGCTTTTTACTTTTGCTTGGAAATGTTCGTTTAGTATGAAAATATCACCGACTTTAATTTCGGCTCCGGACACTTTTATTGGATTTATAAAAGTTTTTAGATCTGAATTCATATTAAGTTAAACAACAATTCTTTCTCTCTTAAAAAAACTAACAAAGTATTCATCGCCATCAAGCCTATTAATTAAAATAAAGCCATCATCGGATCTTTTTGCAATACTGTTTAAAGGAAATTCCCAGGTAATATTTACACCATTAGAGTTATAATGAAAACTTAAATAATCTAATTTAAAAAAGTTACTTGCTATTCTGTTAACTTTATAATTGTTTATTTTATATAAATTATAAGTAGTTCCGACTGTATATGTTTCAATTTCTATTTCGTAAACTTCATTTTTTATGCTATCCCATAACTCTTTAACACTAATTTCTTTTTTGAAAGATATTATCTTTTTATTTTCTAAAAGCATGCTTTTATTTATTTTAAGTTGGTTAAGGTATATTCGAAATAAGAAATATTTTTTTGGGCTCTAATTTTTCTTAATTCCATTTGTATTTGCAAAATATAAGAACCTATAGCCAATGCTATTAAAACCATTCCTAAAATAAAAATTTCTTTCTCAGATTTTTTGCTCACTTGCTCACCACATTAATTAAATCTTGAACTGTTTCAATGTTTAAAATATCTTCTTCGTTTAATTTTTTGCCAATCAACCGCTCTAGTTCAAAAAGAATTTCCACTCTACTCATGCTGTCTTCACTAAATTCAGCAAGAAATGAGTTTTCATCTATTGGTTGATTAAATTTATTTCTCAAAAAATCTAATACTTTTTCTTTCATTTTTGTCTTCCATGACATTCTATCATTTATTCTTCGTCTGTCCAAGTCCAATCTGTTTCGGAAATAATCCTTTCTCCGCGAACCACTTTTTCTAATTCAATTCTTTCAAGATCAATAAAAAGTTCTCGGTCTGGACTTTCGTCAGTTAGTTGGCGATAAGCATCCCAACTTCTTTCCTCTTTAGTTTTCCCTCTAACCCCAGGGGTCAAAACAATACTTACTCCGCCATCTGAAAAAACTTCAATTCTCGCTCCAGAAAAAACATATCCTCTAAGTAACTTTCTTTTTGTTACTATTTCATTTTCAAAAAGATCAAACCAATTTATTAACTCTTCGTAAGTCACTTTGAACTAACCTTTAATTCAACCTTTGGAATCTTATCTTTTGGAGTATAATAATACCTTCTATTATTATTCCAAGTTACATTTTTGCTAATTTCTTCTGCATTTAAATCAATTAAACTATGACAGCCAAGTTTAGTTCTACAATGATTCTTGTTATGATAAGCTTTTGCTAAATCCAACCATTCTGTTTGTTGAAAAACCAAATAATCTGGAGACCTGTCACTTCTTTGTATATGATCTTTATAAAGGTTTCGCACCACCATTACATCAAATGCTTTTTTCCCTGGAATTTTAAAACTAAAATTAGGCTTCCAAGTATTAAAGTTTATAGCGGCTTCGACGCCTTTTAGAGCATGAAGTTGTATTGCATTTTGAAATTCTTTAATATCTGTTGGATTTTTTAATATTCCAAGGTAATTTCCAATTTGATTTCCTTGAAGAATAAAAGACTCTACTTCTCTCCAGCGGCCTTTAATTACGTATTTGGCATAAAGAGTTAGTGCTTCTGGTTTAGTTTTGGTATATCTACTCTTAGAATAAAAATCAATTAAAGCTTTTTCGCCCTCTGGCCAGCGTTTTTTGATCACATTTTTGGCATATAAATAAACATATTCGGCACTATCATAATATGCCCAATGATTACTACAGCAATCTAAAATAATATCTTCTGCTGGCCGCCAGCGTCGGTTTAAGACCCTTTTAGAATATTCATAACTACTCTTATTGCTTTTGGAGATAAAAGGCTCTAGTGTTTTGTCTTGTTTTTCGATAGTAGCGTAAATTTTATAATTAAATTGGACGGGCATGATTTAGCCTATTGAGTAGCCTCTGTTTTCGATAAAATCAATCAAATAAACTTTTGTTATAATGCTTGCGACATTTCCAAGACTATCATTTATTCTATAATGCTCTTCTATACACTGATCTATGCTGCTTCTGAGAACACTTACATAGTTTTGATGTGCTATCATAGCAGTTTCATTAAAACGCTCTGTCGTTTCATTATATTCTAATTTAATATATTCCCAAACCTTTTTACGATAAGTATCAAGATCAATGCTCATTTTGATATTAAAAGGTAAGAGTAAAAAAACTTCTTGGCCGTAAACCGCAGACCATAACAGGAGGGCGTACTCCAAAAAAGTCCGGTAACTTTGTATTCCTATTTTTTAAGATGTTTTATATTCCACAAACCATTTTTTAAAATTCATGCATATTTATATAAAACGCTTCTTCGTTTTTTAAATTTTCTGAAATTAGTTTGTTATAGCACTCATTATTCCCACAGTATCTGATTTTTATTATATTTGCATCAATCGCAAAAGATGGGTCACAATATGCAAAAGCATCTAATTCGAAAACTTTTTTCTTTCCACAAATGCAAAGTTTAAATTCTTCTAAAATTGTTTTGTTTTTCATAACAAATTCTTAGTGTGCATTAAGGCAATTTTCCTAAAGCAAGTGCCTTTTCTGCAAGTTTTGTCGGAATAGTATACCAGAAATCATCAATTATTCTGTCTGTAAGAATTTTTCTAAAACTACCATCTGAGCGGTTTAAAAGAAATTTCAACTCATTTTCTTCTGTAGGCGGATCTACATTCCAATTAGTTTTTTCAAAAAGATCGCCTTCGGGATTTTCTATACAAATATAATGAGGTGTTTTAGAATTACAATATTTGTAAACATGTTTTATTCCCATTACAAATATACCGTGTTTAAAAAGATATTTAGAATATTCTTCTTGAAATGCTTTTTCATCTTCTTTTTTATTGCCTGTACTCTTAATGTTCTCGGATATTTCTAGTATCTTATCAAGAAAAATCTTTTGAAGCTTTTTACAAACATCTTCGTTTTCAAAATCTATATTTAAGTTCATTTTTATAATTTGTTAAAGATTACAATACGGTCACAACACTTAAAAAGCGTACCCATATACACTTTTAATTTTTTAGAGAATTATTTTTAAATTCCGATAATTTTATTTCAGTGTAATCATCTACTATTATTTTATGCTCTTTTCTAAGATTCTTAAAAATATTTATTTCTGTTATAGAGTTATGTATGGAATTTACCGGCTTGTTATATCCTTCGAATCTTTTTAAAATTCTTGTGTAGTCTAGATAAAAACAAAATCCTGGAATATACAAAGATTCAGGCCCAAACGAAAGAATATCTAAAATAGCAAAAAATCCAGTAGTAGGAAATTTATTATTCAAGTAATCTTTTACCAATTTTCTTTTTGCATCATTATTTATTATGCTATTTTTATTACTTAAAAGTTGGTAAAATTTTTGAAAACTTTTATAAGTATAGTGGTATTCTGGAACCCCGAATAAACTCACCATTTTATTAATGATTTTATCATAATTATTTATTAAAAATCCAGAATCATACATTCTATGATCATTTGTTATGTATAATATATCGTATCTTTCTCCATAATCTTTTTTGTATTCTTGAATATCAATAAAAGCCTCATTAATTCTGACTACGATGTCATAAGCGTCTATTTTTGAGCCTTGTTCTTGGTTTAATAAGTAACTTGATTGTCCAACTATACAAACATTTTTATTAAATATAAGCTTTTGCCATTCTTCATAGCATTTATTTTGATTAACTTCTTTTATTTTTAATAATATTTCATTCATTGGAAAAATTTACTTATTAATAATATTTACATTTTGATGCATAGAAATTAATTTATTAACAAATTCTTCTTCATAAGACGGCATATGGTTTGTTCATATCTCTTTATAATTTCATCAAACAAAAATCAATCATATCCTCTATATCTTTTTTTATTTTATGAATATCTACTTTTGGTTTTTTAGATAAATATATTTTTTTTTCCAAATCGCTTAAGTCATCTGTTAAATTTTGTAATAAATCTAAATCTTTTAAAAGCCCTGATATTTTATGAGTATTTGACTCAAGTGCTATGAACTTTTTTTCACACATAATAGAAAAAACTACACCATGATACCTTCCTGTTATAATACAACTTGCATTCTGGCAAACTTTTATAAACTTATCGAGGTCAAATTTATTTTCATCCATTTTTATATATTTCTTTTCACCAGCATAGCTTTCATATTCTTTTAAAATTTTTTTATTAACTTCGGGCAATACACTGTCTAAAAATAAAACATAGTTTTCTTTGTTTTTTGAATTATCTAATATATTATAAAAACAAGCATCATTAACCACTTTATGTTCACCCTGAGAACTTAAACTTTCCCTGGTAAAAATAGCATCAAATATACTCAAGTCATAAGTTATTTCATGAATTACAGTATTTATTAAAAAAACTTTTTTGCCTATTTTCTTGAACTCTTCAGCACAATAATATATCCCTTGGGCTGGTTTATGCGTTTTGTTATGATGAAAAGATCCCTCTCCATTTATAATTATTATATCATAAAAACTCATTTTTTTTTGGTGCTACGTCTTAATATTTCTAGTGAGCTACATTTTTTTTTAATCAAACTAGTCAACACTCTACAGGTTAAGAAACTACCACAATGATATGCAGAAGTATCATTTACAAACAAAACATTCATGTTGTTATATATTATTCATAACACAATCCTTATTTTTAAACTATACGCCACTCTGGTTTTGGTCTTAACAATTTAGTTTTATTTTTTTTCTTTTTTTTGCAAAGATTAACTATAGATTCATAACTTCTTTTTGCTTCTTTAATATTTTCTGCACTTCCTCCCAAAACAAGCTCTTTTGGAGTGTGTAAATTTTCACTACAATACTCCAGTTCTGTTTCCTCTGCCACTAGGCCTTCTCTATTATATGTTTGATGGATTGTTTTTGGAACAAAATAACATGTAAAACAAACTTTGTCGTAAAAGTTGTTATCTATAAATTTATTTTTAGAATGCACATTTGTATAAATATCTGTGTTGGCACCACAAATACTACATACATGTTTTTTGGGTTTTTTAGACATTTTAAACCAAAATTATTTTTTCAATAGCTACATATTTGTCTTCAATTGGAAAATAGCCTATCATGCCGCTTTGTTTTTTTATTACAATATAATCTTTATTAACTTCTTGTAGCGTTGCTTCAAAAGAGTAAGATTCAAAGTTTAATTTTGTTAAAAATTCACACGCTTTTCTTTTGGCAATTATTTGAACTTTTTTTCCAATTAAATTTTTATATTTCATTTTTCTTTTCTATCTATTTCTTGGCTATATTCATCTAACATATTGCAGGTAGCAACTATAGAGTAAATAAAACCAAGAAAAAACCCTATCAAAAGTCCAGAGAAAAATATCATGAAAAATATCATAAAATTTCCTAGATGGTTTATAGCAGAGTTGTGGCATTTTTGTCAAGAATAAACAATCAAGTCCGTGTTGCTACTTAGAAGCAACTTTTTCTCTTTTATTTTTTAACTCTTGATTTCTTGTTTTGGTGTTTTCCCAAGCTCTTATTGTCTGATTAAATATTATATTTGGATTTCCTCTAACATTTCTCAATACATTCACTTCAGTTCCGTCTTTTATCCATACGTCGTGTGCATCATTTGCCACTCTTACAAATTCAAATCCTGCTTTTCTTAGTTTTGACACCACTTCTCTATACAATTTTTTTTGACCATCTTCAAATAATAAAAATTCTTTTTGCTCAATCATTAACCACTCGTAAAATGTTTTCATGTATTCTCCTATATTATTGCTGGTCTGTTATTGCTAGTCTATTTTTTTCTGATCTAGAACCTTTATCTTTTTTATAATTCATTTTTCCGGCCTTACCATGTGTTTTATATTGACCATGGCCGACCATTTGGCTTATTCTCATGTTAGCATCAGATACAACTCTTTCTGTGCCGTTTTTAACTCTAGGCATTTTAGTTTGGGTTTTTTGATTTCTAACTCTTTTTTCCAACCATAAAGAAAATTTCATTTTTATTCCTCTATTTCTAAATATTGATTTTCTAAATATTGATAAAGAAAACCATAAAATAAAAGCACTATGGACATTATAAATTGTCCATAGTCTTTCATTAGTCCTAAGTCATTTATTTCATTCATATCTTTTATATATTAAAGATATGAATAAATTATTTCAAATTATAAAATACCATTTTTAATTATATTTTCAGCGTAATCTCTCTTTATTAATAAAACTTTATTTGGATTATAAGGGTTGATAATAGCATAGCAATTATCCGCCTGACCGGTGTTTATTAAGTGTATCATTCCAAATTCAAAGGCATCTACTACATCCGGCAACAAAGAGTCTAAATATTCTTTAAGCTTAATGGCAGAGTTAAAACCAGAGTTTTCAGTTATATCATCTATTTTTTTACTAAATATTTCATATAATTTGCTTGTTTTTTCAAGCAAAGATATTTTGTTTACAGGACTAGTTTGTCCTTTTTCAAGAATCGCTTTTTCTATCATTTTGTTTTTCCTTTTGCTTTTTTATTTTAATTTAAACTTATATTTTGTCAATAGATAAAAAAAAAGAGGAGATTTCTCTCCTCTTTTTTGCTTTTTTATTGACAAAGAAAAACTAGCCTACATACCAAGTTTTTCCATTCTCGCATTTCATTTTTTCATAATTAATTTTTTTGAATTGTTTGTCCATCATATAATTATCGAACATCCTAAACAATTGCAAAAATAGATACCAAGTAAAATTAACAAACAAACAAAAACCAAGAATGATTAAGAAAAATAAAGTTAGTTTCATTTTTATTGCCTTGTGAAGCTTTGTTTATACTCTTCAATTGCCTCTTTGTCAACTGGCATTCTAACAAATTCATCATCGCCCCACCATGTAAGAAGATCATTTTTATTTACGCGATAATAACGACTTACTCTGTCGTTAAATTGATCAATCTCTTTAATCACCTGCCTAGGCGGAATACACGAGTTAAGTTTATTAGATAGTGCACGATTTACAGCAATTTTAAGTGCAGTGGTCTTGTTAAAAGTATCAAGTTTGTTGTTGCAATAACTATAATGAATGCTAATTTCCCCGCTAGCAAGTTTAACTGCAACAAGAACTCCCCTTGGATTATGCTTCTTGTCACGAAGATACTTTATTACAGTGTATTTTGGAACACTAAAATTTTTCATACTTTGTCCTTTTGGCAATCTTAAAATTAAATGTCTTTTTCTGTTAACTTACGCAATTTTTTCATATGCTTTCGATCATAATAAGGAAGCTTTATTCCTTGATTATTAATAGCACTTGCCCTACGAATTGCTTCTTTCATATTAATTTTAAGCATTTTGCAAACATTAATTTCTATGTTATCTTTATCTTGAATGCTTGCTTCCATCCAAGTATCAACAAACATATTCAAATCACTATCTTCATTTGGAAAGAACATTAGGTATTATCCTCGGAATTATCTTTGTTGTCAATAGGCTTTTCTTCAATGTTGCTATTATTTATTACATTGTATTCATTTACGCTTTTACAACAAATTTTACTTTTTTTGCCGCTGCCGCAACCACAAACATTATTTCGAAAAACTCTCTTGACTTTAATAATTGTCATTTATTATCCTTTATAAATTTTTTAAGATAAAATAAACTATCACCAACACAAAAACATAAATAAAAAATTCAAAAAACTCTAAGGCTTTATTCAATTATTTTCTCTTCATTCCACAAAAAGAAAACAATAATAACACTTTGTTTGCACAAAAGGGTATGCTAATTTCGTCCTTATAGCAATCTTTGATAAGATATTCAATGTTATTGAGAAGAATGTTGTTTACCGTTTCTCTACTTAACACAGTGTTTAATGGATCCTTAGATAAATGGTCATACATTAGATCCATTGACTCTTTATATTCGCTTTTGAGATAATTCCAAACCTTGTCTCTATAAATATCAAATTCTGTTTTCATTTTTCCGCCCCTATTCGTTTTGCATTTTTAAAAAAAATAATGAATAAATGCAAATCTTTCGGGGCGACTCCACGCCCTTATTCAGCCGCTCCCCCTACGACCGTACCCAAAAAAGGGCTGCCCACACAATTGTTTACTTGTAATAATCTATTGTTTGTTTTAATCCTTCTTCTAAAGGAGTAGAGTTTAAATTTTTAAATTCTTTAAAAAATCTTTCTATATTTATTGCATATTTTTTATCGTGACCTTTTCTGTCTTCTACAAATTCTATAGTATTTTCAAATGCAGTATTGTTTGGATTATAAAAACTATGGATTATTTTAAGAACATCAATATTAAACTGTTTGCTACGCGGACAACCGATATTATAAACATTATTTAATGTTCTGGAGGGTGGCAATAGTCTTTTTATTGAATCTGCACAATCTTTTACAAAAAACCACTCTCTTACTTGTAACCCATCGCCATAAAGAGGAAATTTTTTATTTTCTTTTAGACAATTAATATACTTTGGAATAAATTTTTCTTTATTTTGTCTTGGCCCATAATTATTGCTGGGCCTAACTATTAAGTAATCAATTTTAAATGTATTGCAATAACTTAGTATTAGATGTTCTGATGCAGCCTTGGTGGCGGAATATGGATTTAATGGATTTAATTTATCATCTTCTTTAAATGGATCCCAATTAGCAGGTCCGTAAACTTCATCTGTGCTGATGTGAATTAATTTTGTGCCAAAAGTTCGACAAGACTCCAACAAAGAATATACACCATTTATGTTAGAAGCAATAAAGGGTCGTAAATCTTTTATAGAATTATCGACATGTGTTTCTGCAGCAAAGTTTAAAATTACGTCTATATTTAAATTTTTAATAATTTCATTTACTTTTTTTGTTTCTTCTATTCCAAAAGGAAAAAAAGGAATATTTTTAGTAAATATTTTTTTTAAGTTGTCTGAATTTGCTGCGTAGGTGATTTTATCTATTACTGATACTTCATAATTAGAATCTTCTAAAATTTTGTCTAAAAAATGCCCGCCAATAAAACCGCAGGCACCAGTGATTAATATTTTCAATTTATTTGCCTTTCTTATTTTTTACAGACTTAATTATAGATCGTATGCCCGTGGATATAATGAAATACCAAAATAAAGTTAAAAATGATACGAAAAAGAGAACAATTAAAACAATAGCAATCTTAGCAAGTGTAATCATAAACTTTTCCTTCTATATTTTTGCCATAATTTTTAACACAATATTTTAATGCCTCTTGACAACTTCTAGGAGAGTATCCTGTAGCTAATAATTTTGTTAAATCTAAAATGGTGTTTACTCTTTTAACAGCTACATTTTTTAAATATTTATCATATGAAATCTTTTCTACACTTAAATCTTTGTCTATCTTTTTTAGCTCTAAGGCTATTTCATATGGACTGATTGTTCCTGTGTTGGCGACATTATAAATACCATTTGCATTAATAAAAAGTAGATGGTCTAACATTTCTTCAAGGTCTTCTATACAAGTTAAACTATTTTGCTCTTCTATACATTTTAGATTTTTTATACTTAAAAATTTGGTTAGCATATTAGTTTTATAAGGATAGCTGCTTATAAGTTGTCTAGGTCTTAATATAAGTAAATTTTCATATCCATAATTTATTAAAGCTTCGTCTGCCCATGTTTTTGTTCTAGTGTACCATGCGGCAGGTTTTGGAATAGTATTTTCGCTAAATTCTATTTCATTTCCATCATATATGCAACCACTACTTATGTGAACTAATTTCGCTTTATTATTAGAACAAACTTCTATTATATTTAAAGGGCCAAGCGTATTAACTAAAAAGCTTTTATTTTTATTTTTTTCACAAGACTCAAGGTTTATTTCTGCGGCGGTGTTTATAACTACAGCGTTTTCATCAATTATCAAACTTAAAGCTTTATTTACGCTATCTAAGCTAGTTATTTCTATGTCTTTATGATTTAATACAATATCATTTTTTTTTCTAATAATTTTACTTACTTTTCCATCGCCAATAAAAATTCTTTTCATTTAATTAATTTATCAAATTTAATTCTAAGTGTCAAGATTTTTTATAAAAATTTAAGATAGGCTGAAATTTTTCTATTTTTTTAGTTTCTTTTTCCGCCAAATGACTATACCATGTTACGGTTCTTTCAGAAGTATGTATAGACCAATATTCTTCGGGAACTGCATTTCTTGTGTTGCAAGAATAATAATGACAGAAAACAGGCTTTTTATTAACACCAGAATATGTTGCATACTTATCGCTTAAATTTATTATTTTTATTTTTTTTTCTTCTAGTGTTTTTGTAATCGCATATTCTTCTCCAATCCAAATCATATGTCCAGCCAAGTCTTTTTTAAATTCATTTGTTATTTTTAATGTTAAAAAATAATTTTCTAATACGTCTTCTAAAAATTTATCTCCCAAAACTTGCATTATTTTGCTACTAACCAAAAATTGTCCTGTATTGAGACACTGTGCCTCCATATTTAATTTTTCTTTAATTAAATCATCATTCCAGCGATATTGTTTTCCGTAAAAAACATCTAGATCGCTATTTTCATTAAAAATTATTTCTGGATTTTTATTAAAAATAGTATCGTTGTCTACACATAAAACTCTATTGAATTTAAACTTATCATAAAACAACTTTAAATAATACCACTTATGAAATGCACATTTTGTTTTTTTTATGATGTTCTCGTCATAGTTAGCTCTCACGCACACTAGGTTGCTAAATTTTTTTAAACTGTATTTTTTTTTATATAAAAAGTTTTTTATATCTACATCTGCGTCATAAAATAAAAACACCTTCCCAGAATAACCTGTATCTGTTAGTGTTTCTATCGAATAATATAATTGAGAAAATATTTGTTGGTTGGTGTGATTTATATCTGATAGTTTTGGCAAAAAAGCAGAATACATTATACAATTCATAATATTATATATGCTTTTTTACTCTGAATTGAGATCCTTTAACTTTTCTGCTATTTTTAGTATCTCTGATATTTCGTAAAATTTTTCAAAAGGCAAAAAGCACCAGCCCTTAGAATTTTCTTTTATAAAATATCCATCTTCGGTTTTAAAATAATTTTCTTTTTCTTTCATAATTTTATTTATTAAATGCTTCAAAATAAAATATATTGTAATTAGATTTTAATATATTTTCTATGCTTGGAAGAACTTTTTTAAATTCTTTGTATTTTTCGTAGTAAATCTTTTGGCTAGACAAGTTTGCACTTGAATTTTTAGTCAAATTTAACCCAAGACACTTATGTAAATACTCTAAATTTTTATCGGATATTATTTTATTAAAATCTAATACAAATAAATTAATTAATTCGTTTTCAAAATAGTAATAATAATTATTATATTTGAGCATTGAAATTATGTCAACTTGAAATATATGAGACATTTCGTCTATCGATTCTACTCCTCCTCTTAATTTTTTATTTTTGATTTTATCAATGAATATAAGAATTAATTCTTCTATTGTATTTTTTGAAACGGTTGTTTCCTGCTCTTCTTTTTTAAAAAAAGAAATTTCGTCTGTGTGGTGTGTTTGAAAAAAAGAACTAGGCAATCTATCTATTGGATTTCTAATTATACTAACTATGTTTATTTTTTTATTGTAATATTTTTTGTATTCGTTTAAATCATCTATAAAAGCTTTTTTCATTTCTGCATATGTTTTTATCTTACTTTTATCTCCTCTTCTTAGATGCTCTATGTAATGACAATGTTTAGAATTTACTTCATTTGCTTTAAATATTGAAAGCAAAGATTGAGTTGCTGTTTTATGAGAAGAATATATCAAATAATCCAAATCTTGTAAAAATAACATTTATATATAATTTAGTTATATTTATAAAAAAACCCTGCCATTTCTGGCAGGGTTTTTATTGTATCTAAATTATATAATTTACTTTTTTAGTAAATAATTTTTATACTTGTTGATGAATTCTATTTCTTTTTCTTGCGGATTAGAGTTGTTTTTACCTTTTGCTTGTACTATGTCATTATCTTTAATTTCTATGGTTACAAGGCTTTGATTGATACTGCTATTCTTTCTAAGAAACACGACAGCAGTTTCGCCACAAGCCATTCGTTTATAGTAACTAGCAACGCAATGACTTAGATCTTGTCCTTCGATAACTAATTCTTCGCCATTCTTTGGAAGAACAATAGAATACTCCTTATCAGAATATTCTAATCCTTGTTCTTTTAACCCTAGAACCCTTTTATGAAATTTTTCTTTAATTATTTTATCTTCTTCAATCTTATAATTCTTTTGCGTAACGTCATGATACGTAGAAAGATACCTAGGATACTTTTCATATACTAGATTCATATCTTGATTCATGCTTGCATAATCACAGAGCATAGAAAGTGCACAATCAGAATTATGCCACCTAGTTTCTAAATCTAATTCTAAGCCCTGATTATAAATGTCTCTATAAAGATAGTCCATCAACCTTTTAGGCTCATAGCCAAAACCAATTAACTTCTTGATTTTTTCTATTTGCTTAAAAGCAATCACTCCATTGTACTCTTCAAATACATACTGAAATAAGTCTTTTACCTTATGCGTACTACACTTGATGTAATCGCCCATGTGATTAATTAAGGATTCGCCATTAGAATAGTTTTCTGATACAGCTTTGTCACACCTTTCAATGAACCATTTATCTATAGTGCTTTTTGGACTTATTCTCACGCTGTAACCTAGAGCACTTTTGTCTTCTTTATTTTCTTTGTTGCTAATTTCAAGAAGATTATCATAAAGACTCTTAAGATCGTCTTCATTCAAAGACTGAATTTTTGTCAACTTAGAAAATGCTTCTAGCGAGTCAAAAAACTTTTTGTCTTTAGTCAAGACTTGAATTTTATTCTTGGCATTTCTATCTCTAACACTTTGCCAATGACCTTGCTTATGCTTGTTATTAGCCCATATGTCTATAAGACTAAAAAATGTCTTAATCCAAACAACATCTGTCTTTTCTTTTAACTCAAGCCAGAAAGTATCTCTTTCCCTATGATTTAGAGTTACAATCTTATTTTTAAGATTAAGCTTGATGCTCTTAAAGGAGCCTTCACCAATTTTCAGTCCATTTTTCCTAACAAAAGTCTTTGTAGGCAGATCATAACATATAAAGCCATCGTTAAAATTGAAAACTATTTGCTTTTTGTCTTCACTTTCTTTAATTTCCTTGAGAGTATTAAGAGAATTCTTTTCTTTCTTGCCAGAAGAAATACTCTTTAAAAGGTCGGAAATAGAGCAACCTTCTTGAAGATCAATACTTGCAATAACTTTTCCGTTTTCGTCTTTAATTTGCATTGTATATTACCTATAGATATAGCGAGGGGGCAAAAGACGGGCGTACTCAAAAAAGAGGTTTTAATCTAAAGACTTTGTATTAACTTCTTAACATCTTGGTATATTTGTTCTGCTTCTCTTTTTTGATCTTTATTTAATTTTTCTATTATTTTTAAGCTAGTCCAATTATTATCACTATAAAATATATAGTCTTTTAGTTTTTCTGTCTTTTGTCTTATTACATGATCATTTTTAATATCTGAATCTTGATTTATTATTGGGTTTTTACCTTTTAATAAGTGCTGATTATAAGAATCTAAAAGTTCCAAATAGTAACGAGCAGCCTGGTTTGTCTTGCTTGCTCTTTTTATTTCTATTAATTCTTTAGAAGATATCAATTCCATTCTTTTTTGACTGTTCACCCTGTCTAGCACCATTAATTCATCAAGAGAATACGTGGTAGATTTAATTACTTTAATATGATTCATGTATTCTGCAGAAATGAAATACTCTGGTTCCCAGAAAGAATTACTCCAAGAATTTTTTAACAATTCTTCCGGAACTTCTAGTTCGTAAATAGTGAGATTTTTGTAATTTTTTGGACCTTTGTCTCCGTGCCAACCACCACCAGACTCTCGCTCTTTAAGTCTATCATTTGGTTTTTGAGTATGATATTTTTTGCCGCCAACATAAGATGTAGCCCAAGCAACAGCATCTTTAAACTTTGGGGCAACATATATGCCGCCACGTCCCATTTTAATGCTTTGTTGGCCCTTATGAGAACCAGTTGGCCTTAATTTTTTTATAGAAGAATTAGGGCTAACGTGATAAACAATTGCTTTTTTAGATTTTAAAAATTGTTTAAAACTTTCCATTTTTAGCCCTTAAAACTATTTTTATATAGTTTCAATCATACAAATCTTTTGTATATTTTTTCGGAATAATAGGGCACCAACTTTTTGCTCTTTCTTCATCATAAGGATACCAGAAAGGAGCATCACAAGCATCCACCACTCCAAAACTTACATTAGTAAAAACATGGGGACAGAGTTCTATTTCTTTGTTGGTATATTCCTTTTCATTTTTATCATTGTAGGTATAAGGAACCATAATCCTTCTTTCTTCATATGAATAATGGCCAATCCCTATACCGATATTCTCCCCAAAATAATAAACCTTCTGTCCAACGGTTGGGGGATTTTTATGAGAGTTATTCCATTCCATTTGTTTCAGCCCTCCAACTTATAACCACAATCAATAACAAACTTGTCTCTAAGAATTTTATTTTCATTAAGATTGAACAATCCGCAAAAATGGTCAAACAATTCTAACTTCATACTACCCATAGGAAGAACCTTAACAATTTCTGCTGCTCTGTCAAGCGTCATTTTTATACCTTTAAATTAAGGTGAGAAAGAACACGGGTGACAACACGAGGGCGTACTCAAAGAAAGACTTTTAACCCCAATGCTATTGTTTATCCCACTCTGCTTCCCAGGAAGTAATTATTCTATCATCATGTTTTTCTAAAAACCTTATCATCAAATCTTTAGCAGAACCCAAAGCCAACAATCTACTTTTAGTGATTCTTTTTGCACCTATATCTTCTGTTTTATCTATTCTAAATTTATTTCCTTCTGGTATTAGTTTTACTTTCATTCTTTCTTGAAATCTATTCAAATCAATTTTATTGATATTTTCTTTGCCTAAAATTTTTGCAAATAAATCCAAAGAATTTAAGGCAGTAGGAGTCGATATTAAATTTTGAGAAAAAGCACTTTGTATTTGACTTATAACTGTATCGAATATGGTATAGGCTTCTGCCGGTCCTATGCTAATTTTTTTAACTAAAAAAGATAATATACTTAACATTGACTCTAAACTGTGCCCTGCAATTAATAAATTTCTTATAGTTGATTTTCTTGAATTCTGAACTTCCTGTTCGTATTTAGGATTTATTTCATCGTCAAATAAATCATTTTTATAGTTGTTTAAAAACTTTTCTAGTCTTTCTTTGCTTATTTTTTTATCTAAATCTTCATAGTCCACATATTGAAGTTTAACTATAGAATTAAATATTTTTTTATCATTTAAAGCGTCAATATTAAAGTTATCGGGTAGATTTCTTAAAAAACTCTTAAAAACATTTGAAGGTATGTCGTCTATGTTGATGTTTAATATAAGTTCTATAAATTGTTTTTTTGTAGCGTTTTTAAAATTTTTATCTTTCACCAAGTCAACTATACTTTTTGGATCTATTTTTCTCTTAATATCTTCATCGGAGCTTAGATAACTTTCTAAGCTTGAAAAAATTATTTTAAATCCAGGGATATAACATTCGGTTTCTTTTAAAGCGTGCTTTTCTAAAAACTCTTTTTCTTCTAACTTTATTTTGCTAACATTTCTATCTAAAGGATCCATAAATTGTTTGCCGCCACTACCGGCTCTTCCATCGTCTATACAAGAAGTAAACTGATATTTAGGATGATTATTTTCATGCATTATAAAAATGTCATTATTCATATAATATCGATCATAATCACCAGAAGGATTTGCAGTACACCAATCTGTGCCTTTTCCGTATTTACACAACAACCTTTTTCTAGATTCTATCTTAGACTTTGGGGATGCGATTATCTTTGACAAGATTACTCCCGCTATCAGCGAATATGCCTGTTCAACTGAATCTGGGTGTATATTTAAAGATGGAAGTTTATATAACTTTAATTCGTCCCGTACAGTTCCTTTTACATAAACTTCTTTGGCCACCAATTGTATTAAATCTTTACTTTCATCTTCTTCTAAAGTTCCACCTAATTTTTTCAATTTTTCTTTTTGTCTATTGCTTATTTCCTGTTGTTGTCTTAAGTACTCTTGAACATGTTCTAAAGCTTCATTTCCAATTTGCATCCATCCTTTAGATCCTATTTCTGACTTTGGCAATTCCCCGCTGGCAATTCTTTGTTTAGTTACTTCAATCGCTAGCTCCAAATCTTCTTCGTGAAATGTCTTGACTACTAAGTAGCCTACACTAAACGCCAACCAATTTAAGTTTTCTAGATTCTTCTTTTTAAGAACTTTAATTATTATTTCTTTAAAAGTTTTTAGTCTTATATTAAACTCGTTCGCTATATCTCCTCGCCCAGGATATTTTTCATCTTCTGGAACGTATATTCCTAAAGATTTTAGCAGAATAACTTCAGATGGTTTTGAATATTTTTGTATACTTCTAACCCAAGAATCAAAATTACTTTCTATATTTTCATTTATTACGAGCCAGTCTTTAAATAGCATAAAATTATATAGTTTAATTTAAATAAAAAAAGCCTAGGCATTAATGCCTAGGCTTTAAAAAATTTATTAATACTTTTATCTAGGACAATAAAAACTATCTGCTGCTTTGTGATAACCGTCAACATAAGCCTTTGACCTTATTTCTTCATATTTAGCCTTATCTTCTTCTGATATTCCTTCTTTACTTATCATGCTAGTATAGTCAAACTGCTTTTCATTTTTATCTTTCAATTCTACCCCCATTTGTCCAAATAACACCTTTCTCCCTCTTTGATACGACTCCCAGTATATTTTTTGTTCTAAAGAAGCATTTTCTAAAGATGGAAAATTTTCATAAACTATTTTAGCTTCATATTCTTGATATTGTTTTTCTTTATCCTCGTTTTCGTATGCTCCTTTATTATTTGCTATTAAATTATATTTAAAATAACTATAAGCAAAGGCAAAAGCAAACAATATCGCAAAAATAAACATAAAACTAAAAGTTGTATTAATAAAGTTTTCTTTTTTCATTTTCGTCCTTTGAAAATTTATTTCCTCTGGCGGGTCGGCAAAACAAATAATACAAAAAAAATAATTTTTTTCAAACAACTAAACAAGCATATCCCAATATTTGTCTTCTAATCCTGTATTTAACTTTTCTAAAAATTTAATAAAATTTAAACATGTACTTTCAACATTTAAGTCTTTATAATCACAATATCTTTTTGGCTGTATTTCTTTATTTCTTTTTTTAATTATACTTTCTGAGAGTGCTTTATTATATAATTCTTCTGGAATATTTTTATTTAAATATTCATCTAATCCATCTTTTTCTAAGCTCATCAAAGGATAGTATTGAATTAATTTTATTTCACTTTTCTGAATTTCATGAAATTGCAAAAACCAACAAAAAATATGAGATAAGACTTGTTTTTCAATATTATTAAAGAAAAAAGTCTTAAGATAATTTTTAATTTCATTTTTCACTTCAAAATGAAAATAATTTTCTTCAATAAAAGAATTGAATATAGGTAATATAAAATCTGGTCTGCTTGTCGGAAACGTATTTCTTCTACTTCTGTATAGTGCAAATAGCTCAAAGTGTTTTTTAAAAAAATAAATTTTAGAAAAACTAAAAACTTCTTTTGTTATATTAAAATTTTCAAGCTTCCAAGTATCGGAATAAACACCCTCTAACAAATCTTCATTATAGAAAAAAATTTTTTTATAGTTGTTCTCGCTGCCGAATGCCTCACTTATTTTTTTTGTATATTTAGGCACAGCACAAATAGGATTAAAAAACTCTCTATAATATTTCAAATTAGAATTGCTTGAAATGAGACAATCCATAAAAAAGTCAGTTCCTTGACGAGGAAAACTAAATAACATATATTGTTTTTTCATTACTTACCTCCATGTAACTCTAATATTATTTATTAATTAAAGTAACAAAAAAAACCAACTTTTTACAAAGTTGGTTTAAAATTTAAAAATTTTTTAAAAAGATTTTTTAAAAAGACATTTTATATGCTTCTAATTCATCCAAACATATAAAAGTTGTTTTATCATATATAGTTTTTTTAGATAAATGATAGTGTCCATGAATCCACGTATCTGGCTGATGTATATTAAAAAGTTCTTGCAAAGCCCAGTTGGTAATATTTTGATAAACTCTTCCATACGGCCCTATATACCGCCCTACTAAAAATTCTGGACAATCATGCGTTACCATTAATTTGGGTTTTATTTCTCTATATGCTTCTCTCGCTTTCATAAATAACTCTATATTTAGCTGTTCTTCTTTCCACCAATCTATGCCAATAGTTCGATATTGTTTGTCTATGCTATAAGCACCCCGATAATAGAAAAATTCCAACCCATTAAAACTAGTGTATCCGTAATCCCCTAAATAATGAGGAGTGTTAATTATTTTTTGATAATTATCGTGATTTCCGCCTACTATAACGAAGTTTTTTGGATCTACATTTCTAAGAGTTTCATAGTCAAATCCAAAGTCGCCAACCTGAACAATAAAAGGATTTCGTTCTTTTTCTCTTATTATTTCATGGAGTCTCTTATACTTTCCATGAACATCACCTAAAAAAGTAACAGAATTCATAAAAATATTATAGAAGATTGTGAAAATTTTTCAAGCCTGTGTGCTAATTAACGCTGGGTTCGCACCTTAATAGAGTCTTTTCTTTAATAATTTCTTTGGTCACATTGTAAGAAACGCTGTTTATCATTGTTTGAAAATGACATTTATTAATTTTGCCCATTGAAACTTCATACTGAATTATCATGGCACTTTGCATGGCCGATTCAACCCACTTCATTATCTTTATATTAGCATGATGATCTGGTGCAAAAAACATTTATTTTTCCTTAAAATAAGTTTCCTTGACGTTGGCCGTGAATTCCATCCTTAGTCTCTTCCACTCTACAGCCGAAACTCCGCCACCTATCATAAGTGAAGGTGTTCATTCCTTTTTTATGCTCTAAAAGAATTCTTTTTACATAAATTTCCCAAACACCACGACACCTTGATTCAAGATTAAATGTGCGTGAAATTAAATAACTATCTTGTTCTGTAGCAGGAGAACAAACATCATACCTAAGCATATCAAGTGGAAATTCGCCTGTTCCGCTAACTTTTCCGTAAACAATTTTATTCATTTTACACCTATAAAAATTTAAGTCAGATCACTATATTATTGTACAATGCAACAAATTTACCCAATATTAGTTTGCTGGCCAATTATAATGTTTATAGAACTTTCTATAGCATATGCATTTATTAGGCTGGCCAATAAAACTAAAGACTAAATTTTATAGTCAACCGCACCAGTAACTATATTTACTCTGCATAAATAAGTGTTAGAAATATCACTGTAATAGTAATAGTAGTTGTCTCTTCCTCTGTATATCCACTGAACTCCTGCTTTTTGATTTTGAATTGGCTGTTTTATAACTCCTATTTGCAAATTTGTTTGCTTTATAGGCGTCATTCTTTTAATTGCTATACTGTTATCGCCAAAAATAAACCAAAGCAATCCCAAGGTACTAACTACCAACTGAATAATAGCCAATTTAACCTCCTTGATTATTTGCCAAAAATCATTACGTTGTTAACTTCGTCAATAGACCAAAAAACAACTTTTTGTCGATTAAAAATACAAATTTTTGTAGTCAATAAATCCAGTGATTCAGAAAATGTATATTCTTTTTCTTCAATCACTATGCTTTGATTAATTGAAATGCCATGTTTTTGAAGGGACTGTTTGTCAATTTTAATAGATATGTTGAATTGATTTTCTATGTCCTTTAAATGTTGCTTAAAAGTAGCCTTTTTATTTAAAAATTTAATAGTTTTTTTATTAACATTATTAACTTGGTTGATGTTATTTTCTTTTATACCTTCAATATTTCCAATTAAAGATAATGATAAAAATATCACCGGAGCGGCTTTAAACATATTTGTCTCCTAGTAAACCATCTGCGTAAAGAGAGGGCGTACCCAAAAAAGGACTCGTCACTTAAATCTTTTAAAGATCTTTTTTTCTGTTTACGTCAACAACATCGTTGCAAAGCTCTATATTATTTTCTCTGCAGTAACGACCTAAGCAATAATGCTTATCTTTTTCTGACAATTTAATATAACCATTTTGCTTCAACCAGGTAAATGAATTCCATTCATATTGACTTCCATAGCCATAGCAAAATTCTATTTTATGAACAAGTTTATCGTTCACATATATTTCGGAACTATGGTAAGTGTTTCCATATGTTTTTTGAAACCACCTTTTCCCAAATATAGATATTTTTTTAACTTTGGCAAATTTTTCTAGTAGATTATTCATATGTTTGATGTTTATAAAAAAAACAACCCTGGGTTTTTAAAACCCAGGGTTGTGGACGGGTGAAATTTACACCCTTTAAGTTCAAGCCTTCGCAAGTCGAGCCGAAAGACGCTCGTTAAGCGAATCAACGTCAATCGTAGTGCCAGTACGAGTAACCTTGAGTTCAGGCAGATCAACTCCGGCCTCACGCAACTTCTTAGCACGAGTAGAAACATTGGCGGCCGAAGTGCCAATTTCACGAGCAACATCACTCTGCGAGCCACCCTGCTCATAAATCTTAACCCACGCATCCACAAAAGACATAGCATCAACACGAGCCATAAATCACCTCATTATCAAGAGTTATAATCCTTCCGGCCACACGACCGGCTACAATCCTAAGACGTACTCAAAAAAGGATTTTGTAATTAAGTCTTTTAATTTAGCATATATTTATTAAGAGTCACTTTCCCCATGTAGTTTTTTGCATTTAAAACTACAGCCTTCTTTTTTGCATTTTATTATCTGGGTTTTTTGGGAGACAAAACCTTCGTCTTTTTTGCATTTATTCTGGCATTCGGAAGAAGGAGGCAAAGTGCCTCTAATCATCCAATGATCTATGACCGTGACACTTTCGTCTTCATTTAATTTTAAAAGTTCGGCCCAATTATATTCGTTTGCTGGGGTGTCGTCTTTTCTACTAATTTGCAATGTAATTATTTGTTCCATAATGTTTATTATATTATATAATTTTTATTATTCAAATCTTAATTTTAAAACTTTTTAAAACCAAAATCTGTCTAGCAAATTTTTCTGGTATTTCTATATATTTTTCATTTAAATCAGTGGAGATAGCATTTTCAGCCCATGTTGAATTTGGATTAAAAAATTCATTGGCTGCATATTTATTAGATACTCCACGCAAGGTGCATAAAGAAGCATAAAGAGGATTTTGTATTACAACAACGTCATCTTGGCTATTGTAATACTCTTCTTCCACACTTCGATACTCGTCAGCAGTTACACTTATGCTGTTTGGGTAATAAATAGCCTCGATTCTTACTTTTGGCTTGGATGGCTTTATATTATTTTTTTCTTTATATTTTTTCCAGTTTGCAAATGCCAAAGAACCAGCAGCTATGTCTTCATGTTTAAAATCTGATCTTGCTGAGGCTGAAGCTGAAAATCCCTTGCCCCGATGGGTAAAGGCAGGGATTAAAAAATCATCCCAGTATAATTGCCATAGTGCATTTTTCAATCTTTTAAAATTAGCAGTAGACCAAAATTCATTTTTCATTTTTATTTTTAACTTCTAAATCTTCACCAATTGATTCTTCGTGCATTCCTTCTTCAATTTCTTTTGCTATAATTTCATAAAGTATATCATTAATATTTTTTGTCTTATTTTCTTGATTTTTTTCCAAATATATTTTAGCTTCTAAACTATAATCGCCCTTTAAATTAATTGGTTGATTTTTTTCTAAAGGCGTAATAGAAAGTGCGGAAGATACTATTAATATGCATGGCTTATACATGCTTTAAAATAGTATTTATTTTTTAAAACTTTCCATTGCTATAAATTTTTCTGCCAACTTTTCTGGAATTCCAATCCACAAACCTTCTTTGGGCTCGTCATAATCCCAACTTATACCAATAACAGGATCTTTAATTATTACAAGTTTATTGCTTTCATCATAATATTCTAACTCTACCTCTGAAGCACCAGCGATTTTATTTTTATTATTTATTTTCTCGTTGTGCAAAACGGTCTCCCAGCAAAACTTTATTCTTTTGGGGTTTGCATCTGTAATGTTATTTAGCTTTTTATATTTTATCCAATCTTCTTCTTTTTCTTCATCAATACTATTTTTAAACCTATTAAATATTGATTCTCTTAACTTATTAAAAGTCTTAGGATTCCAAAAGTTTTTTTCTTTTTCTTCTGGCAATAAGTGCTGGTGAACAACCTGCCAGTTGTTATGAATATTATTTTTTACTATAAAATCTTGTTCTTTATTCATTTGAATTGTATAAATATCCCTGTCTTGGTTTCAGGCATAGATTCTATTATATGCTTTGTTTTTTCTATATAATCGTTTGCTGCAGAATCCAGCTTTTCTTGAGCATATTTTTCCATAACGCTGGGTATCATTCTTTTAACCTTCATTTTTATACGGACGTTTGCAATTGTTTTATTTTGTTGTCCAGGCTCTAACTTAATTTCTTGTTCTAGCGTTGTTAATCCTATTTTTTCAATAGGATTTTCTAAAGATGCTAAAATTTTTACATTTGAACTTCCCACTTCAATATTATGATTCATCTCTATTTCTTCTTTGCCTGTGTTATCATTATTTATTTTAATTTTAGCAATCATATTTCCTTTAAGATCCCAATACCTGTCTTTTCTTAAAGGCCTCTCTAAATAAAGATTTAAATCATTCCATTTTTTTTCTAAAACAGTGGCATTATTTATTTTTAATATTTCTTCCTCGAATTTACCTTGAACTAAAGATTTTCTAATTAAGGAAAATTCTTTGTCTACTAAAAAAGACAAGCTTTTTTCGGTCTCTATAGTCTTTTTTATGCTATATTTATTCTGGTAGTACTCATTAAGAGCGAGAGCTAAAACTAAAAAAAGAAGCAATAAGGTTAGTTTGATTTTCATAACCTTATTATATTAAAAAAATATTTTTTATCTAATAAAAATTAAAGACTTTCTTTGTCTTTTTTAACTGGCTTTGACTTATCGCCGTCCACAGTGCCAGGCTTAACTTGAACATCTTTCACTGTTCCTGGTTCCTCTATTTTATGTGGATGTTCTTTTTTCATTCCCAAAGCTTTTTCTTTCATCCAATCATTAAACTTTTTCATTTTAATTTTGTCCTCCATCATTTTCCATAGAAACTCTTTTTAGTAAATTCATGACCTTCATAGTTTCTTGGGTATTGGCTTTTAACAAATCAATAAAAGCATTTCCAAGAGACATCAACTGTATGTTGTTCAGCCTGCTACCCTTCATAACATTAGAAATGGCAATCTTCAGCTTTACAGGATCTTGGCTAGGAAGATATTTGGTCAGCATTTGAATATTTAGATTGCCCCGTATATCTTGGGCAGGATTATTTATCTGACTGTTCGTTTGGCCATTCATTGGAAGGCTAGGTGCCATTTCTTCTTCTAATTTCCACGTTTTGTCTTCGGAAATTATTTTATTTAATTTGTTAAAATTCATAATTTTCTCCACTACTTATATATTAAATTATTAAAAAATTTTAATAAAAAAACCCATGCTATAAATAGCATGGGTTTTGTTTAAAGTAATTTTAAAAAATATTTTACCGTTGTCTGGCTTTTTGAGCCTCATGAAACCGGATAATAGCGTCTGCCGCTTGTTTTGCTTCTGCGTCAGAATATCCTTCTAATTTTACCCGTTCTTTTACATATCTATGCTCAAAACTATTTGTGTTACTTTGAGGAACATAATTACTTGAAGAACCATTACAAGATTGAATCATAGAAGATAACAAGGCGGCACCGAAAATCATTGCAAGCAAAAAACCACAACCATTTTGTTGATTATTCATTTTTTCCCTTTTAAAAACTAGCTATTAGCTAAGGTCTTACGAACACGATTCTTTTCATTCTTGCCCATAATCATATGGACAATCTTTACTTTCTTGTCTTTTGTCTGATTTTGCGGAAAGCTTTTATATTTGGTTACATGTAAAACCAAAGCACTCATGCCTGTGTTGGCAACAACTTTTTTAGCAACATCTTTTGCAATAGAAGCCTTTTCGTAAATTTCTGGTTCGATGTTTTGCACGCATTCTTCGATATTATCTCCAAAAGCAACTCTATAGTTCTTAGTGACCTCACAAGAATAATACTTGCCTGTATTTTCGTCCATCCACATTATAATTTTATTTTTCATTTTATCTCCAAATTAAGATTCGATAGAAATAAGATTTTTTTCCCTATAAGCCTTAATAGCTTTTTCCATCCTGCAAACAAATTTTTCAAGTGCGTCTTTTGCAAAAGTAATATTAGCACTTTCTTTATATTCTTTGTCAAAGACAGTTATATTAATAAAATCAAAAGAACTTGTTACATCATCTGGTGTGGTGGTCAAAAATTTAATATCAACATTCGGGTCATCAGAATATTCGTTTACCGTCACAGAGAGTTTATCGTAGTTTTTATTAACATTAATGTTCATATCAAATCTCCTAAAAAGTATGTTTAACAGGGTTGTCGCAAAGAATTAAACTATAATCTTTTTTGTAGGCTGTTACGCCCTTTTCAACAGCAAAACTTAAAAGTTCACTACTAACAAAAATTGTTTCATCGTCAAATTGAACTTCTACACATCCACACTCTGAAAGAGTTTTAATTACTTTCTTGCTTTTTTCGCTATAATTTTCCGGAACTTCGTATCCGTTTATGTTAATAAAAAACATAATTATACCTCTTAATACGCTAATCCACGCTCTCTACGATCAGCACAATTATTACAAACTTCATAATCAGACTTTATTCGAACAGTTTTACCACAATCTACGCAAATTTTTTCTACGGACATTTTTTGCATTTCATGATAAAACTCAATATCTTCTTCGCTTTCGATGTTATATTCGCCAAAATTGTCATCGTAGTATAACATTACTTATCCTTAAAATAATTAAGTTTAAGACTACTAATATCTCGTGAAATAGAATTTAATTCCTTTTCTATCTCTTTTCTCTTTTTTTCTAAACGCTCAACCTTCTCAGAAACTTTAAGCTTAATACTTTCATCAAAATCATCCATACAAGATTGAAGGGCTTGTTCGACGGTAGATTTAACTCGACTAATTACTTCTCCATGTTCAAAGTCGCTAATTGAAACCCTAGCACCACTTATATGGTATCTAATAGTAATTGACCTACATGGAAAACCTTTTTCGAGAAAACTTCTTACATTGTTCACAGAAAATCTCCGCCATCATCAAACTCATTCTTTTCAACTTCCTTGATCTGTCGGTCAGTCTCCTGATTGACTTCATTCATAAGACGGCTCATTAACTGCTTTGCCGCACTCACATTCACAGTGTTAACGCCACTAGACCGCTGAAGTTCGGGAAGTTCAATGCCCATTTCACGAAACTTCTTAGCCTTGGTTGAAACAGCAGCAGGAGTCACTCCAAGGATTCGGCTAACATCACTTTGATTCTTTCCGGACTTGTAAGCCTCAATCCATACAGTAATGAAGTGATCCATGTCAATACCAGTGCCAGCAGGAGGGCGACCCATAAAATTTTTCTCCAATTATTTTAGATTATGTTTGCAGACGAACGACACCGGAGAGACGTACCCAAAAAAGACTTTTTAGCCAAGTAGATTGCCAAGATTTAATCAATATACTTCTTATAGAAGTGATCAGAATACCACTCTTTAAAAAAGCTTTTAAAATTATTTACGATTTCTTTAATTTCTTCCTCTGGCAGACCGACATCATTAGCCAAAAATTGTATTTCGGCATTAAAAAGATTTTCATTAATACGATAGTCCTCTTCCATTTCTAAAAAACGACTTGTGTAGTCTTTAATATAATCTATTTTTAATTCTAAAGATTTAGCAAATTTTATGCTATCGCTGATACAGAGTATTATCTTGAGATTTCCATCTATCGAATCATCTTCAATTTGATCTATAATTACAGATTGAAACTCATCATACACATGATTATATTCTATTTCCTTTTTCAAAAAGTTATATAGCCTATAGTTTTTGTGCTTATTATTTTTATCAACATATTCTTCTAGGATTTTATAACAATTATGCCTATTAGATATAAAAGACTTTTTATTAAAGTCTTTTATACCATAAGAACACTTACATAAGAACGCATAAACACTTAAAAATACTTTTAAGTCTAAATACTTTATAAAATATTCTGGTATGTACCACTCTTCGTTATATTGATCTCCTTGCTCTGCCTCTGATGCCGTCCAATCTGTTACTAATTTTATAAGGCTTTCCTTGGTCAAAGAAAACCAACCATAATCATCTTTAAATTCTTTATCATTTTCACACTCTTGATTAAACTTTTCAAAGTCAAAGTCTAAAGCCGACATTGGTTTTTCATCTTGTAAAACCTGGACTATAAGTTTAATTTTTTTCTTACTAAGACAAGAATTATTGCTTGTGATTAAACTGTTTGGAATATAATTAGCTATTTTAGTCTTCACTTTTAATCCCATGATTTTCTTTTAAATGCAATTTTAAAACAAATTCAGACCTATAACTTTCACCACAAATTAAGCATCTACAATTTTTATATGGATCTTTAAAACTTTCTGGGATTTTTATTCCAAAGTATTTACACAAGTTTATTACAAGATCTCGTTCTGAATTGGAGTAATGTTCATTTGGCAATTCCACATTGCCATAATACATTTTTAAAATATCTTTAAAATCCAATTCATATGTTCTGCAGAAATCTTTAGGTTCTATTTTATTGAATTTAAAAATTCTTTTTATTAGTACTATTTTTTGCCTAGAATATACTGATCCAAAAAAATTAAGAAATAAATCTCTATCTTTTATGTATCTGTTAAATATTTTGGGGTGACCATCATAAACTGCAAAATCCAAAATTATTTTTTCTATTTTCTGTTCGTCGTAACTTTCTAAAAAACAATTAGCAGACCAGGAATTTTCTTTTTCTTTTCTTAGATGATCTATGTCTATAATATTTTCAAGACTAGATATGGAATTTTTATTGTTTAAAATTTGTACAAGTAGTTTAGCGTTTTCTATTTTCCTAAAGCAGGATAAATCTTCCTCTAAATTTTTTATTCTTTTCCTAAAAATATTAATTTCTTTATTCATTTTCTATTTTATCTTTAGAATCTTTGCTATCCTCGGTTTCAGGTTTAGCAAACATATATTTATAATCTCTAAAATTTTTGCAAACTTCTTCTAAATCTTTTACAGGAAACTTAACAATAATAGCAAGTTTAAATAAAGATCCCCCTTTAAATTTTTCCGTTATATTTCCATTTTCTTCTTTTTGTTCTACGCCATAATCGACAGGCTTAACCACATATTTCCAAAAATCACTTTTATCTTCTTTATCCCATTCCTTTCTAATTCGATTATACATAGAGTTGGGATCTACATCATACAATGCGATCATATTAAAAAATCTTTCTACTTGATAAGCAGAAAAGAACTCAACGCTTATCCAGCCTTCTGGACTGTTTTCTTTCACATTAGTTGCATGAAGACTAAATTCGCCTAAGTATTTTTTGAGTGTTTCAATCATCATACGCCTTCTTCCAACTATCCATAAAACTTATTATATTCTTTTTGCCAATAGGATTAGCAGAATGAACATAATAAGATGGAATTGTAGTTTTCTCATCCCAATAATTATACAGTTTTTTTAGAAAAACCATAGTAGTATCTTCGCCACCTAAATCATGATCAAAGCTAAAATGATAAGGCCAACCATTTTTTTTAATATAATCTAAAGCCTCATCTGTACTTCTACACACAACATATTCATTGTCTGGTGGCTTTCTTTCGTCGTCTAAAAACATTTTATACGACATTATCTCCTGACCTCTCTTAAAATTATGTTGTTTTTCCTACAATACATTCTCCACCAACTTCTAGGCATGGCACCTACATCGCCCCTATAATACCAAGTTTTTCCTCCATCGGAAGATTCAGATCCCGTGTAGCCCCGCCCATAAGGATCGCCGTTTATATTAAGTTCAACTATTTTAGTCTTCATATTCTTCTCCTTGTCCAAGATCTACAATGCCATACTCAACTATGGTTTCTGCCTCGAAAAGTTTAATAGCGTATTCTAAGGCATTGCTTTTTTCCTTAAAAGTTTTAGCATCCTTAAAGTATTTTTTCCAAATTTGTTTTCTTTTTTTAGTACCAACATCATAATAGTCTAAGTTATCAATACATCCTGCGTGTATAACTTTATATCCACTGTTAAACTTTGCAATGTATATTCCATTGTCAGCACTCATTTTAATACTCCAAAGTACTGTTTAACAATCCTTCTTCTAAGTGTGCTATATCTTTTATAACCACTAACCCAAAATGGTTGTGCCAAAGTTGCCTTTTGTTATATTCTTTTATAATACTTTTTAACTTTTTCTTAACGCTCATTGGCTTTCTACCAATGTATTTTGCCATCAATTCTCTTCCGCCACCTTTTTTTAAAATGGCACTATATATTTTTAAAAAATATAAAGCCTCTATATGTCCTCCTTTGTATTTATCTATGGGAGGCAAGTCATTTAAATTTATAAAGTCATTTAAGCTTTTTTTGTTGATCATGCTCAATATTTTCAAAAATTTGATCGGACATGTTTCTTATCAACTTGTCCACAGAGCAATCACAATGCAAAGCCATTAATTCAAGAGCGTCGTTTAGTATAATTTTTGTCTCTCGATCAACAAACGTCCTTGCTTGAGAAATTTTTTTGGCAACTTGGCAAAATGTTTCAACCGTGCTTTTTTCCATTTTTAGTCCTTCTTTTTAAACCAGTATGCAAAAACCAAGTCGCTTACAAAATAACTTGCAAAAATACCTATAAAAAACCCAACAGCAGCACTATAAAAATCAAAATTCATTTCAACCCTCCGTGATTAAAATCAAATTATACTAATTTTTAATCATTTTTGTCAAGCAAATAATTTTTAGTATAAAATAACCATTTTCTAGGCGTACCCAGTTTAGCAATTAATTTTTTTTTAATTTAACTATATTTATGTTATGTTAGTTTCAAATATTTTACAAATATGTTCTGTAGTTTTGTTGGTTTCTCTTACTTCAGTTATTGCAGTTTTTAGTCTTTTATGCGTTACAGCCATGATTCAAATGTTGTTTAACAAAGACGAATAACTAAAAATAAATTTTTGTTTTAAAAGAAAGATCCCAAAACTTGCCAGTTATATAAAATATTTTTTCTTTTTCATCATATGCTATTCCATTCATAACTTCTGCGTTCTTGTTTTTTAAATAAACTCTTAGGCTGCTAAAATCTATTGTCTTGATAAATTTCTTATTTTCTATGTCTATAACAACAATTTTATCTGTAAACCATATATTGGCTAAAAGAAAGTTGTCAACCACTTGGAGTTCATTCAACCATTTTATAGGGTTTTTATTTTCATCAAAAACATTAAACTCTTCTAGTGTATTAAAATTTTCTGGATCTAATACTTTAATGGTATTAGATCCATTGCTCATATAAAATTTACTTTTAAATAAAGAAATGCCCCAGCCTTCGCCGGAATATTGAAAGTTTTTTATTTCTTGAAAATTATTAAAATCAAAAACTTTGCAAACCTGCTCACGCCAGGTCAACATATAAATATTATTTTTATAATATTCAATTCCTTCTGAAAAATATTTTTTTTCTATATTTATATTTTTGATTATACTGCCGTCTTCTGTGCTTATTTTTCTTAAAGAAGACTTACCGTATAAACCTGTACTCTCATACAAAAAGCCATCTTTAAAAAAATATCCTTGTGTATAAGCGTTTATATCATGAGAAATTGTTTTAATTAATTCAAAATTCATAGTGGCAATGAATATTTATTGCCATTTACCTATAAATTTTTCAATATTTTCTTTTTCGGCCAACCAAGTTTTATTAAAAAATTCATCTACTCCTATTTCTAGGGAATTATGATGTAAATCAGCTCTTTTTATTAATTTTGCATCTTCGGATATTTGGCTTATTCTAATTGCCTCTAATCTTTTTCTTTCTTTTCTACTGAGGTCTGGATAATTTGTTTTTGTGTATTCATCTGTAAGCTCTAAAACTAAGCCTAAAACTCTTTCTCCAAATTCCTGTTGTATCAAGCCGGCATTGTAAATAGGATTTTTAGGGAAAACATCTTCTATTACATCGTGCAAACAAGCAGCAGCCAAAATTTCTTCGTCTTTTGTTTTTGTATAAACAAGCTCGGCCACAGCCCATGTGTGAAGATAATATTTCCCGCCACTTACTTTTCTTTTCTGACCTATGCTTTCGTGAGCATCTCTAGAAAATTCTTTTGCTTTTTTATAAATATTTTGTAAAAAATTCATATTTGTTTTAATAAATAATTATAGATGAATTATTCATCTATTACTTTAACAAGGAGGATTTCAATGGCAGCAGTTAATTACACAGTTAAATTGACAAATATAGTTAATGATAAGTACACCACAGAAGGTTGTTTAGATACAAGTGTTCGTAATGGATTAAGCAATCAAAGAACGGTTGAAATGCTAAGTGTTGTGGGAAAAGTAATTGGAAGAAAAAAAGATGGCGATGTTTTTAATGCCGATGTTCCTTATGTCGAAGAGTTAGATTTCTTAGTATAATTTATTTTATTATCCAATAGCACCCCGCATAGATGCAAGTTTATGCGGGGTGTTTTATTTTACATTCTTGTAATTTAAATATCTTTCGATTGATCGGTTGCTCTCTTTTAGCGAATTTAATAACATTGCTTGGTGCATTTTATTTGGTAGTCTTTTTCTTTTAAATATTTTTATGCAATATGCAAGGCAAATTTCAGGGTCATTTTTCATGGCATCTTCACCCAATTCAAATCTTCTTTTTAAAACATGTATCGAGTATAGTATGCTGGCCGTTTTGTCTTGCGATATTATTCTTTCTGCTTCTGGCCACGGTTTTTTAAGAAAGTAATAGGAATAAATAAAGCTGGGAAAAGGATATCTTTTTATTTCTTTCTCGTAATCAGGGAAAGTTGGAATATTTTCTATATTTGGATAAAGTTGACGCATGTAAAATATGGCATGTATTTGCCTCATTTTTTCTGCCACTTCTATTTTAGGACTAAGTGCATTTAACTTGGGTCCTACCCTAAGATTTTTTATATCTTTGTCATATTCTAAAGTTAATATGCCACCCTTGCAATATTTCTTTGCCAAAGGAGTTGCTAATTTACATGAAGAAAATATTGACTTGCTCATTTTATATTGGCCAAATACTTCTTATAATCATCTATAAACCTTTTTTCTTCAGGCTGTGGATTAGAGTTATTTTTACCTTTTGCTTGAACTATTCTATTATTTTTTATTTCCATGGTAACTAAAGAACTTTTCAAATCACTATTTTTTCTAAGAAATAATATCGCTGTTTCTTTATTTGCGACATCTTCTATATAGCTTGCTACGCAATGGTTAAGCCTTATGCCTTCTTCTATCAAATCTTCAGCAGACTTTGGAGCAACAATAGAATAAACATCATTTTGGTAATGATATTTTTCTAAGCTCTTGGCAACTCTTTTCATTCTTGTATTAAAAGACTTATTTTTTGCTATATTGTAATTCTTAACAGTTACATCATGATAAGTTCTAAGATATCTTGGATATTTTTCAAAATCATTTTTCATTTGAATGTTCATTCTTACATAATCACGCAGTATATGCAAACAACACTCATCATTATCATGATTATAATAATCTATTCCTTGATTGGGCATATCTCGACAGATATAAGTTAATAGCCTTGTTGCTTCATAGCCATTCTTCAAGAGATATTTAATAATTTCCCAATCTTCATGGCTAAACACATACCTATAGTTGTCGAAAGCATATTTTAAATGCTCCAAACAACCAAGTCTTTTTGCGATATTAAAGAAAAACAAAATTGTTCCGTCGTGTCTGTCAATATTAACATTTCTGCGTGAGTAGTTTTCAAAAAGCCAACAATAATCTTTTTTATTTTTTATAATTTCTCTAAGTATAGAGTAATCATCATTATCGCTTATAATCTCGGCTAAAAGACTTATCTGATCTTTATTTAGTTTCTGTACAAACTCTTGTTTGCTTGCTTGTTCCCATAAAAAAAGAATATCTTTATCGACTTTCCTTTTAGAAAAAGAAGCATCTATTATATCTAATAATTGTCTTCTTCCGTAAGGAGCAAGATTTTCTATCAAGTTAAAAAAAGTTTTAATCCAAGTTTCTGTAGATAAATTAGACATTTCTGCAGAACTTAAATCGTAACATTTTATATCAAAATTATTAGAATTAATTAATTTGTTACTATGTGCATGATAAAATCTGCTGTCGGGTAAATTAAATTTAAACTTGTTTCCATTTTCAAAAGAAAAAACTATCGCTTTTTTATCTTCTGATTCGTATATGCTTTGTAAATTATCATAAATAGTAATTTTAGCTTTTTCTTTTTTCTTCTTTTTTTCTTGTTGTAATACGTTTATTAATTCGTTTATAGTAAATCCATTCAATTCAATCTTTGCTTGTTTTTTGCCTTTTTTAAAAGATTTAATAGTAGCCATCTTTATTATTCCTTTAATTAAAAAGTTTAATATAGTTGTTCAAAGTGAAATTTTCTTTGTTTCTAAAACCTTCAAGCATCAATTCTTGGTGAATTTTGTCTGATAATTTCTTATTGGGAAGAATGCCTGTATCTTCGATTATGCACTGCTTTACGTCCTCTTCTTCCATCATATCTACCAATTCTTTTGTATCTTGGGCTATTGTTTCTAATATTTTCTTAAAATAATTTTTATTTCTTTTATACATTGATTTCATCAATCTCTCGTCAACAACTTTATTTCCATCCATTATTTTATTTGTCGTATAAGGATCCACGTTAAGCACAGTATTTCCGGCATGAACATAAATTGTTCTATCGTCAGCATGTCTAGGCTTTTGCACTCTACAAAAGTTGCAAAAGCTTCCTAAAGATATATCTTTTTCTTGCAAACCATGGGCAGCATCTTTTAATTCTTCAACAAACTTCAGTGCCTTTTCTTTATCGTCTAACAAGTCCACGCCATCATTATAAATTGTAAATGTAGTCAAATATCCCATTAGTATTCCTCTGGAAAAAGTATAGTGGTTACAGATCTATCTGCTTCTGTGATAATATAAATTTTAGTTATCGGGCTGTATTCGTATACAGACATTACTCTTCCGCCGAATTTAACTGCTTTTAAGTTAATTTCTTTGTCGTGATCATCTATGTTTCCAAAATCTAAATTAAAATGTCTTTTTATACAACTGTTAATAAAAGCCCTAAATGCAGAAGCTTCTCTTACTTTTTCGTTTACTTCGTTTGTAAGAACAAGGTTTTTTGTAATTAGCATTTAATACTTCTTGTTTTGATTTTTAATATTAATTCGACCATACTTTAACATACTAATAAACATGTCGGTAGTTTTGTTGTTGTTTTTTTCACTACAACCTTTGCAAATAAAAATTTTATATTTTGGAAGCTCCACATGAAGTTCATAAAAGTAATTGTTGCAAGAACTACATTTTTTCTTTTCAAATTTTTCTAAATCATCATTCATCAATATTCATGCCCATTATTTTTAGTATGTCCGATACATTCTTATCTGGGTTACTTTTAATTATTTGACCTAGGCATATAATTGCTTTTTCTTCTTCGCTAATATCTTGGCATTTTTGACAAAAAGTAGCTTCAATTTCTTTGTTATTAAATAATATTTTCATTGACTCTTCATATGTTATTTTTCGGCAAAAAGAGCAAGTTTTTTTTCTAAAATTATCTAATTTATTTTGGACCAACGTCATTTGTTTTACCGCCAAAAGGGACAGTGTAGCTGTAAATGCAGTCTTTGCACCAAATTGTTCCAATCATTTTTTCTAAACGTGTTTGTTTTCTATTAGTTGGTTGTCCGCATTTTGAACAATTTTCTTTTTTAAAATTATTTAGCAAGTCTTTATTGTTCATAAAGGCACCTGCCGGATTCGAACCGGCGTAAAACGGATTTGCAATCCGCTCCCTAGCCTCTCGGGTCAAGGTGCCAATAACACTATTTTATTCTTTTTTTATTTTTTTGTCTATTTGATGAAACAGAAAACTAATCTGAATTTATGCCCCGCCATTTTGGTCGAGAATTAGAAATGAAAATATCAACGGCCTTGTTGCAACCTCTATGACCAATAATCCTTCCTAAAAGATCCATTATTTCAAAAAGACTCATTTCTTTCACTTGTCTAGAACTCTCATCAAAATTTTCTGGCACTTCGTTCCATGTAGTAACTTTGAAACAAAGTGCTCCGTCTTTATCTTCAATTTTTTCAATAGATTCAATATGAAAGTCTTGTGTGCCAAATATTTTATAGTTTTTGGCATTATCACACTCTTCTTTAATTATATCTGTGAAAATTTCTAAAAGATTCATTTATTAAAACTTTCTTGAAAAGAGCATATTCATATTTTTGTCCAAAAATCTTTTACGCCAATTTTTTCTAATCTTCTACAAGCATTTATATTTTCACCCCAGCTAATTAAAAATAAACCCAAGACAGGCAAAAATCCAAGAGCATAATAAATTAGCAAGTAGCCTGTGATCACAAATATAAGACTACATAAATCTAAATAATATCTTGTTTTTTCTTCTTTATTCATTTTGATTCCTTTGAAAAGTTTTTAAACGAGAACGCTTTAATATTTTTTTTGCATCCTCGATAGTAATTATAAGAAAATCTCCAAACTGCCTGCTACCAAAAATTATAACTTCTCTATTATTAGTAGCCATGTGTACTGGAAAGTATTTTTTTCTAAAATCATTATAGTTAATATCTAAAAATACTATATCATCTAAATATAAAAGAAACTGATTTTGCGTAGATATATGTTTATCTTCATACATCATGCAAAATATATCTTTTGAAACTTTTACTAATTGTTTTAGTTCTTTTTCATATATTTTATATTTAGGCGTTGCCAACCTTACATGATAATCAATTAAATTTTTGATATAATTTTTAATAATCACACATTCTTTAATATCCATGTCTAAATCCAGTCTTTATTAATAAATTGCCCATATTTTAATTTAATATTTTTCCAATCTTCTTTTTCATTTTTAAAGCTTGTTAAAGATTTCCACTTTTCGTAATTAGATTTTAATAAAGGAAAATCATCTAAAAAGAAATAAAAACTAATATTCATAGCAGAATTTCCATTCGGATAACCAGGACAACCTGTTCCTGTATGGAACCCATTAAACCCGTTTCCATATTTGTCATAAAATTGTCCGCTTCCAAAAAGAACTTGACCGGCACTTGTTGACCAATAATGATTATTTTCTCTTTTGTCAAGAACAACACAATAAATTTGTCCTTGCCAACCTAAATAACTTCTCGGTTCGTCAGGATCTCTGCCTCCCCAATTAGTTTTTTTGCCAATAGGGGCTCCATGACTATTACTAACATCTGTAAAATTTAATCTTAAACTAAGATCTTTTATTTCTATGTTTAAAAATTCAAATGCTTTCTCTACAAGCATTTTTGGAAAGTCAGATAATTCTTTTAAATTTAAGCGAATATAATCAGAATGAATAGTCATCAATTACCGCTTTACCACTCTAAAACAATATGGGTGTCATCTAAATTTTTTATAACTTGCTTAGCTCTTTCATCACATTTGTTATTTAAATAAGCACGATCACTATCATCTGACCTATGGCCTTTGGTCCACTTAATCATTATTTTTTCTACTTTTTTTTCTAATTGTCTGAACTCTCTAATTATATTTTGATATTTAGGTTTTTTGCTGCCTCTCCAAAGAGAATATTGGGCAGATATACTATCTGTAACAACTAAAATTCTTGAAATACTTCTAAACTTTTCGATACTTTCTTCTACGGCTTTCACTATACAATACATTTCTGCATAATTTATGTCTTGACAATATTCAGAAACAACACCAGAGCCAGAATATACTCCTTTATCGCAGCGAGTATAATAAGCATAGCTCCAAATTTTTTGTTTATTATTGCTAGATGCGTCTGTGTAGATAGTAGCAAACATTTTGTTGAACTAAAAATATTTAATTAATTCTACAATTATTCCAAAATATCGGCATACCGGGTAAAACTTTTAAAATATTTATTGATTTGATTAATCGCTGTGTACAATTTGATTGGATAACTCACTGTTTATATTTTATTATTTTTAACTTTCTTGGTTTTAATATATCTTCAATTATAATGTCTATTGTAATGCTCGTAATCCCTGTCACTTCTAGAAAAATTATATAACCCAAAATAAAGTAACCATTAACCTTCACTTCGTCTAAATAAGACCACAAGAACCAGTAAATCTGGTTAAATAGAGAGCTTAATTGGATAATAATATAGTGTACTATATTATTAAGTATGTTTAATAAAAACTCAATCAATTTTATTAGATTCTTTAGCCTGTATCATGTTTAGCCTTTCTTTTAAAGACAAAACAAATATAAAAACCTCTCCAAGCCTATAAGTTAAATAAACGCAGTATAAAAGAAGAAAAACGGTGAGACAATAAAATGCAATTATCATGAGTTCACCGAATTTAAAGGATTAAGCATTGCTCGACCTAGAGCAATTTGAACTCCAAGCTTTTTGTTGTAGTTATCGACCATAGAACAAATAGCCTTGCCCTCAAAATGCTCGCCATCCGGGCCGTCAATAATAATTTGGGTGCTACCACCTAAATTGTGTATAATTTCTTTTTTATGGCCGTTTGGATTATTTTCAATGGCTACAATTCGCTTGATTCGATGATGCAAAACCCTGACTTTATATCCATTTTGACGAAGTTGCCTAACGGTCGTCATAAAAAAATAGCACTCCTTTTTAAGTAATTAAACTCGACATAAAAAAACCGTACCCATATACGGTGTTAAAAAACCAATTAAATTTTTTATGATTTTTTTTTCAAATAATCAAACTTGTATTTAATTATTTGTTTTTTGTTTTTTGTTTTTTTCTTAAAGAACTTTGTAAAATATTGTAACATACAAAATATTTATGTCAATATTTTGCACATTTTTGTTAGAATATTGTTAATCCCAATTTATATAATTTAAAGCTTTATTTTTATCAAAAGTCCAAAAAATAGCTTTCCTTTTATTTGTTTGTGTTTTCTTGTTCGAATATAAATTTATTTTCATGCTCTTTAATTTGATCAAACTCTAAGACCCTAAATTCTGATGCCCTTATTACTTTTTGATGACTTTCATAAACTCTTTTTTCTTCTGCATCCTGGAGACCTTTAATATAATAAGCATGATCTCTATTTTTATTTGTTTTTAACTCGCTTCTTTTATTGGCCCAAAAATCATGTTGTTTGCTGAATTCAGAATCCGGATCACCCAAATATTCAACTGCGTCAAAACTTTCTAAATATCCTCTTTGTATGGGAAAAATACAAGAGATTGGTTCTCCTTTTTCAAAAAAAACTGTTTCATTTGCTTTGGTTAATTTCCAATTTAGAGTAAAAGTATAAGGAAGCCAATCCGTTTCTACAATTGCTTCTAATGCGTGTGCCCCATGCTTAAAATGATTTGTTGGCCCTTTTATAAAAAGATTGTGGCCTTCAGTTGTTCTGAATATAAAATTTAAAGAAGAAAAAGTTATTATTCCGTTCCCAAAATGAGAATAAATTTGCTTTGTAAGTCTTTGCTCCTCTTCATTCTCTGGATAAAAATTAAATTTTATTTGATTTTTTGGAGACAAATCGCCAGTCCATGTTGCATCAAACTTTACTGGATTAAGCACTTCCCATCCATAACCATTTGCAACCGTTAAAGGCAAACACTTATATGCGTGTCCGTTATTTACATCCATCCACTCTCTTTTTTTTTCAGGCAACTTCACTTTATAAGCGGATTTTTTTTGTGCTGGTAATATCCACTTAATGATTTTTTTGTCTTTCTCCATATTTTATTTCTTTCTTTTTTCAACGCTTTTGCAAAACTTAAAAATTACATTCTTATCCCAATCATTTTTAGCATATTGAGCTATTAATGATATAAATTGTACATTTCCTTTAACATAACCTTTAGACGAGTCTATTCTATCTAAACTTGCCCTATCGGGTGTTTTGGGCAAAATATTGTTAGTTGTTTTAAAGGCAATTAATTTCCAACCTGTGTAAGGGCAGATTCCTTTTTGTTTGTTCCATTGATTCTTTAAATCTTGTAAGGTTATATTAATTTTTCTATTTTTTTGCTTAGATCTTTTTCTGCACACTTTTAAAAAAAATCTAAACTTTGAATATTCATCTTTTCTGTTCGCTGGATTTAAATGGTCCCATCTTTTTTTATTTTTTGGAATGTTTTTTATTGTATATTTGCCTGCACAAGATAGGTTGCAAAAAGTTTTTCTTTTTTTCTTTTTGTTTCTATTAATTTCAGAAGAATTTCTTTTGAAACTCTTTTCGCAATTATAGCACTTAACAATAATAGAAGCCATTAACTTCTATTATATTTAATCATTTTTTTACTTCAAATAAATAAATAAATAAAAAAAATAAATAAAAAACCCTAGCCATTAATTAATGGCTAGGGTTAAGTGGAGGCGTTGGCATCGCAGCCAAGTCTTGCGATAAAATTCACATATGATCTACAAGTTTAGTCTTTTGTTTGTTAGAAAAGATGGGAACAAAAAACAAATCCCAGTTCTTTTCTTTCAACTAAGTCTTAATCGGGATTAGTTGAATCACCCGAAGCAAAAGGATTTTACGACAGTTTTTCGGACGCTACCTTTATCGCTTCCTAAAACTGTTGCGGCCTTTTTTATCAGGCAGCAAGGGCTAACTGATTTACGCCAGTTAAAGCGTTTAATCGAGTTTTATAGAAGCCGCTCGATTAACTTCTACTTGCACATTATGCAAACATTTATCCAATCGATACTTTTCGCCCCCTTTATTCTATTTAGAACCAATATTCGTGAAGTTTTTCAAAAAATTCTTTGTCAAACTTTATTGTATAGTCCCCTAGAACAGAATCAACACTACATTTTGGACAAATGGCTGTCTGACCAGAATCAGCCCAGTTGTCTATTTCTTCTTTTTTAAAAGTCGAAAAACAATAATAGCAACTGCAAAGGTCTGACTTCTCGATGAAGTCTTTGTTTCTTATGCTATATTTGGATGCTTCTTCGATTTTCATAAACTAAAAACGTACTACCAAAAGTATTTCAATAAATTTCAAATAAAACTTTTTCTAATCCGCCCTTCCAAGAATAAAAAGTTAACAAGTCAGAAGAGCCCATCTTGGCCATTTCTTTATATTTATTGTAATTTTGATGAAATTCTTTTAAACACCTTGTTAAACTTTGTTCAGTTACTCCGTATTTTCCGCTTGCCATACAACAATATTTTTTTATTTTTTTATGTGCTTTTATATCAGATAGTATTGATGGAATTTCTAAGTAAATAGATTCATATGGATGTTCACAATGAATAGTTTCTTCACAGACAGAAACATAACAATCTATATTTGAATAATACTGTATTAGATCTTCTTCTTTATAGTCTTTTTCTTCAATTTTTATATTTTTTAATTTATTGTATAAAGATTGATATTCGTTAATATACTTTTTTGTTAATATGTTCAAAGAATACTTTTTTTCTTCTTGGTTAATTTTAATAACAGCGTTTATTAATTTATCTATATTACTATCTTCTGTGATTTGTCCGATATACCCAAGCCTTATTACTTTGGACTTTTCTTGAGGCTTTATTTTTAATTTTTTAAAACCAAAATTTACATCTTCTCCAAACCAATAATAAACATCCCCAGCAAAAGGAATAAATTTTTCTTCTTTTCCAACTATCAAAACTTTTAGAATATCTTTTATAAATCTATCTTTTATCCATCCTAGGCTGGGCATAATATTTATTAACCGCTCTCGCAAGAAATCGTCATTCGCTATTACAACAAGTCCGTTTATTATTATACAGTTGTCAATAATATCTTTATTTGTAAAATATTTTTTTAGTATATTTTTAATATGTTGTTTTGCATAACTGTTATCTTCTGCTATTAGAGACTTGATATATAGAGAAATTTTATCTTCATCTTTTTCCTTCATATCGGCAAATTTTAAATATGGCCAAGCTCTATTTGGATTTAATTTTATTGAATCTTCAAACAAGTTAATAGCTTCTTCAAAATTTTGTTGTTTTAAAGGATCTAAAAGCTTCTTTTCATCGAACGCCAATTCTAAAGCTTTTAAGCAATTTTCTTCCCAATTCATTAGATGCCTTTAATTTTTTTGCTCCACTCCAAAGAATCTTGCACAACATCCGGATTGTGCTTTGTCCATTTTCTAAAATGACCAAAAAATAAATGACAGTTAAAAGTGTCTCCTTCGCACAAACTTATAAGATTGTTAGGGTCTAATTCTAATTGAGGATTTACATGAAAAGGAATAATATGATGAGGAACAACAGATTTTATGCTACCGCAAACTGAACAATTTGGAGATTTTCGAAGATGCTCTTCTCTTAATTTTTTCCAAAAAGGACTTCTCGGCAGACTTAATACTTCTATTTCTTCGGCAGATAAGCTGCCTATTTCCCCTTTGTACCTAATTAACAATTCTACTTTTTCTGGAGATAAACTACTTATTTCTCCTTTATATTTGGCTAAATTTTTAAAAAACGTAAATATTGAATTAAACATAATATGCTTCTACATACATAATAGTATGAGAGCTTTAATATTTTTGGCTGTCATTTTTTCGCTAGGCTGCCAAATGCCTTGTGTATGCAAATGTAATAATTGTGGTATGGAATGCAGAAACATATGCACAGAAAAAAATTGCATACCAGGTAACCCTTGTTGCCACAAGTGTACCTGTGGCAAAAAACCTAGCATAAAAGTGCATGACTAAATTAGCAATTCATCGTCTTTTAAAACTTCTTGAAGATTATCAATTTTCAAGCCGCTCCAAATATCTAAATTTCTCTCAACTCTTTTTCTCATAAGCCTAACTCTCTCTGCTCTTATAGCGGTTTGAACAGATGTGCTTATTGATTTAGAGCCTTCAATTAACTTTTTTTCTTTTTTACGAAGAGTATTAATTTTTTGAACTTCGTAGTAAGGTATTTTTATTTTCAAAACATAAAGATACGAAAGAACCTTTTTGTAAGAAATTTTGATACAATTTTCTTTATTCCAAATATCCGTTAGTTCTTTTGGTGTTTTACCTTGATAGTTATTTAATAAAAAGTCTTTGAGTTTTTCTCTTGTCTCTTTGTTTAGCTTGTGTATATTTTTGCCACGAACCAATCCTATTCTTCTTAGCTTATGTTGTATTCCAAAAATACCCGTATTAAATATTTTCATTTCATAGATTTGTTTTGCAGAAAAACCTTGGATATGCAATTCTTTTAATTTTTCAACTTCTTTTTCCGTCCATGGTCTTCTAGCTTTTTTCTTTGATATTAAACCCAACCTTAAAATTTGATTTTTAATAGAATGCAAAGTCCTACCGGGGACTACTTTTCCATTTTTTAAATTATTTATTTCTTCTTTTGTCCAACGAGTTTTAATTTTTTTAGTCATGTTTTAGCCTCAGAAGTCTGAGACAAATATAACAAAAAAAATATTATTTGCTAGATGGAGAATTTGTTTGATTTATGGCATCAATCTTTTTCCTTTAAAAGAAAATCATTATTAATAGCTTTAAAACTAATTTCTCCACACAAACTTCTTATTACAATTCCTTCTCTGTCTTGGTCTGGTTTTGCTGATTTAAAGTGTTCAAAATATTTTCCTTTTGCTTTTTCTAAAAGTTGTTCTTGCAAATAATTAAATTTTGTTTCTTTTTCAAGAATAGGCACAAAATTTAAATTAAAATCACGAACTATTTTTTCAGACTCCTCTATATGAAGCCTCTTATTAGAAGATACATCTATTACATTAAATACATAAAAGTCTACTTCTTTTAACCCTAAAGGATTTTTTTGAATTCCTGGGCCTACGCACTCCCCTTGAAGTGCTATTATTTTATTTTTTTCTGCGAAGTCTCTAAGATTTTTTTCTATTCCATACTTATTTTCAATTTTCCAAAAACTATGTGAATCATTTTTTTTGTAACTATAGTTTCTTCCACATACATGAAACTCGCCATCAGCGGGATTTAGTATAAAAGAGCAACTTGTTCCATCTAATTTAAGAGATATATAATAAGGTTTGCCAGACAAACTTTTAATAAAATTATATTCATCATCTTGCTGAACTCTGATTTCATCTGTTTTTTCTATAGGCCAAGAAAAACTTCGAGCATCACCTGCAATTTGAGCAGGAATTGGAGGTTCGTATTTTATAACTCCCAAAATATCTGTTATGTCTGTTCCTATTTCTAAATCAATTAATCTAGGAAACAAAGAAATCGGGAGGGCAATACCTTGAGACAAAGTTTTTCTAAGTTTTATGCTTTTTATTCTAAACTTGTCGAGATTAGGATTATAGCAACCTTTTCTAAGAAATTCGAATTCTGGTATAACGGGCAAAAGACTATCAATTTCTATATAAATGCACTTATCGCCTTCTTTAAATTCATTTTTTTTAGATACACACTCCCATCCCAATACACCTACGCACTCTATAGAGTCTGCGTTTGATATTTCTTTTTTATACTTAATTTGTTGTATGCTAGCTAGCTTTCTCATGATTTACATTGTAGTGGGTTGTAAAAAATAATCTTTAAAACTTATTTACTTCTTAAAGATATCTAGTGTGAAGTTTTTGTTATACCATTCATCTTTGTGAAAATACATATCAATGTATATTTTTTCTTTTGAATTTAAATCTAAATATCTTTCCACAACAAACTTTTTCCACAACAATAATAGTTTGTAAAATTTATCTGATGAAGATTGCAAACCATTAAAACTTTCTTTTTGATTACTATTACTTTTTAAATAATCAAATATATCTCTAACAATTATAAATCTTGTATTTTCATCTAAATCTTCCCAATAATTTTTAATCCATCTTTGAAAAGGCTTAATTACAGATTCTTGGGAAGATAAAGAATATTTTAAAACACTTTGCAATGCACACAAAACTATAATAGAGCCATCTAAATCGCAGTCAAAATGAAACTTTTTTGACATTAGTGTTACCTTATTTTTAAACCCATTTTTTCTATAGCAAGTAAAGCTTCTGCATTACCTATAGCGTCATTAACTGGGTTGTGATCGTGAATAGTTTTTCTAAGATGTTTCCATTGTGCTCTTGTATCTCTAACAAGACCGCAATAAAGATCGCCTATTCTCCTGCCAGAATATCCAAATGGATTTTTACCCATAAAATGATGAAAATAGTAATTTATCCACTGCCAATCATAGCAAGGATTATCGCTTATAAAAATAGGTTTTCCAATTGAATTGCTTTCGATCCATTCTAAGAATTTTAAAAAAACTTCTTTAGGATCTTCAAAAGACTCGTGTTTCTCTCTGCTGACCCCACTTATTTCAAGTGTTTGTGGTTGATAGTTTTTAGAAATAGGTTTTGTCATTCCGTAAAAAGTTTTATTTAAAAACTCATCCAAAACAACAGCACCAAAACAAACCATAGAATAATCTGGTGGTATTGGGCCGTCACTTTCGACATCAACAACAAAATAGCTCATTTAAATTGGTTCCAAAAAGTCCAAACAAACCACTCATACCAAGTTCTTGGCCTATCTGCCATCCATATCGTTTCTGCAATCATTTTATCAAAATCTTCTTTTAATAAAGTTTGATTTAAATCTTCAAATTTACAGTTGTTTTTCATTAATAATCATCTCGATCATCGTAATCATAATCGTAATCACCGTCGTCGTCTGGTGTAAAATCTCTGCTGGTTATTTCCTTTTCAAAAGCATCATAGATTTTATTAAAATGAGTATCCGGAATATCAACCGATATATCTTTGGCTAAACACAAAGTAGAGTATTCCACGGTTCTTTCTTCGTCACTTTCAGGAGGATAACAATTTTCAGGTGGTCCATAAGTACAGCCTGGGTCATAGTATCCATTAACGCTGTATTGTATTTCCATGTCTACATAAAGATACTTTTCTTGCCTTCCTAAAATTTCAAGTAAAAAGTTGGCAGCTTTTTCGGTGACAACTTCTTTTATATCTATATCAAGAGGTTTTAAATAAAACTTTTGAATTTTATTTTCTTTATCAATATGAACATCTATAAAATTTTCTTTCTCTTCATTCTTAAAATTATCTAAAAGAGAATTGAAGTTTTCAAATATACGAAGTGTCCACTCAATATTAACCGAATCCTCACCAGAATAACTACCCATTATAGTGATTATCTCCAAGTTCTTTTAAAATAACATTACGAGCCCTAACTGTATCATTTTTATTAAAGCCGCCTATATGAAAGCTCACAATATCATTCATCTCTATTTTTTTAGGTGACTTCCAATCATAAATAGTAAAAACTTCTCCGGTAGAAAGTTCGCAGTTCCAACAATAGTTAACTTTTACACAACCTTCACCATTAGGGAGGCCTAATATTTTTATTAGATTTCCCATAGTTGTTCTTATGTCCATTCCATAATAACTTGTGGAGTCTGTTGATTTATTTGTTAACTTTGGTGATTTTATAAAAGAATTAAGATCAGTATTCACTTTTTTTCCTTAAATATTTTCCAACGTAATCATTCATTGCTATACTTGCAGCAACGGCGGCATTCATGCTTCTCACACTACCGTATTGTGGAATATGAATGAAATCGTCACAAATTTCAAGAACTTCCTTGGAGATACCTGTTCCCTCTTCTCCAACGACTATCAAAGAGTTTTCACTCCATTCATAATCATAAATAGGAATAGTGTTTTCAATATTGTTTTCTAAAGCAACAAACTTATACTTGCTTTTAAGACTTATTAGTCCTTCCAAATCTTTAATATTTATCATGCTCGTATAATGATAAGTACCAACAGTAGCCCTTCTGTCGTACTTTTTTCTGCCATAGTAGTACATCTCCTTGCCGCCTAAAGCATTACAGCTTCTTAAAACACTTCCTATAGTGAAATCCCCTCTAAAATTTTCCATAAGGACAGCATAAGGGAATGTATTTTTTTCTATATCTTGCTTAATTAAATCTACATTCCAACCATACTCTTTATATTTATCAAGTACGTTCATTTTAAGCTTTAAAAGTGTTTAAAATAAATTTATTTGTAAATTCTACCCAACCACTTGGGAAATCGCAAGAATAATATCCCTCTAAAATTTCTCCGCTAATATACCAATTAAAATCCTTTTGGTAAATTTGTCTATCTCCGACAAATTCGTTTAAAATTGCATTCAATCTACTTTTTGTAGTTTTTGTTTTATAGCCACAATTATTAATTCTTACTTTTTTATCTGTTATCTCGGCTATTAAATTATTAAACAAATAAACAAAAGATTTGTTCTTTTTTGTTATAACTTTTGTATTTCCGCCATTATAATTTTTCTTATTTTTAATGGCTTCAATCATTTTTGATTCAATTATTCTCATAAAAATAATAAATTTTATACTTTACTATTTTGTAGCACTAAAAAGATAAGTCTACAAAGTGATTCGGAGACAATCACTTACTCCTTTGGTTAACCGGGATTATTTAATGAGTAAATAATCCCGGAATTTTTACGTACCCCGCCACGGTTTTTATTTATTATTAAATTTAAAACACTAAACCTAAAAAATAACCAATAAAAAAAGCAAATGTTATAATCAATAAAGAAATAGCTTTTCTTTTCATTTTATTTATCCGCTATGCTCTTAAAAGGACTTAAAGACTTGCTAGGAGTTACTAGTAATTTTTGAAACAAATCTTTAGCTTTGGTAGAATTAATTCTCTTCCAAGCCTCTTTTCTTGTGTTTAGACTATAATCTTTAAATACGTCTTGTATGGCCTTGGCTAGATCCATAACACAGTCAATCTTATTTGTTTCATCTTTGTCTTTTTTAGACTCTTTTTTGCTATTGTTTGCTTCGTTTAAATTTATATATTCTTGAAATGTTTTCATAAAGATATTTATAAACAAAGCTGTATTTTTTTCTATAATTAGTTTATGTATTTCCCGAAAGTTAGTGCTTACTGTGCAACTTATGGTCGCCCAAGAATACTAGAGGAAGCAATAGAAAGTTTTATAAGACAAGACTATAAGGGTGAAAAAGAACTTATAATATTAAATGATTGCCCTTACCACGAATTATATATTGACCACCCAGAAGTAAAGGTTTTTAATCTAAAAAAGAAAATTCATCTTTTAGGAGAAAAATTTAATAATACGATTGATTTGTGTTCTGGGGAAATATTATTTGCCTGGGAGGATGATGATATATATCTGCCGCATAGGATTAGCTATACAATAAACAAAATGTTTGAAAATAAAAAAAATATATTTCATACAAGAATGGGCTATGTGGAGGTGGAAAAAACAAAAATAATTAGTGCGTTAAAGTATTGGGGAATATTTCCTCTTTTTCACTCAAATTTGGCAATATACAAATCTGCTTTTAAACAGGCAGGAGGGTATTTAGAAACAGATGACTTGGAATTAGATCAATTAACAATTAACAAATTTTTTAAACAAGAAAAATATAATAGCGAAAAAATAAACTTAGATAATATGTTTTATATTTATAGATTAAACAATAATAGTTATCATGCAATATCATTGAAAACTAATTTATCAAAAAAGGCCGAAGATTATGTAAAAAATGATAATAAGATATTTGGAAGATATAAATTAAAACCACACTGGGCCTACGATTATTCGAGATATGTAGAAAGGCAAAATAATAAAAGAACAAAATTATTTAGGCCTATTATAAATTAAAAAATTCTTCTACTGCCTCAAAAATAATAGTTATTGGGAAATTTAATTGATTAATAGTTACTTTGTTTTCTTTTCCAATTCTTTCTATTTTTTCTAATAATAAGCTTTGCTGCTCTTTATTTAAGCTTTTTATTAATTCTAAATACTTATTATATTTAGTTTTAATATTATTCAAGTCTTCTACTATTTCTTTATTGTGTCCTATAACGTCCAATGCTATTTCTCTAATATCATTTATTTGAACTAAAAAATAAGGCATCATTATTGCATCTCTAAAATCTGGCTTATTGTCTTGATAACTTATAAAAACAGGTATGTTGTCTCTTAATTCTTTATTTTTACTTAATAATTCATATATCTTATTTTTGCTTTTTTCTATTGGCTCAAGCAAAGATTCTATATTTTTTTTGCTGGGTTGCAAATTAGAAATAACGTTAGGCCACTCACCACCATGAATGCTTGGCTCTTTTATTATATTCTTTGCTATTCTTCTAATTTCTTTCAAAAGCTCATCAGAATTTTTACAAAAAACACAAAACATTCTGGGCCAGGAAAAGATTGAATTATCTTTATTAGATTCATATATTCTTATAAAAGCAATTTTCTGATTATCTTTTTGTTCTATAAAATTATTGATAGTCAATGGATCTTTATTAAAAATTAATTCTTTAAGTGATATAAAAAGATTTCTAAGTCCTCGTTTTTCAAAATGTTCTAACTTACCATCGTAAGGTACGCCAAATTTAATTGTTGACCAGGGCTTTCCTAGACCAGAATAAGAACTCTCTAGCAATCTTTTTTTATTAGTCAAAGCGTTGTAAAAAGTATATTCTATGATCTCAAAAGGATCAGGCTCTAGGGTTCCTTTTTTGTTATCATCAACAAATTGTCCTATAGGGGAAACCCAAGGATAGTCTCTTATTATCTCTATTAACTTTTCATAGTTATCTTCACCTTCATTATTAGCTCTTGTTAGGGAGTATCTATATTTTGTTGGAATGGGCAAAGCGTAGTTGTCATAAACAAACAATACTAATAAGTGTCTATCATCTCTGGGTGGCAAATTATCATTAAATATAAAATAAGGCAATCCTTTTTTGCCTATTCTATAATAATTATACATACTATCTTCGCCTCTAGCACCAATACAAAAGTTGTATCCATTGCTATATCTAATACAGCTTTTTTTATCTTTGCCAATATAGATTCTTATTCCATCTTTATTGTATAAAAGATTTGCGTCTATTACTGTTGGATCTAATTTACCTGCTTTTATTCTTTGCTTAGGTTGTCTGCTATCGATTGTTGATTCTAGCTCTTTCCAAGAATATTTGTTTATATCTTTTTCGGCAAGAGTATTTTTTATTTTTTCAAATTTGTCGATATAAATTTTTATTATTTCTGGTGTGAGGGCGGCATCTTCTTTTTGAAACTTTTGTATTAAGTCTTGAACTAGATTTTGGCCATACTCACTCAAAAGTTTATGAAATTGATAGAAGTTAATAGACATAAAAGTATTTATTATTCATTTTTTGATTCTGTATATCTGAGCCAGTCACTAAAACCTTTTGGCTTTATAGAAAAAGTCAATTCATACATTTTTTCATTGCCCCAAATCCAAGGGCTTTCGCTAATAATTTTTATTGTACCTCTTTGTTCTAAAAGTTTTAAAAGGTTATAACTTGTCAAATCTCTACAGTCAGCTATTACTTTTTTATTTCCTAATTTTTTAATAAAACTGAGCATGAGATTCATTTCTGAAAAACCTAAATTTTTAGTGCTGGCTAAATCGGAAATGGCTATTTCATCTTTTCTGTCAACCCCCACCAGATACCAACTTTCCTCTACATGACAAAAAAGCTTGCCTTCTTTTTTATCTTTATTAACTATGGCGTATATATCATCTAGACTTTCTGCCTCGTCATATTGCCACATAAATTGCGGGTATGATTTTTTTTCTATATTCTTAATAATTTCTATTTCTTTATAAGACATACCAGATATATAGATCAAATTAAACCATATTTTATCATTAAAATAACAAAACTGGGAAATAAACTCAAAATTATTATAAATTTTAGAATAAATTTTCCATTATAGCAGCTTAAATTATATAATTTAAAACAACTTATTAGATTAATTGCAAAAAAAGAAAATAAAGGATAGAAAAGCAATAAAGAAAATAAAATATAAAAAGTAAAAGAAAAAATAAAATCAAACATATTTAATCATTTTTCGTAAAGTCCTATTTTATCTTTTTTTATTTCTTCGTTCAAACTTTTTATTTTTTCTGCTAATTCTTCATTCTTTGCTTCCAACAAAAAAATTTTATTGCTTAAAATTTCAATTCTTTCTAATAAAATAGAAATCTCATTTTGCATATTAATACTAGTTATGCTTTAAATGTATTTTTTTAAGTTCAACCATTGTGTACAGCTTATCTTTAAATGTTAGCTTGTAATTATAGCGATAAAGTCCATTCATTAGCCTTTTATACTTTTCTTCTATAGCTAAGCCCTAAATATAATTTTTTCTCCTAAATGTGCATTTGATAAAATTACGTCGCTTTTATTTACTTTTTTAATAAGCTCGTTGAATTCTTTTTTTGTTATTTTTTTACTTTCTATGACATTTTCAGATACATGTTTTTGTGTTAATTCTTCTAAGTTATACTTACCCAAAGAATTTATGGCTTTATCTAAAGTATCTGCTTCTATAATGTATTTATGTTTAAAAATCGATATTGAATCTAGTTCAAATAAAGGCATTAATTTTCTCCTTTTGTTATTTCAAAGTTAATTTTTTCAAAAATAGAAAGAACGATTCCAAAGCCTAAAATTTTAAAAGAAAACTCTTTTGACACGCTTGCTTTTACAACACACAATTCAGTAGTTATCTTATTAAAAGAAATTCCATAAATTTTTCTTTTAAAAGAATCTTTTTTATATCCAAAAATAATTTCTGGCTTGTGGAAGGTCAGCAGATAGTTCTTACCTCTAAAAGATCCAGGGCTTAGTGTTACGACTTTTATTCCAAAAAAACCAAGAGGATATATAATAAATATTTTGCTTAGTAGAAAGCAAAGCTTTCTTGTTATTCTATTGTTTTCTTTATTTATTTCTTTTAAAAGTTTCTCTCTTTTTAACTTTAAAGATTCATGTTCAACAACCTCATAGTTAATAAGCTTTATTTCTTTTAATAAGCCGTCAGTAAATTTTGCTTCATAATCTAAAATATAATCAGCCAAATCAGTTTGATGATAAGCGTAAAATATAACTTTTCCATGAAAATTTACTTGCACTTCTTTCTTATCATTAAAAAATCCTTCTTGGTATAAGCTGCCGTCATTTTTAACGATATATAAAGACATGCTTGGATCAAAAGACTTAGTTTGAAATTCTAAGTCCTTTAAATCCAAGTTAAAATTTTCTGGCTTAGGTATAGAAACCTGATCTTCAAATTTTATATAATCAAAAATGCCCATGTTTCTTTCTATCTGTTCAAGTGATTAACAACTTCTTCGGCCAGATCAATAGTTAGTCCAACTTCAGGATCTGTTTGAAAAAAACTTTCCAAAAAGCCTTCTCCCGCATCTAAATCATCGTCCAGTATAGCAAATTTTTTAACTTGTGGGTGCTTGGTAAGCCAAACTCCAATTTCTTCCGATCTAGGTGTCCACATCGATAACTTTTTAATCATATGAGGGGTGGTGTCTAATAAATGAAGTTTTTTTATATACAAATTTTCTTCTACTATTTTTTTCGCCTCATCAAACAAACGCCAACTAGAACTCAATACTATAGAAGCGTTTGTAGAAAGAACTATAAATTTTAAAAAATGAATCAAGTAAGGATTTATATATGTTGGTCCATGTTCATATAAATCTTTATTTGTATTTAAAACCCCATCTATGTCCAAAAAAAGAACTTTCATTTGACTTCTTTACCTGTCTGATAATCTAAAATTGGTTTTTTTAAAGATTCTTGCATTTTTAATAAAGTTTCTTCAATCTCTTCTATGTTATCTGTGTATATTCTAACCGCGTCTTCGGTCCAACCATCTACACTTCCATCTTTATTGTAATAAACCTCAAAAACTCCATATTCATCATTTTTATCATGATGTTGGATTCTCATGACTCGATAATTCCAGAAAGTTTTCATAATTAGAATCATAACTAAAAAATTTAATAATTCAAATAAAAAATTTTTAAAAAATATCTATTGGGTTTTTAATTTTACTTTCTTTAAAGCAATAAATTTGACCAAATTGATAAAAATTTCTCAAAGGACCAACAACATTATAACTATTTTTAACAGGAGAAATGTTATTGTCTATTATTAAGTTGCCTAATAATGTTTTATAATTAATAATAGAACCAAAAAAAATATTTGGCTCGCCTATAGAAGAAATATTCAATTCTATTCTATTAATAACATCATATTCATCATACCAGCTATTATCTAATGAGGCAGACATAGGATGATATTTTCTATAAATAAAACCTAAATCTTTTTCGCTATTTTCTTTATAAATTTTTTTAGCATCTTCCAAAGAATATTTATGCCAGCCAATATTTATTGCGGGTTGGAGGAGCCATTCTAAGAAATTTGATGGCAAATCTTTAAATTGACTCAAAGCTTTATTTTTAAAAGTCGTTTTCATTTTGATCATCTTTTTTAAACTTATTTAAATACCAAATTGAATCTTTGGAAAAAATGTTAGGGCAGGTATCGGCAACGATTTCCATTTCATAACTACTAGGATAATGTTTCAGCAAACTAGAAGCTGCTAGTCTTATGTTTTTAGGAACTTTAGGAGTTTTTTTTGGATCTAACAAATCAATTAAAAAACTTTTAGTTCTTTCAACTGCCCTGTATCTTTCGTCAGGCAAGGTCATTTTTAAATTCCTTCAATTTCTTCTACAACTATTCCTTTGTCTCTTTCTAAATTATAAGAATAAGCAGTCAAAGTTCCATCTGGTTTTTTATCATTTATTAATACACGCTTGCCAGAAGGAAGATCGCAAATTATTTTATTGTATTTTATATTATATTTTTTTAAAAATCTGATTATTCTTTCTTCATGTTCTTCTTTTTTTCTTGCGGTAGTTATTATTACATGGTCATCTTCTTTAACCATTTTGTTGAAAAAGTCCTCAGTGCCAGGGAGAATATGATCATCTTCCGACATATGACTTTTTTGTAAAACTAAAGTGCCATCAAAATCTATAAACCAAGTCTTAGAGTTTTTCATCTATTCTTCCTTTTATGTATTCTGCACCCAATTTGAGCAAATCCCTATGGTTATATTTTTTTGAAAAAGGTTTGTTCCATGCATTTTGCATGTCTATTGCTAGTTTATTTTTTGGATTATATTTAAAAATTTGGTCTGAGCCGAGTTTTAATAAATACCTAGGATCGTATTGTGTTCCGAATGGATTTTTATATGCAACAATCATTTTTTTATATAGTTTTTTAGGAGATAAATCCATAGTTGATTCCTTTTTTTCTATTTTTTTAATTGAAGCAAATAAAATAATTAGCAAAAAAAATAAGTTTAAAAAAATAGAAACAAAAAAAACTATTTTTAAACAATTTTTATTTTCCATAATAATTCAAAAAATAATCAGGGTTTAATTTTTCACCAGTAACTTTTTTACAGACTTCATCCGCTGTTAAATGGCCTCCAAGTTTGTGCACTTTTTTATTAAGCCATTTTTTAATTTCTCTTAAGTTTTCAATATTAATATTTAAAAGTAAGTCAGGGTGTTCTTTGTTTAATTTTTCAAAAAATTGATGAGCATAAAATGTTCCCAGACTGTAGGTCGGAAAATATCCAAATCCGCCACCCATAGCCCAATGGCAATCTTGTAAAATAGATCTTGCATCATTTTCTGGTTCTTTTCCAAGATAAGCTTTATATTTTTCGTTCCAAATTTCTTGAAGATCAGAAGTTGGAACATTTTCATCAAAAATCATCTTTTCTATTTCATATCTAATAATTATATGCATGTGATAAGAAACATCATCTGCTTCTAACCTTACGGTTGTGCGTTCAACCTTGTTTAAAGTTTTTACAAATTCTTCTAAACTTAAATCTAAGCCAAAAAATTTAGAAAAACTTTTATATTCATTTTTCCAAAAATTAATATTTTTGCCTATAAGAATTTCATAAAATCTGCTTTGGGATTCATGAATGCTGTAGTTTAATGCTTGACCAGAGGGCAGAGAATAATCTTTATAATTAAGATTTTGTTCATATATTCCGTGTCCGCCCTCATGCAAAGCAGACCATATTGAAACCAAATTTTCTTGTTGATAATTAACTGTTATTCTTGAATCACAGGGCGATACCAACAAAGAAAAAGGGTGTTCAGACTCGTCCAATCTTCCTCTTCTTAAATCATAGCCTATTTTTTCAAGTATTTTTAAACAATATTCTTTTTGTTTTTCTTTGGGGAAATCCCCAGATATAGATTTTATATTTTTTGATAATTCTTCTTTTTCTTTTATTATTGGAATTAAACTGTCTTTAACCCTACTAAATAATTTATCTAAATAATTTGTATTTAATCCTTTGTCAAAACTTTTAAGTATAGAGTTATAACCTTTTTGATTAACAAAAGATAAATGTTCTTTTGTATTTTCTATTAATTTAGAAAGATGTACTTTAAATAAAGAAAAATCACTTTCTTTTTTGGCGACAAGCCAAGCATCATATGCTTTTGTTTGTATTTCACTTGTTTCTTCTACAAACTTTTTAGGAAGTTTTGTGGCCTCTAAATAGCTTTTATAAAAATATGCTACATTTCTCCTTTTTTTTAAACTTAAGGTTTTATTGCGGTATAAATAATTTAAAGTTTTTTTAAATTCTTTGCTTAAGAACAAATCATGATGCATCGAAGTCAAATTAGAGATTTGACTTGCCCGATAATCAATAGCATCGGGACTCATGCAGATTTCTTGATCCCATCCTAAAAGACTAGAGATGGACTCAATGTGAAAAAGTTTTTCGGTGTGTTTTTTAAATTTTTTGTAAAGCTTCATACAAGCAGTATAAAGCTTTTTAAAATTTTATCAAACTGATTTAGAAAGATAATAATCGTCTAATGAATTTACAGCATTTTTCAATTGAGTTAATCTTTGTTCATCATCTACAAATGAATCATAGTTCGTTTTAGCGTTATTTAAAAAAGATTTATAAAGTATTTTTTTTAATTCGCCTGTCGATTCTATTAAAAATTCATTATTTACAACTATTCCAGCACCAACAAGATTATCGTCCTTGTATATCAAGTATTGCTCAGGATAAGACCTACAAGTATTTACAAGCTTATATGGGGTTAAAAAGCAATCTAATCTTGGATCTTTAGAACAAGGCTTTATAAAGTATGTTTCTCTCACTGGTAGTTGAGTTGGTATCGGTGTTATTCTCGGGTACATTAAAACTCTTCTTCTGTAACGAGTCTAAATTCATATGTGTGTGCCATTTGTATCATTTTCTGTTCTTGCATGTCCCATAAAATACAATGGCCTGTGTCTCCATTGCTATCAATTACAGGGCACATAAAAACAAAGTATTTGATCTTTTTTTGACCATAACCATACTTTGCATAATATTTAATTTTGTCTTCTTGCGAAAGCTTAACCCAATATTCTTGATTTAAATTTTTAGGTTCAAAAACTAATACAGAGCCTATCTTAAATTCAGGTTTCATAGTTTTTATGCTCTTGTGCAAGAGTCTTAAAGTCATTTTCTAAAGCTTTTTGGTCGTTTCTTTCTATCCAAGGATGATCTGAGTAAAAGTCATCTAGAATTTCATCAACTCTTTCTTTTGGCGAAAGAGAATGATAGCAATCCATCCAACTAAACAGACTCATAAAACCTTTAAGAAGTGAGTTCATCGTTTTTAGCTTCTATTTTTTTGTTAGAAATAGAATTAATGAATTCCAAAGTTTTATCAAAACAATTTTCACATAAATCTATTTCATAGACCTGTCCGTCTTTTTTAGTCTCAAATCCCCAATTTGCAATAATTTTAGCATATTCAATGTTATACTCTTTTTTGCAAAAGTTTCCACAAACATCGCAAATTATATTTTCTAATTGATCAACTAATTTTGGTTTTAAAATTTTCATATTTTCATCTCCAATTATTTTTTAAGTATAGCAAAGTTTTATGTATATTTCTTTCTTCTTTTTCTCCAATACTACAGTCATACTCTCCGCCTGATATTTCTTTATATTTTTTAAGATTACAATCTTTAAGACAATCCATAACAGTTTTACCATAATTAAAATTATTAATATCGCCAAAATATCTTTCTGTGACCATGTATGTAAACTTAGTAAAAGACTTTACAAATAAAGCTGAATATATATATTCAAAAACCCAAGTCATTTAAAAATATTTTCCATAGTAAGTACTTACATTTCTTGATACTTGTGGCTCATCTATATAATTTATATAATTTTCTAAATATTTATAATCAGGTCGCTTTTTATTTTCTTCTGAAAAAGCTAACATTTTTATTTTATTATGTAGTTTTTCTTCGAATCTTCCTTTTATAATTTGTTTGGCATATTGATAAAGAGCATTATAATCTTTAAGAAAGACTTCTTCTTTATCAAACGGAATTCTCCCGCCTAGAATTCTTGAAGAGTAAACAAAAGATAAAAAAGGCTGACTGTAGAGTTTATTAGTAAACTTTTCATTCAAATTATTGTCTTTAAATCTTTTTTGATTTGTAATAATGAGATATTTTAAAGCATATTTAGGACTTCTAGAAAAAACTTTTTCTAGTTCTGGCGAAAGTCTATTAATCCTAGTGTTCTTATATATCGTTTTATCACTTCTGATGTCATAGCCCTTATATTCGCTAACTAGACTTTCTACATATTTAAATGCTAGTGCAGGCGACTTTACAAAAAATTCATCAGACTCTTTAGTTCTTTTAAATTTATTTTTTCTTTTTAAAACACTAAGAGTTCTAAGAAGCCAATGCTTATCGTTTTCGAAATCTTTTAAGTTAAATTCTACTTTCATTTTTATTCCTGCAATCTTCGCAAAGAGTTACAATCCAACCGCTTTCATTTGGCTTTCCTTTGTTGCCACAAGACTCGCAGGTTTTATAACTAATTGCTTCCGCCATAGAAATTAATCCATCAATAAAATCATCGCCGCCTGAATAGTAGATTCTCAGTCCACCAAATTTTTCTTTAATTTGGTCAAACTTTACAGGAACATAATCTTTTTTATATCTCTGTGAGGATTCATTGACTAAATGCTCTTCATATTGCTTTATTTCATAACAAAGGCTTTTTAAAATATCAAACCATCCCGCACCGGTTTCTATTCCCCAAGCCATGCAACTTTCTTGTACAGACTTGTCTTTATTAGAAAACAAGACAGGATAACTACTGTAAAGTTCTTTTTGAAGTTCTTCTTTCATAAATTTTTTAAAGCAGTTTAAGATTGCCAGTAATGGTATCTAAAATTTCTGATTTTTCTGGACCTAGGGCAATACATGTATTTGTGGGAACTCCATTAAATTCGGTTAAGCCTTTGTCGGTAACTAGATGTGACTCTACATTCATTTCTTGTGCTTTTTTGTGGATTTCTAAAAGTTCTTCTTCGCTTTCCACATAAACGCAAATTTTAACAAAACTATTATCTAGCCACTCTTTTTGAACTGGGGTTAAGTCTTCTTTTTTAGCAATTCTTTTAGTTATAAAAGCCATGCTTGCATGACTTCCCTGGGCGATCAGTTTGCCAGTTCTTAAATTTTTAAATCCGCCCTTGCCATCAGGATAATTACGCCTCATAACAATTATTTGTTTAATCATTCTTATACTTGCCTTGCCAAAAGTGTATTTAATTTTTCTTTAATTTATTTTTTTGATTTTCTTTAGATCTTCCAAAATGATAACTTCCACAATAAAGACAATAATAAGCCTCGCCTTCATAAGAAGGCATACGCTCTTTATATTTAGTTAGTCCGGATTGTGCATCCTGTTCATTTTTATATTGGTTTTTACCAGTTGTGGGACAAATAGACATTTTTTTAAATTTTAATGTAATCTCTCGTGGCCTCATTCATCTTACCAAAAATTATTCTATTGTGAATATCTCTGGGCAAATCTTCGCCAGTAATTTTTTTTACATCACAAGCTATTTCACAAAGAGTTTCATAATTAATTTCATTCATTTTTTCTGCAAATTTGGCATGAAGATGATGTTTTATTTTGTAATCATCTTCTTTTATGCTAGACTTAATAGATACGTCTATGTTTGGATAAATGTGATTTATTTTATTATAAAATTTATGATTCTGTATGTGGTCTAATAATAGAAGTGCAAACTTATTTACTTCTACTCTTCTTTTGTTAATTTCTTCCATGATATTTTTAATAGCCCCAAGAGGAATCGAACCTCTAATAACTGCTTAGAAGGCAGTTGTTATATCCATTTAACTATGGGGCCGTCCGAATTATTTTACAAAACTTTCCAATTTTTCGCAACAAATTACATTGAAAAATTTATCATGAACATCTTCACAATTTAACAATCTTCCATTTTTAATGTTATTTATAAATTTTATAAACATATCCGGAGTATTCATTAAAATTAAAAGATCTGCTATGTTTCCTTGGTATTTAGGATGAACAAAGCTTTCTGGGTGTCTCCAGCCAAATTTTTTTTTCTCAATAAATAATTTTAATGTTAAAGAAACTAAACCAAAAATATGCTTAATTCCTACATTGCAATTATTTAAATTTTCTTTATTAAATTTTTCTTTATAATCTGTGATCACTAGTCTAAAAAAGCACTCTTCATAAACATTTACATCTTTTGCTTCCTTGAAATGATTCAGTGTCATTTCAGGTGTGATCATTATTCTCTGATAAGCGGTATCATAATGAGTCGAATTATAAACCAAAGTAACAGGCTGAACTTCTATTTCATGTTCAACATTGTTTATAAAAACTTTTTCTTTCATAGGACAACACTACGACGTACCCAATAAAAAAATAAAATAATTATTAGTTTTATTCTTCGTTGATTAAATCAACAAGATCATTGGCAAATATCCTTGCATCCTCGGAGTTCATAAAATGAACCCGAACAGAAGTCCCCTCAACTGCTATACGTCTGCACTTTCCTCGCTCTTTAATATCTTGCAATATGCTTCTAATGGGCTTGTTTGTAAAGCCACCGGCATAAGTGTTAATACCAAAAAAACAAATAGAGACCAACAGTACTTTGATAACTTTCATAAAAATACCTCCAATTTAATTTTTTTCCTCGATACCATAGTATTCCATGTAGTAAGAAAACAACTCAGGCTTATACTCTTTTACAAACCTAAGAACCAATTTTTCATAATTTTTTGCTGTTTCATCCACAGAATAGCAAATATACTTCGACCAGTCGTTAGTTTCTCCAAATTCGTCTAAAATGCTAATTATTCTACCTATATAAAGGTTTATTTCGTCTGCTCTATTAAACTTAAATTCCCAGCCAGGACTATTAGCTGGAAACTTTTGTTCTAATTTTTCAACTTCTTTCCTTTTTTCTTCTTCAGACATATTCTTAAAAACTTTTAATATGTTGTTCATTTAATCACACCTTTACAGATAATCATTTATTGAAGCTGGTAGAGTAAAATTCTAAAACTTTGTATTCTTCGTATTTTTTGATCCAATCTTCTTTTGTCCAATTAATAGAATATTTCTTGTTTAATTCCTTTGATCGTTTTATAGTTTCAAAAATAGTTGTATAAAGACCGCCAACCCTCCAATGACCATCATTTAATTCTTCTGCAACCTCTTTAACCTTTAAACAATTTAATAGAGAAAAAATAGTATCTTTTTCTGGATCGCTTAAACCAAAGAAGTGAGGAACTTCTAATATAGTAGATGGTAATTTATTAAAATACTCTAATGAAGTTAGCAACTCTTTTCTTTTGCCTATTACTTTTGCCTTACTGTTGCTGCAAAGATCAAGAGAATAAGAAACCCTCTTGGCTATTAGGTGGTTTTTATGATGGCTGTTAGATATTAATTTTTTCCACAAACTAGCTCCGAATAATTTTTTTAATGAACTAGCGGACAATCCAGAATATAAAATAAAAGGAACTATGTTATCGAGACCTTTGTCTCTTGCACTATTCATTAGACTTAAGTTTTTATGAACTTTCTTTAAAAGATCTTCATTTATTCGATATTTATTATAACAATACCTAGAGAAATACGGCTTCACAGCCCAAATTTCTAACATTATTGCATTAAATACTCTTTTAAAGTTTAAAGGGCTAATTCCAAATTTAGAAATAAAACCTCTATAGGCACGAAGTTTATATTTTTTTCTAATTTCTCTGGAGTCTTCTTCTTGGTTCTCTTTATTTTTAAACAAATCTAGCGTTGTAGCATTTTCTCCCAAAGTTTGTTTTATGTAGTCTTCTACTTCTTGTGCTTTAAAATGCTTGTGAAGTAAGTTGCAAGCATTCATAGCACTTGGCAAATAAATAAAATTATCAAACTTTTCTATAATTTTATTATCTAGCTTAAAAACCACAGACTGGTTTTCCCGCAGCAAAATGCTCTTATATTTAACTGGCATATTATTCTTCAACAAAGCAACCAAAACCGGCTTGATGTTCCCAAGTTAAAAGACCTGCCCTGGGGCTATTTTCATTAGAACAAACGCCCCAGTCAGCACCTCTTTTTCCGCTTAATTCAACAAAATATCTACACCCACAACTGCAATCTGGATAAGACTTTTTATCATCTTCCCATCTTGCAACTTCTCCGCCGTAACAACTATAGTCGGTGGGTAAAATTTTTAAAACATTCCATAAAGGATCTTTTTTAAAACTATTTAATTTATTCATTTAAAATTCTTTTAGAACTTCTTTTTTTAATCTAGCAACTTCTTTTTCAGCTTCTTTTAATTGATCAAGTTTTTTGGCTTTTTCTTTTGAAGCCACTTGATTTCTGAACTCTTGATATGATTCTTCAACTTCTTTGCAAACTTCTAGTTTAGTTAGTGTTGCCTTTTTAAACAAGCCATAGTCATCTTGATAGCTTGCAACCCTTAAAATAAAGGTAACAAGACTTTGAGAGAAAGAATCATCTCCATAACGAAATTCGGATCTTTCGTGACAAAGAGAACTGTCTTCTGCTTTTTCCATTCCGAAAAATTCATTCCAATCTATTTCGCCTTCAAGCAAAACAGAAAATTTTATATTTGACTTATCGCCATAAACTTTGTTTACTATAATTTTGGGCTCTGCTCTGTTTTTCTTATACATTTATTTCTCCTAAACAAAACTATACGGCTTTAATGAATAAAAAGTTAAAACAACTCCAATATTATAATCGGAATCGACAGGCTCTGTTTTTATCACTTTAAAAACATTATGATCAATTAATTTAAGAACATCTTTTGAAGAAAGACAACGCACACAATTACTGCCATCAAAAAACCCAACATCATTTTCTTCAGCTTCATCTATTACTGCTTGGCAAAAGCAGTAATCTTCATTGTTTTTAGACACGCTAACTAAAAACTTACCATTTATACTATTTAGAACATCACCTAGAGTGAAATCTTTAAAAACATTTAATTTTTTATTCATATTCTGTGCTTCTGCTTCTTTTTTGATCAAGCCAATTATAAACAGTCATTTCATCAACTTCTCTACCTATGACTGCAAACAAGCCTTTAAGCTGCTTGTTTAGCTTGGCTCTTTTTTGATTTATCAAATACATAGGTGCCTCGCCATCACAAGATAAATTTTCCGGGCTTAAGCCATTATAGCAACAAGCAATAGCTTCAAGTGCCAACTGCTCTACTCTATCCTGAAACGGAGAGTATTCGATTGGCTGAATCGGCTGACGGACAAGATTTACTTCATCCTTCGCACAATCTAAAGGCTCAAGCATTGAATAAGGAACACTCCAAACTGAGCCAGCCGGAAACTTTCCACGAGATTCATCTGTTCTAACTTTGGCTTTTTTGCCATTTATCTTTACAACAGTGCCGGTCGTTTTTTCGCCTGTTTCTCGACCAAAAAAAACTCTCATTCCTACTCTACAATCATTAATAGTCATTATATTTTTTCCTGTATAAGTAACAGTACGCTAACTCTAGGGCCGCTCCGTGACCCTAGAGTTAGCGTACCACTTTTATCTTTTAAATTTTTTTATAATACTAGCCGGATACTCCTAAAGACATAAGTTTGTCTTTTATGTCTGTCTCGTTCGAATTATATTTGCTAGCTAAATTTTTAATTCCATATTTCTTATAATTCTTAAGAAAATTTTCTATGGAATCTTTGATGTCCACAGACTCATATCTAGTAGATATCTGTATTCTTACAACATCTTTTAAAAGCTTTTTTATGTCTTTTGCACAAAGCGAGTCAGAAACTTTTTTACCATTTTTTTCGTAAGTGACATCAAGCTTTTTCATTTTTGATCTCCTTGGTTAAACCTCCAGAACTTTTAGCATTGACGCTGCTTTGTTTACCGAAAAAAAACAAAGCTCATAACTGAGTATACGATAAATTTCTGGTTTGGTTCAAGTTCTTGGAAAAATATTCTTTGCTAAAAAAATTATATATATAATTGTGAAAAATAAACGAGAATTCATTGCTATAGAAGAAATCAATCAATATAAAAAATTTGCTTTTAGAGGCGATATAATAAAAATGAGCATCGCTTTTCTACTAGGTGCTTCAATAAATAACGTTGTTAATTCAATAAGCAATAATTTAGTCAAACCAATAATAAACTTCATACTTATAAAGCCCAACAGCATGATGTCTAGCTTTGCTATTCAGTTAGACAAAAATATAAAAATAGAATTAGGAAATTTTTTTAGTAGTTTTTTTGAACTTTTAGTAACAAGCATCATTCTTTATATTGTATACGTTAAGCTTTTAGGCAAAGTAATAAATATAAAAGAAAATAAAAAATGCTGTGAGTTTTGCATGAGCGAAATAAGCAAATATGCAAAAAAATGTCCAAATTGCACTTCTAATCTATACGCTCGTTAATCTTTTTAAGAAAAGAAAATTGTTCATTAACCTTTTTATAAATTTCTTTTTCATCGCAATCTATCGATACGCCCATCAACAGAGCCATTTTCATGACTTCTAACCAAGGCCAATTAATTCCTGTGTATGACATAGTTTTTCTCATGTTTTCTATAACGACACTTTTATCATACTTTTTATAACACAAAATTTTAGGCATGGGATCAAGCGTTATATCATAATGATTTTCTTTTTCATCAATAACCCAGGCATGTTCAAAAGGAATAATACCCCCTGTAACAATTCCTTCTGCGTAATACAGATTATAAATATTCTGTCTTGTTACCAATTTTTGCGAGTTTGAAAAACATTGTTTGGCCATCGGTCTAAAACGGGCAAACTTTATAGAATCTTTAATTTTTTTAGGATGATGTTTATAAGATACATGACAATAACCGTCTTTAATCAATTTTTCATAAATTTTGTTCATTTAACTATAATGTATTTGTGAATAATTTATTAAAAGAATTTGAAAACAAAGAAGTTTGTGTACTTTGTAACAAAAAAACAGACGAAAATAAAAATACCAATATAAATAAAAGAATGTTTTATGTAGAATGTGTAGGCCAATTATGTGGCAAATGTTACGTTGAAATATACGATGTCAAATACCAGTAATTTATCTTTTAATAAAATTTTTAGGCTTAATATAATTTGTGCCCATCAACCTAACTAAAACTCTTTTTCCTGATTTCTTGCAAATCACTCCTTTATGCGGCACTAAACTGTCATAAACTAAAATAGTCTTTTCTGGTATTATAAAGGATGGCTTTTCTTTAAGAAAGCTCTCTAGTGTTTCGCTTTGATGATTTCTGTCGGTCGTAAAGCCTTTTAATAAAGTAGAATCTTTTGTAAAAATTTCTTTGCTAAAAACTGTTCTATTTTCTCCACACAACCACATGCAATATTGATTATCTCTATTAAAATCTCCATCAAAATGATATCTAACATCAGAGCAAGTTTTTTGACCAACTTTATAATCTTGAACAATTAAGTCTACAAGATAATTTTTAAAATCTGAATTTAAACAACTTTTCATTTCTAAAATTAATGAATTTAATTTTGGAAATGTTTCACAAAACTTATTTAATTCATAATCTTTTATGAAGCACTCATTTAAATTTATATAAAAGTCAAACTTTTTGTGTAACATTAGAGTTCTCTAAAAATTCTTTATATAATTTAAAATATTTTTTTTCTCGATTATTAAGACTTTTAAAACTCTTTAAGCTAAAGTGATTTTCTAATTCTCTAGGTAGTTTTCCTTTAATAACATTTACTGCATAGAGGTAACATAAGTAAAAGTCTTCCTTTAAACAACTTTCTATTTTAGGAGAAAGTCTTCCTTTTAAAACATCATAGGCATAACAAAGTGCGATTTCAGGTTTGCCCTTAAAAACAGATTCATCTGCAACCGGCTTGCCTGTTAGACGAGAGTTATAGTATTCGATAAAAGCTTTATTTGGAACGCCTTCGTGTTTACTAAAACTTTCTTTGTATATAGTGTGATCCCCGTAATCATAACCAGATGCTTGTGCATATTCATCAGTAATTTCCATGATAGTTGGTATTAAATCTTCATCCACCAACTTGTCTTTTTCTACAATCTCATCTTCCTGCCAGTCGCTAAATACATTGCCATTTTCATCTTTAATATAACATTCATCTTCTATAGAAACACCATTAATATCGTTAACTTGAAAACTATCATAGTAGTTATTATCGTCATATTCATTAGATTTAGTAAAACTAATGCTTTCAAGATTAGGAACACTTTTAAAAAGATTATACAAAATATTAGATTTGAAGTATTTTGCTTCTTCTTTTAAACAATTTATAATTACTCTGTTTATAAAAACTTCTATCATAGTATTAAAATCCTTTTATCCCTCGGACAACCTTTCATAATATCTTTCAGCAGCCGCACAAGATTGATCTAAATATTCTTCTTTTAATATTTCAATTATTTCTTTCGATTCTAATTTATGCCAAACCCAATTTTTAACCAATTCTTTTTTTTCTTCGCTTAATTCATCCCAATAATTTTTATCATTTTTAAAAGATTCTAAAAGATTATTAGATTTACTTTCAATTAAAACAGTAGAAATGTCTATCGACTCTATGCACATTTCGCCTTCACTATTATCGTGGTATGAACCATACCATCTATATTCTATGTCAACATAAACTTTTATAGTTTTGTTAAAGTCCAATCCTATTTCATTTTTATCGTCAATAAAATAAAATTCGTAGTCATACATTTTATTCGTAATGCCTAGTGCCTTGACTATTACCTTCGCCGGGAGTTGATTCTATTACAACAAAGTATTCACTTTCTCCATCAACTTCTGGCAAATAATCGCCATCTAATCCTCTTTCGTCAAGCCATTCGCACTCTGCTTTACATTTTTCGCCAAATTCAACTTTAGCTTGATCGTTTAGCTCTTGAGAGTATTTGTTGACAGCCTGTAAAGCTGCTTTTGCACTTTCTATGCTAGAGTATTCTTTATATGCTACCAACTTTGTATCTTTGCCCCACCAACCGCCTTCTTCTGGACCCCCATAATAAGGAATGTTTACATAAAGGCTCACATATAAAGATTTAGCCGGTTTGGCATTATCACAGATTTTATGAAAAGCTTTTTCAATCATTTGTCAGTTGCATGAGGTTTTTAGTTATTAACCAATTCATTACATTTGAAGCAACGTTGGGGACATTCTCGTTTTTTTTGTAGCCGTAGCAAATCAGAAGGTCAAGTCTTTTTTCTACAGGAGCCCCATTATACTCAAAGTCGTTTCCGTTGTCATCACAGATAAGCTCTACTAAAAGCTTTTCAATACTTAACTCATTGTCAAAATAAGAATAAACTCTATCTTTAAACTTTAAAAAGCCTTTTTCCTGAAATACTTCATGATCCCACCAATTTTCATTATTTCCTTTGCCAAAATAGAAATAATCTTCGTTGTAGTCTATCATTATATTATATATATCATTTAAAAAGGAACTTCTGAATCGTCCGACCAGTTTTCTGGAAGGTTGTTTTCCACATAGTAAGCAAATTTAACGCTTTCTTCATCAGAAGAATCAAATATCACAACCACCTCATAGTAATTTCCGAAATCATGCGGAAAACTTTTTCTTTTAAAAGAACAATTAAGAGGCTTGTGTTTTCCGAATTTCTTTTCTAAAAGATTTATATATCTTTTAGACTCTGCAATGGATTCTTCAAAATAATTATCAGAGCCAACTTGTGCACAATCTTCATTGCAAGGGGCAGATCCCAATTCAATAAAATCTCTCATTTGTTTTGTTCTCCAATACGACCATTATGATTTTCTTTTAAGATGCTCAAAATTTCTTCACGCTCAAAAGAAATCTCAGCCTTTCCTGTTTTGTGCCACATTACCCAATTAGAACAATTAGCACAAAGCGGTTCAAATTCTTCGCATTGTGACCCAAAGTATTCCATCATTTCATTATAAGTCAAATGCATTTGAACATTAACCCAATTACAAGAATGACCATATCTTTTGATCATATCTTTCTTTTGTTCTTCTGCCGAGGGCAAAGTATGTTTTTTCTTTTTCTTAGACATAATTATTACTTTACTTGTGTTGCTAAAACTTTTTCGTTTTCGCCAGTCCAAGCAGTCAATACAATTCTTGAATGAAGAACTTCGGCAATAAAAGTTATGCCGCCCAATTCATCTCTACAGATTCTCTTGATTTCATTTCCATCAACCACTAACATTTCTTTGCGAATCTTATCAGATTTTTCTTTTCCCATAAAAAGATAACGTACCCAAAAAATAAGAGTGTTTTTTGTCTATTTTTCTATTTAAAAAGATTTTAATCAATTCAGATGCGTATATAATTATAGAAGCACGGAGGTTTCAAATGATTAAAAAATCATTACAACTGTTAATTTTATTGTCTGTAATTTTTATGCCTTCATACTCTTATTCGCACGATTGTAATTGCACAAAAAATGGCGAACAATGTCATTGCAATCCTTGCAATTGTAATAAAAACTTAAGTTATGAAGAGTCTTTAGAATTAGCTAAAAAAAATGATAAAAAAGTTTTTGTATTTTTTGGAGGAGAATATTGCTCTTGGTGCAAAAAACAAAAAATAGTATTGTCCAATAAAGATGTATCAAGCAAGTTAGACAAATATATAATTTGTCATATTGACATATCAAAAAATAAAAATTTAGCAAAAAAATATAAAGTTTCTTCTATACCAAGCTACTTTATAATTGACAAAGACGAAAGTGTTTTAAAAGAATCAAATGGTTATAAAAAAGAAAAAGAATTTTTAGATTGGCTGGATTAATAAATCTTTTACAAGGAGGTTAGATGGCTTCATTAGCTTTGATGGTTAGTCTTATATTTATTTCGGTTTTATTGTCTGGTCCTGTTTCATTGTTTTTTTTATATTTTAATTTTTATGTATTGAGTGCAATTTTTGCTGTTGTGGCAATAATATTGGGAATTTTTTGGTGTCTATCGACACCATTTCCAATTTCTATTGTAGGAATGATAAGTTTGGCATTAGGAATAACTACTTTGACAAGAATGTAAATTTGTTAGCCCCTCCTTGAGTCAAACAAGGAGGGGCTAACTTTATACTATCCTCTGGATAGTCTCTAGTTGATACTTCCAATATTATAGAATTGTCTAATGCTCTCAATTGGTGCTTTACCTTGGGACTTATTTCTAACTTATCGCCAGAAGTTATTTTAAATATTTTTTTGTTGCCACCCTTTTGCATAATGCAATCAAATTTTCCGTAAAGACAATACCATAGCTCTGTTTTAATTTCATGAAAATGAAAAGAAGATTGATTATTTTTAAAATAAACCAAATACTTCATACAATAATTATTGTTATTACAAAAGTGTATTTCTAATCCCCAAGATTTGCTTACAATTTTAGAATTTGATTGTAGGGCTTTAGATAGTAATTGCCAAAAAAAATTTTTATTATTACATTTTTTGTAAAAATATTTTATATATTTAGATAAACATTTTTTACTACAAGTTACTCTCTCGGCGTTATTTTTAAATTCTTTTAAACAAATTTTACATATAGATTTTCCACGCTTGTCTTCACAAAAATCACTACAGTAATTGTTATTTTTAGTAAATTTAGAAAAGTAAAATAATTTATTACAATACTTACACTCAGAGCTTAAAAATTTTTTAGACATAAATTACTAAACTAAATATTTTAATTTGTAAATTGTTTTATATGCTAAAGATAATATTTCGTCTAACATATTTTGTAAATGAGATTCTTTTAAAGATTCTCTAGCCGATTTTGTCAAAGAACAAAACTCTTCTAAATACTCAACAATATTTTCAACAGGCTGTGTAGAAAAATCAATATCGCTTACTATTCCATATTGGCCTTGATATGTTTCTACAAAATCATCTATCATTTCTAATAAATTTTCATAAAAACTGTTTAACGCCACGTGCTGGCTATAGCTCTTTGTTTTTAAGTGGACATTATGTGCAACATGTCTTGCTTCAAACATTTTTTGAATGTATTTTTTTATGTCTTTGTTTTTATTATATTCTTTTAAGTTAAGCATAAAATGTTATAGTAAAAAATTGGTTTTATTAAAAATGATTTTATTCAATATTATTTGGATGGCAATTACCATTTGGAACCCAAAGAAAAAATTTCAGTAAATCAAAAAATCTAATATAAGCCACAGTTCTTTTTCTTTTCTCATTATAGACATCTTGATTGAAAAAATGTCTAATATTTTTTACTTGTGGATTAAACTTCTGGGATACGGGAAATCTTTTTAAACTATAATGATGCTTGTTGTGTTCTGTTAAAATTGCAACGTGCTTATTCATAGTTTTCATTTTTTTAAATAAATTATATCCCTCTTTAATTGCGGCGTATTTAAATATACCTATATTGAAGTTGCCTTTAAAATTGTTCCAAAAAATTTGTTCCGACATGTTTTGGTGAGCTTCTAAAGTTTTTTCTAAAAATCTATTTCCAACCATACAAGTATCATGCAAAAGAAAAAAACTATCTATTCTTTTACATACACCCAATTCTATTGCCTTCATTACACCAATAAAAAAATTATATTCATACAAATTATTTTCAATGGGAATATAATGAACTCCAGGCCTTATTTTAATATTTTCATTTATATGTTTGCCATTTGTGTTGCAATCGCCCAAGATAACTATTATATCTGAAGGCTTTATCTTGGCAACATACATGCTATCTAACAAGTGCTCTAAAGCTTTTGTATATTTTGGATGAGAAGTGATTATGTATTTTAGGTCACCTGTTTTTTTTTTAAGGACCAATAACAATCATAATTTACTTTGAAATTATCTGCTAACTTATTGTCTGCAACGAATTCATTTACTGCTACTGCAATTTGAGGCCAGCTAAAATTTCTATAATCATCGCCAAACATAATGCCATCATTGCTTAAAACATCCCAAGAAAGATCTATATCTTTTTTTAATTCTTCATAATAATTTGATCCATCCAAATATATTAGGTCGAAAAATATGTTATGTTGCATAAAAAATTTCAAAGCATTGTAAGACGTTTGAGGAAAAGGTATAATTATATTTTCTAATCCGTGCTTTTTAACATTAGCTAAAAAATAATCATATAATCTTGGCATCCCATTTTTTACTATTTTTTCTCTTTCAGCCGGAAATCTATCGGCTATCATCTCTAGTGAGCCAAGCCAAGTATCTACACATATTATTTTTGTGCTTAGAGAATTATTTTTAATATAATTCCCCATATGTATTGCTGATTTTCCTAAAAAAGAACCTATTTCTAATATGTAATTAGGTTTTGATTCATTAATAGCTTCATAAAAAAATTTGCTATCGCTGTTCCATCCATATAAAATATCTTCATATTTTGTATGGTCAAAGTTTTCATATATGTCTCGATAGCCGTGTATTAATTTATATATATAATCTTCTTGAATCGACATTTCAAGATTATATATTAACTATTTTTTAAATTTAATTAAACATTTTTTAATTTTTAATGGCTTAAATTTATTTAAAAATCCAAAAACGGCATCAATTCCGCTTTTTTCATATATTTTATTTAAAACTTTATACTTATTGTTAAAATTATTTCCTTTGGCATCAGTCCATTTGTGAGTGGCGATTTTATCGCTTTTTTCATGTATTGTTGCCTCTAAATTTTCCCTAGACTTAATTTCCTCAGAGTTCATTTTGCTTAATTCAAAGCTTGGATTTTCCGGAATAAACAATAAGCTTGCATAAGGCTGATTATGAGAAAAAATGTTAACCTGTCCCTCTAGCGGGGCTTTAAACACAACAAAAAAAACTCTAGACCAGAATCTCTTAATGTGACCAGAAACGGCAATAGGGCAAGTACCTGTATGGTCGGTATAAAATCTTGGATGAGGCTCTAATCTAGTCAAAAAGCCCTCTGGTGGTATTAAATCTATAAAACTAGATATGCTGTAATAATTGGGTGCAAATTCTTCTATGTATTTTAAAGCAAGTTTATTTTCAGATTCAAAAATAATTTTCCCGTTTTGCTTTTTAACAAACAGTTCTCCGTCAAATGGATAAGACAATTCGTAAGAATAGCAACAAGCGTCAATAAAAGGCTTACAATGCCAAGGACTTGGTTCATCATAGCCAGGGTTTCCAGCCCAACCCGGCACTTTTATTTTTATTTTCTTTGGAACAACAATATCATTTAAATATTTTCTATATTTAACTATCAATGTAAATTCCTCCTTACAGTATAACTTTTCTAAATAACTCCGGGTTATTTAAAGCTTTATCATACAGATCGAAATCAGATTGATATTTGGTCTGTATAAACTCGTTTAAATTTTTTGCAAAAAGATAAACACCTAGTTTGTCACTTTTATTTTTAGTAACATTAAATTCAGATAATTCGTTTCTAATTGGTATATTGTAATAATTAAGCAATTGATCAAAGGTTTGGTTAAGATTTTTTTTATAAATCAAAATCACAGTTTTTTTATAATCTTCTTCTTTTATCCATTCCGATTGTGGTTTAAAAAAGCTTATCCAAGTTCTACTAGTGTTGAGTGCACAATCATCTATTTTCAAAAAATAAATAAAATCACTGATTGTGTAATCTGGTAATTTTTCTTTAAAAATTTCTGATCCGTTCTTCCAATAATAATATAAAGAAAAAAATCTATCCACTGGGTCTCTAATTATGGCGAACGGATTTTCAAAATACGAAGTATCTAAATCATGGTATTCATTGTAGAATCCATCTAATAAAAAATAATCTTTATAAGATTGCATTATTGTATTTTTAATACATGCTCCGCCTGTTTTAGTTATATGAATAAATCCAGGCTTTTCCAAAATTATCTCCATCTATGGCGGCATTCATTTGGTGGATTTTTTAGATATTCTTTTATATCCCCGTTTTGATCAATTTTTTTATCTTCGTATGGGACTGCAACTCTTCTATAGTATTCTTGTTTAATATTCTCCAATACGCCGGTAATCATCGCTATTTTAGAATAACTAACATCGGTCATCAGTCCAGACAAAACTCTAGAAAAACAATAGTTTAAGTCGCCAAGAAGCTGGACAAACTCTTCATTACTTATTTTTTCCTTATTAAAAAGATTGTCTTCTGCTCCCAATAATTCTTTTAAAGAAAGAATCATTTGGTTAATAGAATTATCAAGTTTTTGTCTTCTTTCCAAATCAATGTATGGCATAATTTTACTCCTTGTGAAATGTGTAAAACCTCAAAAATTGAATATTATTTTTTTTACAATACTCATCAGATGGTATTATAGCATCTTCACAAAATTCAGAAAAATTTTTAATATAACCTTCTTTTTCTAACCAAATAAAAACAACGGTCTCAAACTTTATTTGTTTAAGATATTTAGACTTAAGAATCAAAGAAGATTTATCTACTTCTTTTTCATTTATCTTAATTTTTATTTTATCTAAAATATCGTTATAACAAATAAAAGTATATTTATCTGGGTAATCAATTTCTATTTTTTTTATATTTTCAAAATACCTAAGATCTTTGTTCATTACTCACATCAGAATTAATTTTTACCGAACCGATAAAAGGTGCAACATTATAATCTTTTAAATTAGTTGTTGTGCCAAGCTTTAACAAGTCATCAGAGTGTATCACAACACCCATGTTTTCTTGGTCGGTGATTATCCACAGTATCTTCTTTCCATCTTCGCTTTTCCACTCAACTATTTTAGATTGCTCTAGTTTCATATTTAAACTCCTTGTTAATTTTTACCATTATAAAAAAAAATAACCGGCGTGTCAATACGCCGGTTATACAAAAAATTTTATTTTTGTTCAGAACAATATCAGCGGCTCTTCTTCGACTGAAGCCGCTCAAGGATAACCTTGGCCTCGTCGATAAGCGTGGACTTACGAACGCCACCCTTGAAGCGAGGAATGTCCATTTCAATCCCAGCGTCCTTAAACTTCTTGCGAAGCTGCGAAAGACGAACCGAAACCGAAGCGGGCTTAAGATTAAGATCCTTAGCACACTCTTCAACCGTATGACCGGCAGCAACGTGACGGTGAACGGCCTCAAGAAACTTATCAAGAGCAACAGCCTCCTGATTCTTAACACGCGGCATAATCATTCTCCTTTTTTCATCAACCATGTTACCGACAGCAACGTGCCATCGTCGCAACACCCTTTATACGTACCAGAAGAATCATTTGATTTGTTTGTTCAAATACATTTAAAATAGATTTTAAGAATATTTAAAAAAAATTGTGTTAAATTATTTATTAAATAATAAAGCCGCAAAAGATAGCCCAACCACAAAACCCATCAAGGTGCAACTCAAAATAGCACAAGAATATTGAAAAAATGTGATATCCATCTTGTTATGCCTTAACTACGAGTGTTTCTATTATGATAACAATCTCTACTACAATAATTATTTTTATGTTTTTTATGTTTAACAGCGTTTTTTGCAATAGAATCTAAATATTTTGTTCTTGTAAATTTTTTAGAACAATTATCACAAGTTAATTCTAAGAAAAAATGTCTGCTCCACTTACTTTCTTTTTGAGCAAAAAAACGACTTCTAAGTATAGCTCTACAATCACTGCTACAAGTTTTTACGTCTTTAGAAGAACCATTAAACTTTTTATTACAAATATGACAAATATTGACTCTTTTAACGTGCTTATTATACGTTACAGGTACACCTTCTTTATCTGCCTTTTTTAATAATTGATAAACAGCCTGCCTGGATATATTGAATCTTTTTGCTATCTCTACCGCAGATATTCCTGCAGATTTTAATTCAGCTATTTCTTGTCTTCTTAATTTATATTGATTTTGCATTTTGGTAGCCAAACCTTTATAAGTACGGAATTTTTTAGGTTTGTCAGTTTTTGTTAAAGGTTTAATAACTTTAACGTTTCCTTTAACCGGAACTACTAAATTATCTTTTCTCAGGCCAAATAAATTTTGCAAAATAACCCAATTACTGTCTGTGGGGGTGATCTTATTTGTTTCCCATCTACAGACTGTAATGTGGCTCACATTAAGGGTCTTTGCCAACTCTTTTTGAGTTATATTAAATTTTTTACGATTAGTTTGTATAACTTTTCCAATTTTCATTTTCAAGCTTTATAAAATTAAGTCCACAAACTTTTTCTTATTTTAATCAAATCTATAAGCATAGCTTCATCTTCTTTTTCATATTGCTCTTCTATTTCTTCTAGTTTTTCAAATATTTCAGACTTTTTTTCATCTTTTTTAAATGATGGATATATTCCGTCTTCACTTTTATTGTCTTCGCAATATTTTGACCATCCACTTAAGTCCATTGGATCCGGTCTTTTGGGTCTATTTTTCCACCAATTATATAATTCTAGAATTTTTTTAGCAGCCAAAGCTTGTCTTGTAGGCTCTCCATAATTAGGATCATCTTTATAAATACCACAATCTTCTTCGTATTTAAGTTCGGAGGCCCAATTTAAATAGTCTACTCCTGCTTCTATACACCTACCTTTTTTAAATATATACTTTTTCTCTTTGTTTCCCAATGAATACAGCCAAGCCTGTTCTACTTCTATAAAGTCAACCAATTCATTAAAAAGACCAAAAAGAATTCGATCATCAAGTTCGTGATATTGCCCAGGCTCCAATCCGGTTTTTAAATAATGAGTTTTAGTTATGTATCTATTTTCAATATAAGCTCTAATAGAATTAACAACATCACTCGGCCAGCAAACGATATTTTGAATTTTATTTAGAAGAACTTCTGAAAAATAATACCTATAGGGAGATTTTTTCTTTAATTCCTTTCTCCAAGCCTCCCACTCTTCCATAGTAAGAGCCAAAGGTTTCTTTTCGCCCCTAATCCATTCTGCGAATTTGCCGCAGCTCCAATAATTCCATCTATTTTTTAACATAATATACCTCAAGATTTGAATGTATCTAATATAGTTTTTTGATACATTTTTTCAACATCTTCTTTTACATAATTTTTTCTTACTTTAAAATGTTCACCATAAACCCAAGATGCTCTGCACACTCTTCTTTTTGGGTTTTCAACAAACCAAGCAGAAATATCTTTCACTGTATTCTTAAAAATTTTTTCAAGCTCTTTTGTTGTTATCTTTTTATAACAAAATATTGTTGTCATTATTTATTCCTTAGTCCAATAGCCGTAAACACAACGAGTTCCACCCCTGCTAGGGTCGTGGTTGTCATGAATAACACCATCTATTACAGCAACCAAATGCTTGCTAACACTAACTACAAGGCGACCAGCCGGCAATTCATCTTTTCTTAAATGGACTTTACATCCTGTGCCTACACCCATAGTAGGGGTCCAAGTCCATCCTATGGAACTCATATATCTTTTAATAGTTGGCCGACTAATACCTTTGTTGGCATGGCTTCTAGATTTATTCCCCCTAGGCCTTTCTCTTTCTGCCAGTGTGTTTAATGAGTCATAAACAATTTGATAATCTTGTTTTGTTGCTATAGCAATTGCACGACAAACACAATCTCTAGAATTTTTGCCACCATAACCAGCTTCTTTTCTACCACCGTCATTTATGACTACTTTCATAATTAAAACCCTAAAATTTCTAAATTAGAAAAGCTATCTAGTTTTTTTTTCTTATCTTTATAAAGCAAATCAAAATATTGTTTTATAAACCCTAAAGCTGGCCTTCCGACATCCAAAGAAACATAATCATTTCCCTGCATGCCTTGTTCGCTGTATTCTAGGCAGTCTGTGGCATTTTTGTCAAACCCTAATTTAGATAAATTAAGCTTAAAATCTTTTATCCAATGAGAGTCAGTGTAAATTAAACCTACTTCATCTACATTCCATTGAATGTTATCAAAATACACTCTTAATTCAAAAATAAAAGAGTCTAGCGTAAATAAAGCAATCTTTCGATGATTAACTTCGATGCACAAATCACTCCAATAACCATCACCCCCCGTTTGACAATTAAAGTCTATAGATCTTTCATAAACTCTTGTTTTTGTGCCATTCACACAAATAACTTTTTTTGGAAGGACAGGAATAGTGTATGACTTAGACATTTTTGTGGCTGGACAATTAATCACGACAATACTCTTTTATTTTTATTACAGATTTGCTTTAAAAATCTAGTAATAATTCCAACAGAAGACATCACATCTTCCAATATTACATAATTTCCTTCTCTGTAGAGGGACTCTCCAGTTTCGTCGGAATATGCATCGCAAACACCAATTCCATAAACTTCTGTATCCATTCTCTTTCTTACCATCTCACAAACATTATTTACATGCTCTTCTGCTTCTCCACCACCATAATAAGTAGACGCGGGCTCTCCGTCAGAAATAACAAAAATTATTCTTCTAGAATAAGGGTAATCTTCAACAAACTTTTTGGCAACAAGTTCTATGGCTAATCCATCTACGTTTTCAGATTTTGAAGATATTTCTACACAAGTTTGAATGTGTCTGTTTCTAGGAGTGTAATATTCGGTAATCAAGCAGCCATTTATAAACTCATAATTAGTTTGTTGTTCGGCTGTATGTCCGTATATCGATATATCAAAATAATTTTTTAATCCTTCTGCCAGAATGATAGCGGTATTTCTTGCATCGATATATTTGTCTTCCATTGAACCACTTTCATCTATTAAAAGACAAACAGCTATTTTCTTTTGCGAAACTATATCTTTTCTTTGCATCAAACGGTCATCGTTTAAAAATATCTTGTGCAGATTATTTTCATCAACATCGCCAGAAATATGCCCAAATGAGTTTAAGAACATTTTATTGTTAATAAAATAAAAATTATTTTTTACCGCATTTATACAATTATTAAGATCAATAACTATATTCTTATAGCTTTCATCATAAGCGTAATCATATTCTGGTATAACGAATTTGCTGAATTTTGCAGACAAATCAACACTATTTATTTCGGTAACACTGTCTTTTCCTGTTTCATCCTTATCGTTTTTTATTTGAGCCAAGCTTTCATCAGTAGAATTTTTTACTTTTAATCCAAAAAGTTCGCTATCTGTTATTTTTAAACTTTTAAAACTTTTTGATAAATTGCTTTTATTTAATTTGTCGTTGTCGTTATTGTGATTGTCGTTGTCGTTATTGTGATTGTCGTTGTCGTTATTGTGATTGTCGTTGTCGTTGTCAGTTTGCTGTTTTTCGTTTTCTTGGTGTTGTTCTTGCAATATTTCTTTGACTTTTTTAACTATTTCACGACAACTACTAAGCTTTTTATTTTCTGACTCTGGATTTTCCAAAATTTCTACAGCAGCATCTACACACTTTTCATAAATATCTGGAATGACGATCATATCATCAGAATTAACTAGATTCCAAGCTATTCCAGAAATTACAGCTTGCAGATTTGGAGTAGATAAAGTCGAATCAATAAAAGACTGTACAGCTTCTTTTTTAGAACAAATTGATTCTCCATGCTTGATAATATGTGGCATAAAACCACACCAATTATCTTCTATAAACTTTTTTGCTATATTAGTTTCTAATGCTTCCCAAAGTTTAATTGTTGGAGCATAAGAAGAGTCTCTATTTTCTTTTGATCTATACAAATTAGCTAGAGCATAATCCTCTTTAACAATTTGCTTGTTTAATATGCTAGAAAGATATACTTTCCCGGTCAGTACATCCAAAGTATCTTCAACTATAACTTCACTATCATCTATCAAGTTGTCTGGAGAGACATGTACAATATTGCTATCAGGAGAATTTTGGCTTTCTCCATCACTCCATCTTACTTTTAATTCTTTGTCCCCACTAATAACATTTATACTAGTTTGAATTTGATTTAGCACTCTTTTATAAAGTCTTCTCTTTTTATCTTCTCTATTAGAGTATTCAAGATCAAACCATCCAAATCCTCCCAACTTGTCCATCCATCCTTTGGTGGCACTTTTATAAGAAGATCGCCACCAAGATCCGCCACTGGAGGACTTGTATGCCTTGTATGAACTTTTATTAACGTCGTATTTATCGAGCCACCAACTAGCACACATTATTATTTGGTCCCCATAAGCCTAGACTTGCCAGTTTTAGTCTCCTTAGCTTTTGAAGACATTCCAAACTTGCCTTGAATTAATTGAAGAACACTTGCACGCTCACTAGTGGTTCCGCCCTCCGAACTAAACAAATTAGATATAGTGAACGTTAAACTATCAACTCCGCCATCAACAAAATCCTCTGCAGCAGCAATTAATTGTCGAGTAGAAAAGCCGCCTGAATAACTGCTGTTTAAACCGACGCTTTTCTTTCTAATTTGATTGGCAATATCTATGAGCGAAGCAGCATCATCTTCTTCAATACCAGTTCTTTTAACAAGAAGCTCTCTTTCTTTAGTGGGAAGTAGATATTTAACTTCCACAACTCTGCTGAATCTATCTCTTAAAGCGTAATCAGTAGCACTTGTGCCACTATAACCGGCACCCTCATTCATCGTGGCAAAGAAAACCATTCCTTTGCCGAGTCTAATATTATTGCCTTTTTCTTCGAGATAAGTGAACTCTCTGTTATCGAGAAGGGGAAGCAAAGTATTTAAAACACTAGGATGAACACGATTAATTTCATCAAGAAGAATTACTGTATTGCCTGCTTGAATAGCTCTATCAAACTGGCTTTCTTGCCAAACTATATTTCCATTTTCAATCTTTTTGTATCCAAACCAATCTCTAGGCTCACGCAAATTAGCACAATCCATAATCAACATGGGAAGATTGTTTAAAGCAGCATATTGCATGGCCATTTCTGTTTTGCCTGCACCGTGCGGCCCTTGAAGAAGAATTTTTTGTGTTTTATTATGACGGTTTTTTTCTATTCTCCCAAAAAGAGCACTAATGTCTTCTTCAATGAAGTAAGTGTCATTTACAATCGGATTAAAAATACCATTATTCATATCAAACCTCCTTTATAAAAATAAACTACTTATTTAAACCCTGATAACTATTTTGGTGATCTAACCATTTGTTATCAGTATAATCATTATAAATTTGCTTAACTACTAAAGATAAACTATTTGATTGGTTGTTTTTATTCTGATCCGATAACTTAATCCAACAAAAACCTTTTTCACTTTTTGTTATTTTATATCCTAGATTTTTTGCCCAGCGATTAATCTCGCCCCATTTTAATTCCATTCGGCAACTGCCTTTTTATATAAACCTAAAAATCTACCTTGCATATTTTTAGCATTATAATCTTTCCATTCACCCAATCTATCAGGTGAACGTGAGATGCTGCTCATACAAACTTTTTCTTGCTTGGCACTACTATAAACCATCATTACGCATTCAGATTTTTTTGGAATTCCTTCTATATTAAATTCGGTAATCCATGATTCTAAAACAAGTAAATATTCTTTTAAGTTGTTGTTTCTAATTTCATTACACAAAAAATTAGTAAAGGCATCTTTATCTTCTGGCCCAAAAACCAATCCTATAATTTTTTGAATATATTCTCCAGTTTCTGGATCTTTATATACTCCAAACATAACTGGTGCTAGTTCACCAAAATCTTCAAAATTCTTTCTAGCCAATTTCTGAAAATGACTTATTTGATTAAAAAGCATAATGCCCTCTATGATAGAGCGTACTACGGATACTTTATTTTTTAAAAGTTAAATTTTTATTTATTAAAATCTAAGTTCATTATGATTCTTTTTTAGAGCAACAATTTTTGGTTTATATGGATATCTTGGGTTATCTATTTGCTCTTCGGGAAAGCAATAAGAAGGATTCAAAGTAAGTGTCGGAGAATTGTCAATTAAATAACGATTCATATGTGATTCATCATGCCAAACAGCAATTATATTTTTGCTAAAATCTGTGGTTATACAAGCTGCGAGCTTTTCCGACATTTTAATAAATTTTTTTGTTAAACCTCCATTAAATCCACCAGCATAATAATTTTCGCCCTCTTCTCCTTCACGAACATATGCAAGAGACTTCAAGTTTCTATCATAACTTCTTTTTTCTTTTGAATAAAAAGACTGATAAGGGTGTTGAACAAAGACCATATCGCCTAAAACTTCGTCGCCTATTTTATCAAATACTCCCATGTCTACGTCGAAATAATAACAATAATCAAATTTATAAATAAATTCTTTTTCTTTTAAAAAGTATTCATATCTTTTTAAAGTCGGCATAGGCCAAGGCTCATGATTAATTTTACAAATTTTTAAGTTATCATTTGATTCCAAGTTGCTATCTGTGAATAAAAGATGTTTTATGTTATGGTCATTAAGAAAGTTATTATTAATATCTTTATAAAGTCTATCAAAAAACGCAATATATTTATTTGTAGCAATAGTTAAAATACAAACATTCATTTTAGCTATTGTTTTTTAAATAATCAATAAGAAGAATTAGTTCTTCTTTTGTCATTTTAATATCAATGCTATCCCAAGAAATAACATTACTAATTTGCAAACTAAAAAAACTTTCGGCTTTTTCTAATTTTATTCTATAGACATCAAAATTGTATGAATCTTCGGGCATTTTATTTTTTACTAATATTTTTTGTTTGAATTATTTCAGAATCTTTTATTTCAGTTAAAGTAAAAGTTAAAGCATAATTAGATATATTTTTTGCATCCTTTAATTCTTTTGTCAGATAATTATTAATAGTCTTACAAATATAATCACAATTCAATTGCTTGTTCAGAACAATCATCATTTTTGAATTTTTCCATCCTTCTTGATAAAACTTCAGACGTTATAGAGACAGTATTAAGTATTTGATTATAACCGCACACGGTCCAATCTAAGAAATAAAATCCTTCTTTTTTAAAGTCTTTAGATAGTATTACAGATTCTAGTTTTTTTGTGCGTAAGTTTATACTAACTAATTGGCCAGGCTTAAAGTTTTTCTTTTTCATTTACCAAGTATATCGGGATACTTTTTCTTAACTTCTTCTAGCTGGGCTTGGCACACATCGCATAAGCTATGCATACGTCTTTTAACAAACATATCGTCAACAGGAAATTTAGTAGCATGTCTCTTGTTACAGTAACCGCAAGGTTTTCGTATAGTTATCATTCCGTTTGAAAGAGAAAGCACACTGTATTTTCTTTTCTTCTTCATATATTTTTTCTCCGGAGACAAGAGAATTCTACCAAAATGTCCATTTTTGTCAAGGCTTTGCAAAGCAAAATCTCGACAACTAAGCCTTTAAATGGGACGTGAGGGAATCGAACCCCCGACCAAAAGATTATGAGTCTTCCGCTCTAACCCCTGAGCTAACGTCCCAATTTTGTTGTGGTCTAGTTTAACACAAAACTATTCAATTTCAAGTTGTCCTCAATCTTTCTTTTTGCAAATTTCTCTAAAGATAGCTTGTTTTTTTTCATTTCAGGAAGTATAGTATTTCTGATCCAATTTCTTCTACTTCCTTTGATAGTTTTATTTGTTTCATCTTCAACAACATACTTCATGTAGTTGTTTCTTTCTAAAAACTGCCTGAAATCAAATTTTTTAGTTAACAAAAAAGGATGAATAATCTTAAACTCTGTATTCTCTGAATCTCTTGGTGTGAAAGTGCTTTCTAATTCTATGGGCGTGTGAGTTGGATGCCCTCTAAAACAATTTAACAAATAACTTTCAACATAATCATTCAAATGGTGTGCGGTGATAATTTTTGGAGTTTTATTGCCGTAAAAAATTCTTCTTGCTCTATTACAAACTTCTTGATAAAAGTTTAGTCTTTCTTCTCGGCATTCTGATTCTGTTTTTGCTTTAAAATTTTCGCTTAGTTGTGTCAGCAAATAAGCTTGAATTTGATCAAAGAGATCTTTATTTTTTCTCGTACTAGCGAATCGCCAGCCACAACCAAGAGCAGAACAAAGTTCTCTGTATTTCTTTTCCATCAAATCATTTTGAGGTCTTAATTTATGATTAAAATGAATGGGAATTACATTGTAGCCCTTGTTTATCATCCAAATAAAGGCAGCTACACTATCTACACCCATACTTAAACTGAATAAGTATAAGTCATCCTTGTTTACAATCTGTTTAATTATTTTAATCATTTGTTTTTTGTATGAATATATCAAAGCCTACTTTGTGAAAAATGCGATGACAATTTGCACACAACAACACGCATTTTTCAACTTCTTTAATTAAGGTTTCTTTTCCATAAGAAAAATTTACTAATCTTGCAATTGAAAGTTTTTTTAATTTTGGATTTATGTGGTGAAAATCTAGTCCACACGGGTGTTCATTCCAGCCACAACGAAAACAAGATCCATTATTTTTAAACTCATTAATAACTTCTCGAAGCTATTTTTATTTTTTAAATAATACTCCCTAGTTTCTTTTTTGTGGGTCCTATAATATTCCTTGCTATAAGCTTTTTTTCTTTCTGCATCTTTAAAAGGCATAAATGCCGAGGGTGGGATTCGAACCCACAGCGTTTCTAATGTGAGGGATTTTAAGTCCCTTGCGTTTCGCCAATTTCGCCACCTCGGCTTAATTTTCTACAACTTTTCTTTTAATTCACCCATAACTTGTCTTAAACAAGGAATCAATTTTACAGGAACGCCTATAGGAAAGCTTTCCATTTTTTCTTCATAGTTCTGGCTTACTTTATCACAATTTTTTAAATCTATCAAGTCTTGAACTTTATAAATTTCTTCTAAAAATTTTTGTTCATCAAACTTATTAACTCCAAGAGAACAATAATCTTCTATTTCACTCATCTTTAAAAGAAGTGCTCCCAAATTAAGTGCCCAGTTAGGAGCATCTTCTATGTCTTCTTTTTTTATAATTTTGTTTTCAACCAATTTATTTTTAAGATCTTCATTAAGACTCATTGAATAAATTCTCTAAATTCGTTATTTGATCATTACAAGAATAAAACTTAATTGTAATTTTTTTATTTTGATGTATTAGAAAAATACCATCTTTAATAATTAAAATTTGTTGATTAATAGGCAGTGCAAAAGCAGGAGTTTGAGCTGTATTGTCAACAAAAACAAGATCGTTGTCTCTTTCTACACAATAATCATATTCTGAAATCAGTTTGACGCCATCGTAAATCCTTATTACAGGATCATTTAAAAAATAAAAATGGTTTTTAACAACTCTGTCGTAAAAACTTTTCAGATTCATTTCTACCATCCTTGATTAATTAGCAAAACTGCCGAGCTTCATTTTTTTGTGCATTTCGTATGGAAGTTCGCCACCCAAAACAGAGACTGCATACTTTAGACTCAAGTCTTCTCTCTCTGAGATTGCTTTCTCTCCCATTTCAAATCTACCACAAATAATTTGTTTTGCATAGGCGAAAGAACAAGCAGCATCTTTAGAAATAGCCTTCTCTCCCAAAGGAAATCTTTTATTTTTTATTGTTAAGGCATACTCTAAAGAACACTCTGCGTCTTTGCTCAAAGACTTTTCAACTTTATCTAAAATATCTTCTGGAATGTTTTTATTGGTATCGTATCCTAAAAAAGTAATATACTTTAAAGTGTTTGTAGGAGATTTAAATATAGCTGACTCGCCTTCTAAGAATCTTTTTTTACCATGTTTTGAACCTTTAAGAATTGCATAGCCTAAAGACGCATCAGAGTTGTCTAGTATTAAAGGCATTGCCTCTGATACTTCTTTGGGCAAACCCACACAAATAGATCTTTGCTCTGCTGTCATATATGATTCAACAAACTTCATATACTCTAAAGCTAACAAAGCACTAGTTTTTGCATAATGATGCCATTTTTCCATCAATACTTTAAAGCAAGGAAAGCTATCTTTATCCTCTCCAACTATAAGTTTGTAATTATTGACATAAGTGCTGCAGTACTTTTCGCTTCTAACAAAAAGTATCCAGTTAATTGGATTTTTCGCAGGCGATGGATGTTCATATATGTCAAATTTTCCGCTTATTTTTTTGGTTTCTGCAAATAGTTTTTCAATAGTAGAATCAACATCTTTTGATTCTAAATTGCTCAAAAATTCAAAATAAGAATTAGGCATTTTTATTATTTTCTATATCTTTTTTTATTTCTTCGTATGTCTCCACAACAGTATCTGCTTCGCCAAACTTATCTTCGCCGTTCTTTTTCCATTGATAATTTTTACCAATACGCTTTACAGTGTAAGCATTTTCTAAACAAAATTTTTCTAGTTGCCAAAATTTCATTGCGACTCTAATTTAAATCATTATAGCGAATAACTTCGCCAAATGGAGGCTTAACATCGCTAGTAAGCACCCAAAGAACATCTAATGCAGGCTTGTCTCCAAATTCACCGTAACCATCTGTAAAGAATACACAATAATCTGGTTTGATGCCGTTATTTTTAAGATGCTCAAATACAGGTCTAAAGTCAGTGCCGCCGCCACCCGAAAGTTTCGGAAGAGGTTCTTGGGGATTTATCCAACGACTTTCATATACGCCAGCATCGCAATCTAAAAAGTAAACTTTAGCATTCAGCTTTTTTCTAAGGTCTTCTAGTTCAGCCATAGCATTAGCTAAGTCCTCTTCGCTCATACTTCCACTAGTATCAATTGCATAAGCAATCTTAGGAGAAGTAGGACCAGTGCTACTAGGAATAACGTAATTTCTTCCTAAAAACCTTTTATTAGGATAATTCCAAGTTGTATCACGCTTTTCAAGCCTGCTTGTTCCAAACCGCATCTTCTGGCGAAGTGCAGTAATCCAGTCAACCTTTGCTTTTAAGTGACGATTAATTGCTCGCTCAAGTCCAGCAGGCATATCGCCTTGAGACTTAGCAACAGTATAAGCATCACAAATAGCCTTGCCAACAAAGTCTTTAAGTTCTTGTGAAGCTTGCTCTTTAGATTTTCCCTTTTTATCAGGCAAAGGAACTCTTCGATCGCGAACAACAGTTATTCCATTTCCATTTCCATTTCCATTTCCTTCGCCTTCTTCTTCGCCCTTTCCTCCGCCTTCTCCATCTTGACCTTCACCATTGCTATTTTGCTCGTCACCCATAATATCCATGATATTTATTTTAATCTTGGTGGCAGTTTTCATAAGCTCGGCATAAATCTGCTCTGCGTTAATATCCTCCCACTTAGGCTTATCTGTTCTCCAGCTTTCATCAAAAACGCCACCCTTAATAAAGTAGCGGTCCTGGCTGAACTGAAACCAGAGCATCAAATTAACTGCGTAATCTACAGCAATATTCCAAATTTGAGGATCTCTATTACTTCTTCTTGGGTTATGCTCAAAAACAAAGTGGCTAATTTCGTGAGCAGTCAAGAAAAGAAACTGATGGTCCGTTAACTCTTTGCAAAAGTCGTAGTTAAATAAAATGTGACCTTCTTTGTCCACACAAGCGGTAGGAATAGCAGTCTTAGTTACGCTATACTTGCACCTTTCGCTTAGCACACCCCAAAAAGGATAATGATGTGCAAAAGCGAAAAGAATAGCGTCTATGCGTTTTCTAAAAAGCTCTTCTTCTTCTTGTGTAACCACAGAACTATCAGTCTTTTTTGGCTTTTTTGTTGCAGGCATTATTAACTCCTTTAATTCAGCTAAGTGCAACGCTGGTCTTAATCAGCTCATTGTTTTTATCAAGCCACTTAGAGATATTCTCGCTTTCATAAGCAATTTCTCTGATCTTACTAGCCCTTGGATCATTCATAATCCGCTTGATAAACAAAGCGGCAGGCTCAGGACTAATATCAATCAGAACGTTTGCACAATTCTCAAAAATCTTTTCAGGTGCCTTACTTTCAATTAAGTGAGAAGCCAAAGCACTTGCCACAGCATAGCTCACACTAATCTTTTTCTTATCTTCCTTCCACTTGCTCTTTCCGGAAATTAACTTATCCATATCAGGCAAGCTTTTGCAAACGTCAAGGTATGCCATAAACTCACCGGCAGCACCGCCAACGCAAGCCCTAACATCGCAAAGCATCCTATGATCAAGTTTAAGAGCATCAGAAACATAACTCCAGGCTCTAGGATTTGCAGAAGGAGTATATTCATCAACAATAGGTTGCAGCAAAAGCTCTTTCCTAAAGCTAATGAAGCCCACAACATCAGAATGAATATTATGCTTAATAGCCCAATCAAGCCATCCTTCAACACTAGGAACATAATCATAAACCGCAAATCTTGCTATAAGTGCAGAACTAAGCGGATTAACATGTGCCTTATCTTCGCTTCGATTGCCAGCAGCAACAATATACCAGCCATCACCAAGATGATGATTGCCAATCTTTCTATCTAAAACAAGCTGCAAGGCAGGATTTTGCACACTCGGAGGGGCAGTATTAATTTCATCCAGAAACAAAATGCCGCCGCCCAACTCTGGAAGAAATTCTGGACGTACCCAAGTAACCTTTTTAGGATTACCTTTTTCATCATTACTAATGATAGGTAAACCACGAAGGTCAATGCTCTCAAGATTATTAAGACGAAGATCAATACAGTATTCGCCCTGTTCAATAGAAGCCTGAACTTGTTCAGACTTACCAACTCCAGGGGCTCCGAAAATCATAATAGGACGATCACGCTTTCGGTTGCGTTTAATAACGTCTGAAAGATTTTCGGAAATAATGTTGCGATTAATAAGATCAGTTGACATTTTTTTCAATCCTTTATAGTTTGGTTTATAATGTAGCCCGACGACACAGGGATAGCGTACTCCCTATACGCTTTTAGTTTTTTTGTGTTTAAAAGATAATTTTATACACTCACAACAAAATTTGAAGAATCTATTTTGTTTCTGACCTCTTTAAATTTCAGTCCAATAAGAACATTTTTAGGATCTCTATATCTCATATCATATTTGTCGCCATTTAAAACATCTATGCCTCTATATTTATCCGGTATTTTGTCTTTGAAAACGACGGCCACTCTAACATTTTTTTCAAGAGCCTTCAGACAATCGTCCCAATTATACCCGTCGTAACTAAAAGTCAAGTCATAATTTTCGTACTTTTCTAATAAATGTATTCTACTAAAGACCTTTGTATAGTCATAAAATTTATATTCAGGAAAAATTTGAAGTATGTTTTTTTCACCAAGTCTAAATCTTTCAGGACTTACGTCGCTTGTATTATTAAGTCTTACAGAAAAATTATAGTTTTGCTTATCTGCTTTCTTTTTAGTACTATTAATTTCGTCTGATAACAAACGAACAAAAACCTCTCTGTTCTCAAAAAATAATTTTGTTTTAATTATTCTGCTTTTATTAATTCTGTTTTCTTTTACATCAATTTTATTATGACCGGATTCATTCAGACAAAGCAAAGTACATTCTTTATTTCTCTTGGGACAAACTTCATATCCAGACATATCTGCTGGGGCTAAATAGAGCGAGTAAGTCAGTTCGTCGTAGTCAAAAGCCTTAGAATGTTTTGCTGTCAAATTAACAGAGCCCAAATATGATATGCCTATTTCTTTTCTGGCTTGCGATGCACTTTTATAAGCGATATCAGATAATCTTGTATCCAAATTAATCAATTTGTTCTCCAATCAACATCAAAATATGAAGTTGGTCTATTTACATTTCCCATTATTTTTAATTTATCTGGCTTATTATAATCTTTTACTCCGAGTATATCTCCGGACTGAATATCTTCGAAATCTTCCAAAGATATAAAACTATGAATATATTCTATGTTTTCTTCTGGCCATTTAGTAATATATCTAAGATATGCCTCGCTAATTAAATTTTCATTGTTCCTTAAAGGGTTGGTTATTTGAGAATATTCTCTGTAATTTAAGGGGTCAAATTCGTCGCCAATCCTGGAATCTTTATGAGAAGCAAACTTACATTTTCTAAAAAGACTCTCTACTCTGTACATCGGACCAGAGTAAAACTTTAATAAATTTTCAAGAAAATTATTAAACTGTTCCTGATCTAGTAATCCTGTCTCTTTAACCAGTAAAAAATTGTATCCTATTTGCTTTTTAATTAAATCTATGTCTACACTTTGCTGAACTCTTTTATAATAACTTTCTAAATAACTTCTTCTATTTATAACAATTAAAATTCTAGCATACTTTGTGTTAAGTCCACCGAATTCACCCGTCATACTACTTTTATATGAAGCTGGAACGAAATTGTGTATCGTGTCTATGTAATTAGCATAGGTGTTAGTTAAGTAATTTATAAAGTTGTTAATTTCTAATTCCATGTTTAATCGTGTTCGTAAGATTCTACCTCGACGTTATTTTTGGAAACCACTACTTTTGCATGATCTCCAAACATTTCTTGAAAAGTATCGCTGTCTATGGTCTCCAGAAGATCAATAACATCTTTCAAAAACTCATATCTTTTTTCTACATCTTCTAGATTAGCACTATTTAATTGTTTGATTCTCTCTTTCTTACTATTAATTTCCCAATCCTGCTTGCTGCTTTTTAACTCTTCTTCGAGCTTCTTAATCGACTTATCTTTTTGCTTAAGATCTTTAATAAAGTTTTCTAAGTTGTAATAATCTTCTTCATCTTCTTCGCCATCAATATAAATAGAGTCTGTGTGGGCGTGGAATGTGCATTCATCGCCGTCATTCCAATGAGGGGTGTATTGCGTCCAAGCAAAACTTTTAAAATCATGCTTGTTAAATATTTCTTTGCAACTTACTTGAAATAACTTTTCTCCGTCTTTATTAAGCTGCGTTCTGAGCTTTTCGATTTCATTCTGTGTCTTTTCAATTTTATTTTTTAGCTTCTTAGACTCTGAAAAAGAATCTAAAGCTTTTTTGGTCTTGGCGGTCTTAGTCTTAGTAGTCTTAGCCATTTTCAATCTCCTAAAATTTTAAGGGTTCGAACTGTTTTTCTAACTTTTGTTTTTTCTATCTTCTTGAAACTGCTTGGGATGGAATCTTTTCCATTATTCATCCAACTTTTAAATTCGATTTCTTGCAAATAATCTTGTGCGGTGGGAATAAACTTCATCCCAAAGTCTTCTAGTATATGCTGTTCGCCTATATCTCGTACAGAAACCTCTTTGCCGCTACTGTTCTGAATTACAGGGCCAAATATTCTTTCAAGCGGGCCGTTTGCACCAATGAACCAACTGTTATGGGTCAATGCCCTGTGTCTGTTATCGGCAATACAACTTTTACTGCTGTCCATAAAATTATGGATTTCAATATAGTCTTCTGGCTTGCCGCCGAATTTTCTAGCACTGTTTTTTGCATGAATCCAAGGCTTGCTCATAAAACTACCTTAGAATTTTATTTGATTTTACAAAATCATAAAGATGGTGCAAATCAAGAGTTAAATATGAATTTTCCGGAAAGTACTTTAAATCACATTCTAAATTTAACACTTCGTGAGAAATTTTCTTAAGATCTTCTCGGTCTTTTTCATTTACTTTAAACCTATTTTCGTCTTCTAAATAAGCATGAACACTTCCATCAACTTTTTGAATTATAAGTTTCATATATTTCTTTAAACTAAACTTCGTCAGATTCTTCTTCTTTTTTATACTTTAATTGATCTTGCTGGCATTCATTAGGCAAAATATCAGACCGTTGACCAATATAGATAGGTTGGTAGAGTCTACCAGATTGCTTTCTAGCATACAAGTATTTTACTTCGATCACACTTCCTTTTTCGGGAAGTTCATGATTAACAGGAACAGCAACTTTTCCAGCATCAACAATCTTTTTGTTTTTATAAAGGCTGATGGTCACGCTTCGTTTTTTATTTACTCCGCTAACTACACAACTACAAGTGCTATAAAACTTGTATTTTAAATAATCTCCACCACTTGCAGGACGGCCTACATAATACTGTGCATCTTTTTTCTTAAAAACAATTCCTTCATCATTATCTGACAAGAGTTTTTGATAAAAATTCTTCTTTTCAGATCCGCCATAGTATTTTGTATTTTTGATGCTATCGACTTTTAATTTTCCAAGAAAGTCATTTAAGTGTTTAATTCTTTCAGACAAAGGCTTGTCTTTTAAATCTTTACCTTCTAAACTAAGAATATCAAAAACATGATAAGTATCGCCAATCAACTCTCCATCTATAAAGAATTCACAGCAATTTTGAACTCCATTCCAAATATCTACTGGTATGTTTGTCCACAAACCTCTGCGGTTATGTCCTTTTACACTTGTTCCTTCTTTGCTCAACATAAACCTTACACCATCAAACTTACATTGAGCAAGCCAATTGTCATCTTCTAAATACTTTTGAACCTGGTTTTCTTCAATAGGATTTAAAAGAACACACTTAGACTCAACCGGAGTATCGGGTGGGTTTTCTGCAACGTGAATAGAATTGGCAAGAGCTTCTTCTATTTGCTTATATCCTTTGCCCATCTTCTCCTTAAGAAGCTTGTTGAATATGTCTTTTGCTTCACTAATAGTAACAGGAGAATTAGTTTTAGTGCCTGACTTTAAAGCACTTCCTCTTCGACCATAAGCAAAGTTTACTACATATCCTTCTTTAATATTTTCAATTGTAGCATTATAAACTTTGTCGCTGGCTCCTGCCTTAAAATATAAACTTGCTGATTCTACAAGCATTTTATTCTCCTTGTTACGTCTAGGGCGTACTCGAAAAAAGAGTTTATTTTCCAGTAAAAATTACGTGGGTATTTGCAGCATAAAACTTTAGTTGATTTTTAGATACAATTTTTGGCGTAATTTGTACAAAATTTTGCATGACTTTAATTATATCGTTGTTTCTAAGATTTTTATAAGTTTCTATAATTTCATCATCTTCAGCAAAACTTTTACAGTAAAGATTGTTAATTGATATTTCATTTTCAAAAATATTATGTTTAATGCGATATCTGGAATGTAAAACTACACAATTATTAGATACTGTTTGTGGTATCATAGGATTTATGGTAATAGGATTTATGATAGAGGATTCTTGCCACGAATCACTAGACAGCTTTACTTGAAGACAAATACTTATTGAATGTTCTTGTGTGTATTTGGCTGGGCCGTATTCTAAACACCCAATTCCATCCCAAAAAAATCTAAAATTTGATGCTGGTATTTTTGTTTTATGGAATATGGTTGCAGATAAATCTTTTAAATATAATGCTAAACTGTCGTATAATTTTTTTGTTTCTTTAGATTTTTCATGATTTAATATGTCTACGTAAATATAATACGGGTAAATATCTGCTTTTGTATTATCAAAAGCAGATAATTCAGAGTTTTTCTTTTTTGTAGTTTCAATCGCCACTATCGTAACTCAAAACGTGACCGCAGTTTTCACACTCGTTAACGTGATAACATCCGCCAAAATGCGTAATGCCCTTATCAATACATTCTTTATAACATAGTTCTTTATACTTGTGATCACACCCAAACTTAAAGACTCTTACTTTGCCTTCATAAAATTCGTGGGTTATAGCAAAGCCAGAATTTTCATCCATGTAATGCAAATTAAAATTATGATAAGTGTCTCTGCCGTTTAGACTCTTGATAATAAATTGTCTGAATTCTTTAAAAACAGGTTCTCTAGAAAAATAACCACTCTGAACCCATTCTTTTTCAGTTAACTCTATCATATTAGGCGGTGCATCATTATATCCGCCAAATTTTTGTGTATCGATCATATTACACTCCAATTTTCACAATAAATATATGACCAGTCAAAACTTCTATCTCCAAACCACTGATAAGGTGCGATAACTTTTTTTGAGTTACTTAGCCAAGCTCCCCACCAGGAAAAACTGCTATTGGCAATTATGTGATAATCACAATGAACCATTAAACATAAATCTTGTTCGGCAGTTGTGTCTGTATAAATTTTGTATGATCTATTTAAATTCTTTAAATGCTCTTTTACCGAATTTGGTTCATCGCTAAAAACAAATAGCGGCGAAGAATCTGGAACTTCCTGTAGGGCATTTTTATAATAATCTATATTGCATATGGGATGCTTTCCTCCCGATATCTTATAGTCTCCCATTCTTATATGTAATGCAATTGGAGGTTCCATAAACTTAGATAAAATAGATTGAGTTTGCTCTAAAACTCGATCACAAAATTCAAACTCTTGTTTTATATCTTGCTTATAGTTTTTAAAGTATTTTTCTGATTGAAAGTTACCACATATATTAGTGTTATCCTCTATACTAAAAATAGAATCATCATATTTAAAAGATGTTTCTAAATAAGTATTTTTTGATTCTATATTGCTGGAATCTTTTGCAGATAGATTAGGAAAGCACTCGTCTATTTGAAGATTAAAATATGAACTTTCACTCTTTTGTTTAAAAGGAATACCAAATTCATAATTATTTTTTTTTGCAACTGAGTACAAAGTTGCATATTGAAACATTTGGTTTCCTAATCGCCCATGTTTTCCCATTCGGCTGAAAGTGATCATTAGTCATCTTTCATGATCCACTCGCCAAGTTTTCTTGTTTTATTGCCCAATCCTCTACCCAACCTATAAGAAGTGCTATTAGTGTCAGGAGCAAAGAGTCCTTTAAAAAGAGCAACTAAAATTGCAATAATAATAATGTATTCCATTTTTAATCCTTAATTATAAAAAGAATAACCCTGGGTTAGATTTTACTCTAACCCAGGGTTACACAATCAACCGAAGATACCGAAACTCTTGATAATGTCGGCTACAGTATTCCGGGCATCTTCGGGATCATCACTAAACTTACCACTACGAATGCTGATGCTGCTGACCTTCTTAAGAAGTTCACGCACATCATTCTTATTGGGAATCTTCTCAAAAATGCTATCAATCGTCTTATCGCTCGCAACGACCTTAGTGGTCTTTTCAAGCACAGAGTTCACATCAATTCCAGCATTAGTGAGAGCATCAACAATCTTATGAACCATTTCTTCGTTTTCAAGAACGTTGCTACGGATAGCAACAGTCTCCTTGTAATTGAAGTCAACATCATAAGACTCAAGGGTTTCCCTAGCCTTGCTATCAATATCACTCCTAGTAGCACTAGAAATGGTAATCGTAGCACTGCTTACATCACCCTGCCCCTCAAAACTTTCGGGACGACGATGCGAGTTCATTCCAATTTCAACAAACTTGTCGAGAAGAACAGTACTCTTAAGCTGCTCTTCAAGAATCTTAAGTTCGCCGTCAATAATGTTCTTAGCAGACTTAAGAGCATTAACAACATCAAAAAGATTCTGATCGCCAGGACCAGATTCGACAAACTTGTAAATATCCTTGCTCTTTCCCGCCTTCTTATCTTCGGGAGCCTTTTCAGACAAAACACTTCCGAAAGCACTAGGTTTCTTAGCCATTTGTATTAATCCCTTTTCTAAAAATTGTTTACTGTAAGCCTGACTACCCGATGGACGTACCGAGAAACAAATTTAAATTATTTTTAAGAAAGTTCTCCAATTTTTTTCCAGTGAACTAGGAATGTCGCAATAGCGACATTCTAAAAAAAATTTTTGGTTTTGTCAAGAAGAAAATTTTTTGTTTGAGAAGGGGAAAATTTTTGGTATAATGATTTCTTTGGCGAATAGCTCAACGGTAGAGCGGGCGGCTGTACAAAGCCACTTACAGAGGTCAAAAAACCGGAAGTTATTGGGTTGAAATCCCAAAAGTGGAATAACCGCTAGGTTACAGGTTCAAATCCTGTTTCGCCAGTACCAAGCAATTGGTCTATAATAAATATTAACGGGAACTGAGGGATTCGAACCTTTTCTAATTATATCTTTTTGCTCTACCTTTACCTCTATTTTTGCCCTTAAAAGTTGGCAAAATAGAATCACAATTATTGCATATAACTCTAAAGTTATTTATTTCATTATTATTAGAGTCGCCATCAATATGATCGCAAACCAAAGGTATCTTGTTGCCTAGCCACTGCTCGAATCCACAAATCATACATTTGTGGCCATGTCGATTTATTAGGTATGCTCTAATTAATCTTCGTATACTATTGTCAGAATAATTTTTATATTTTCCACTTTCTACTTTTTCAATTAGCTTTAAATTCGTTTTATCCTCAAATGTTTTATTTTTATTCCAAGGAATACAGCCTTTTTTCTGTCCTGCTAGTTTAGAGTGATTATGCTTAATTTTATTAGGATTATTTTTACAACACTTAATATGGGCTGCTAAAGACCCTTTATTGTTAATAAGCCTTTCACAAAAGTTACATGTATTCATATAACAGAAGCCAAGAGAATCGAACTCTTACCGGGTTTTAGCCCGGGCAGCCTTAGCAAAGCTGTGCAGCAAACCAGTATCTGCCTGACTTCTTTGATTCAATTATTATAGTACAAATTTTCTAAAACTGATACTTTTTACTGGGGTGTCTGAACTTCATTTGCCAAGATTGATTATTGGTCTTTTTGGCACAATCTTCTAAGATAGAATTCTTTTTCTTTAATACAAAACCTTCATCCACGCTAGTATCTTTTATTTCTTTGAATTTTTTATAGATATCAGATTCGAAATTTTTAGCAAGCCAGAATCTTTCTTCTATAACATAGTGACTATAATCTTCTTGCTTTTCATCTGCTTTAAAAATTCTTTTTAAAGTGTTCTGTCTGTCTTCAAAAGTTTCTCCATACAAATAAACAGACTCACTAACTAAAACATCAAAAATATAAACAGTATCTTTAATATCAACTGTTTTAGAATGAAGAACTTCTCCAACAAAATAATACCAAAGCCCTGGTTCGCAATATTTTGCAAAACAATCTTTAAAGTATTTGGAAAAACCCCATTGCTTATGATCGTCGTTATGACGAGTCATTGATATAAAAGTATCAGGAGCTTTTATTGCAAATATACTGCATGTTCCATTCTTTTTATATTGGCCTACATAACCATGCTTTTCATAAAAAGAAATTCTACCTGCTGTTACAGCATTTTCTGGTCGGGGTGGATAAAGATAATGAAATTCTTGATATAACATAATTAATGTGCTTTAAAGTTTTTTAACTCTTTGTTTATTCTATACCAGTTTTTAGTAATAGAATTATAAATATATCCTTTACCTAAACTACAGCCATTACTGCCACCACCTTTATATGTATACCGCAAATTTATGTCGTAAATAAAATATTTATCTTCATTTTGTTTTATTATATTAAAGCTGTCAAACTTGCATTCTTCGTAAGCATAGTTAAATATGCCCATGTCTTTTATGGGTGTGCTTGTTAATAAAAAACCTTTTGGATGTGATTCAATTATAACTTTAACTTCTACTCCAAAATCTTCTTTTAGCAAAGATTCTAACTGATCTAAATTTTCTTTTATTGCATTAAAACTATCAATTTTTTCGGTACAGGTAGACATTTTAATAACGCTTTATATAATTATCTTCTTCAGATACGCTTACCGTTTGTAGTTCTCCCCTAAAAACTAAATAACAAAAAGGCCAACAAAGAATATCTTTGATTACCCTATAGTGATGTAATTTATCTTTGGTTCTAACCATAAAATGAGGAACAAATGTTCCTGGTCTAACTCTAATTATAAATTTAGGCCTATTTCTTCTTTCTCTTAGCATTAAAAATAACGCACCCGTAAGGCAATTTCCATATTGCATATTCATATTTGTACTCCCTTACAAACTCTTGGCGTACCAAAAAAATTTTTTAAATTTTATTATATATAATTTATATGATAACTTTTAGTGAATATGTAAAGAGAACATTTGGAGAAGATATAGTTGGAATATACCCTCCTTTATATGGAGGTATTGGCAATTATCCAAAATCATATTTTACTAGATATACGCCTTACTTAGACGCATCTAGAAAAGTAAAAACAAATCCTCCGGATAAAAAAAAGAAAAAGAAGAAAAAGAAGAAGTCAAACTAAAGGGTCATAAACAACTTCTTTTGCAACCTTGTTTGACAAATACCTTAAAACTTCTAGCTTTATTTGTCTTATTCTTTCTTTACTCAAATTAAGCTCTTTAGCTAATTGGCAAAGATTCTTTTGATCGCCATCTAATCCATAATAGTCTCTAACAATCTTGATTTTTATATCAGGATTTTTCAATTTAATTTTTATTTTATCGAACATTTCATTAATAAATTTTATATTATAACCCTGATTTATTTCAGAGTAATCAACTTCTTTTTTATCTTCTATTTCAATATCTTCGAATTGAGATAAGTTTTCGCTTAATTTTCTTACATAAGAAGAATCTCTATAAAAATTAGTTTGCAAAACATTTATACAATAAGTAGAAAATTTAAAACCTTTTCTGTAATCAAAACAATCAACTGCCTTTAAAACATGACAATATCCGTGAGAAAAAAATTCATCTCTGTTGTATGAATCGACTTGGTAATATCTAGAAAGTTGTTTGATTATCAATCTTAAATTAGACTCTAAAAGTAAATTTCTTATTTTATTAGATTGAAAGATTAATCTTTCAATCTCTTTTAAAGATTTATCACCAAGCTTTTCTAAATTTACAGGCTTGGAAAACTTAAGATGTGGATTAACTTCTGACTTTTTGACGCCAGTTGTCAACTTCAATATTCTATATTTAAAATAATTATATTTTCTAAAAAGATGCTGTTCTTGGTCTTTATTTAATAAAGGGGAACAAGCCAATATATTGCTATAATCAACTTTGCTATAATCGAGCGGTATGTCAGATAATATTTTATTTCTAAATGATGTGTCAAAACTTTTTTCGTGAAAAAATCTAATTGGTATGCTGCTCTTTATTTTTTGCAATCTTTTATGATTTACCTTCACAAAAATCTCCTAATTCTGTCTTATCATTATTGTTTTGTCGTTCGGACAACGCTTGACCCCAGGAGTCCCATACTCTTGTATTAACTTGCATTTAGGGCATTTGTATCTATAGGTTTTTGCCGTAAAGCCCATAGAAAGAACAGACGCCAAACATAACAAAAAAGTTTTTCTATTCATTAAAAATCCTCTAGGCTACCAGAGTATTCAAACTTAATAATCTCATAATCTCTTTCATCCATTTTAAACTTTATAACACCAAAACTTCCAAAATTTTCTTTGTAATCAATAGGTATGCAATTACGCATAAAAGAATCTAAATATCTGGCTAGACTTCCGTCATAATTATTATTGATATATTCTCGATAATTTTCTGGATATTTGGTGTTATCTTTTATGTCTATTTCCTCGTTTTCTTCACTCCAACAATAAACATTAAACTCTTCTGTTTCTCCTTGACCCATGTAATCTGCTTCTATTTCTTTAATACCTAGTTCAGCGAATATATCAAAAAATATTTCAAGATCTTCTCCATTAAAATTCTTGAGAACAAACATTTTTTTCCTTTATATGAAAGTCCGTTTTCAACTAAAAAAGCTTTTTTAATTATCAATAAATTCAGAATCTTCGCCATCATACTCTGGGTTATAGTTTTGGTCAATATCAATTTTTCCGGTTTTGAGATCAACTTCTATCGTGCCATAACTACCCTCATTTATTTCAAACCCTCCAGGCAAAAAATCCCACAAGGTATGTTCTAAATAAGTTGCCAAGTCTTTATATTGGCTTGCTATACTTTTAATATTATTATCAAATTGATTTAATAGGTTGTTTTTGGTATTAATTTTTTCAGACAAAGCTTCATTTAATTCAGAGCCAAAACCTACTGTAATTTGCCGACCTGAATTTTCTATCAAAGAAACAGAGTCTATATTTCCGCTATCAGCGTAGCCGTTAAAGTCGGCTTCTATTCTTTTAAATCCTAGAGATTTAAAAATTTTACAGAAAACATCTTTATCATCATTTTTATACATTTTAATATTCCTATTATAAATATCCCATTAATTTCCTAGCTTCGCTTACTTCTTCTTTTTCTAGGAGGCTTTTTACATTATCGGAAAAGCCAATTTGCTTCCAACGATTAAGCAGTTTATCAACTTTATCAAGTTTTCTTCCTATAAAAGAACTTCCACTGCCGAATTTAGAAACATAATCTGTTTTATCTAAATTTTGCTTATTGTAGCATGAAACAAAACCATTTCTATAGCCTTTATCTGTCAGCCAACTTTCATATCTTATTATTCTGGACATTTGTTTGCTTTCTGACTGTGCGTGTTCTATCCAATTATTTAAAACTTCTTCATTAAAAGTCTTCCAAGATCTTATTCTGCTTGCTGCTAAGTTTTTTATATCTCTTATAACGACAATAGGCTTTTCTGATGTGGCGTAGTAGGAAAAATCTAAACTGGTGTCTTCGTACGATACCAAAACAAAATTTAAATCACAATCTTGCAAATAACCTTCTATCTTATCAGATTCCCAAGTGCTGCAATCGTTTAAATATGCCGCGTTGTTATATCTTATAATTCTATTTTCTTGTAATTCTACCCTTTGTCCTCCATCTCCTAGCGAGTGTGTAAGCCACTCTAATACAGCGTGAATGCCCGAACGTCTTAATCCATAAAAAGGAATAACTCTCATTTTTTATTGAGCTTTGTTTTCTTTTTAACAGTCTCTAAAGATTCCGGTGGCTTAAATTTTCTGTTTCCAATCATCCAAGACTCTACTTTTATATTTTTTAGAAAATCAGAAACCGTTGGTATAAATCCAAAGTCTTCTATTACATGTTGTTCGCCTATAAATCTAACAGGGATTTTTCTTCCTGTGGAAATTTTTATAGTTGTTCCGAATATTTTTTCTGCCATGAATATGCCTTCGCTATGGTGCCTTAAAGCACGATGCCTTATATCGGCAATATGGCTTTTACTTTCATCAAACCAATCATGAATAGCTTGATAATCTTCTGGCTTGCCGCCCCACTTTTTTACACTACTTATAGCATGATGATAAGGATGTGCCATTTTATTTTTCTTTTTTAACAAACAATGAATTAATAAAATCTGCGAGACCTTTTAGCTCTCTTGCCGTCAATTCATTAAACCTGTCAACCATAAACCATTCATCTTTTTCTTTGCCGCAATTACGATAAATTTGTAATTCTAAGTTCTTCGTAATTGGATCCTGTTTTACTTTAAATTTTATGGTAGCCTGACTCATGGCAAGAATTTCAATAAATATTAATCTTCATCTTCATCTTCATCTTCATCTTCATCCCACTCATCTTCATCATCTTCATCTTCTTCATCCCACTCATCTTCATCATTATCTATTTCATCTTCATCTTCATCATCTTCATCTTCATCATCTTCATAGTCGTCATCATCTTCGTCTTCATCTTCATCATCATCGTAATAGTCATCATAGTCGTCTTCGTCACTATCTTCTTCAAAAAAAGATTCTAAGTTTTTAATATTGCTAGACAAAAAAGAACAAATATCAGAAGGCAAATAAGATTCACTAAATATTTCTTCGTTTGACTTATCTCTAAATTGGCCCTCTGTGAATTGGTACATGGGCTTATATTCGTCGCCAATCATAACATGAAGAATATAAATTGGCATAAAAGCAAAAGAATCAGAATGATCGCCTGTAGGATTGGCGGTACACCACTCTGTGTTTTTACCGTATTTGCAAAGCAATCTTTTTCTTGATTTTTTTTGGGATTCAAGCTTATCCAAATCTTTTTCTTTTTCCTCAAGAGCGGGGAGGAAGTATAATACGAGATCATCCTTTCTTGCAACTTCACAAAAAAGACTTTTATCTTCTTCTAATATTTTCCCCTCTTTTTTAAGTCTTAAATTTTTTCTATTACTAATTTTTTCTTTTTTTGACCCATCAAAAAAATCTAAAGAATCATAGCCAATAACATGCCATCCTTTAAATCCTATTTCTGACTTGGGCAAATTTTTACTATCAATTCTCTTTTTTGTATTGTCTATAGAACTAGAAAAGAAATCTAAATTAAAAAGATCGAATCTATTCTCTTTTTCTAATCTAATGATCAAGCCCACACAAAAACTAAACCAATTAAAGTTCTCTAATTTTTTATTAACCAAAACATCAGATATAAGATTACAATCGGAATCTAACCTATCTTCGTGACTCCAGGGACCATATTCTTGAAAAACAATTAAGCAAAGTGGCTGGCTGTCACCTATATACTTGCTTAAAGTTTCTAAGCTATTATTGATATCAAAAGACATAAATCATCCATGAAAAAAATTACTTTACAATTATTACTTTACAATCAATTCTTTTCCATAAACCTTAATAAAATAACTATAACCAATTTTCCTTTTAGTTAAATTATTTTCTTCATATTCGCACCAGATATTAACGCGGTAAGCGTTATCATACACATTGATTGCTTTAATCTTATAATAGTTTTTTGGCTTTTCGATCTGTGCAAAAAGCATATCTAGAATTTGGTCTTCCGATAATTTTTTTTCTTCGGTCACTTCGATGTTTTCCTCAACATTATTTATTACTGACTGAGCCATTTTATTCTCCTTAATTTTTAACGGGACCTACAAAAAGCACGACGAGCAATTCTTTTAATTTCTGGATCTTCTGGCAAGATAACTAACTGTGGGGCTGTTTTATGATTAAAATCCATTAAGCCCGTTCTTTTGGGCTCGTTTGCACAAGATAAACAAATAATTTTTCTTTTTGTTTCTAAAAGAAATTCATACCTTTCTTTTAGCACTTCTTTATTACAAACAGAACAATTCATAAAGTCCTCCGTGGAAAGGACGTACCACGAAAAACCATTTTAGTTTTTTTTAAAAAATTTAAAATAGTCTATATAAACAGAGTCTACATTGTCTGAAATATGACTTTCCACAACAACATCTGACTTTATTCTATTTGTTATAAGGACTTCTGGATTATTGGATACCAATTGAATGCTGTCTATTATCTGCTTTCTATCTTTGTCTTCAGACAAGACCTCTATTTTGTAGTTTAAGTTTAATATAGATTTTTCCATAAAATCATTATAGTTTAATTATTTATAAAAAAAGAGAAATCTAAAATTGCCAATTTTAGTTCTATTTTTTGTAATCGTTTTGTTCAAAGCCTAGCTTATTAAAAATATCTTTTGGCAATTTCCAATAACTTTTTTTAGTAGGATCAGACTTAAATCTAGGCATTCCTTTTTCATCGCAAAGAACAAGCAAGCCTGCTTTTTGAAAGCACTTGGCCAATCTTTGCGAAGCTTTTAAATATTTTTCATTTGAGCTTCTGAAATATAATTCGGATAGCTTTTGTTTTGAATAAATTTCTTTATATCCTCTCTTGACTAAAAAATTTAAAAATTTGAATTTAGACAAAAAAGTGCTACCTCGATCTTCTTCTTTTGTGTTTTTTATTATTGTTTTAACAACAAACCAGTCTGGACGGGTGTTTTTAATTAGATTAAAAAACTTTTTATCATAATGATCACTAGACTCATTAGTAATTACGGCAAGCCAATTTCCAAGGCGTGTTTTCTTGCTTGGCTTATCGTCTCCACTTTTAGCCAAATCTATTAAATCTTTTTTTATCGCGGCTATTTTTGTTTCTCTAAACCAGTAAGGCGAAAGCTCTTTAACTTTTTTTGTAAAAACTTCATCATAAGAAGTATGATTTTTGTTTGTATAAGAATTTAGTGCTTGGCCTAATTTTGTTTCTTTTTTAGGCCTTGGTTTTAAACTTTTTGCAATTTTTAACAATAGTTTTTTGTTAGATATTGTGTTGTTAGGCATAATTTTTATGCCTAAAGTTTGTTTTAGATCACTATTTTTTGTTCTGGTTTTGGTAATCATGCTATAGAGTGCCAGCTAGAATGACTTAGTGTTTGCTTCCAATCTCTCGGAAGGAAATTATTGAACTCTTTTACCTTTTCAATAATACTTTGTTTAGATACATTCAAAGATTTTGCAACATCTTGAACAGAAAAGTTTTTACTTTTCTTGTTAAGATTTAATATGCAATCATGTAACTTTCTTTGCTCTCTAAACTTAGAAGTAATAATAATAAGAGCTTCTTGGTCTTTTATTACACCGTTTTTTTCAATAATTTTTCTACCTAGCTGTTTTTCGGCCTTCTTCTTTAGAAAAATCAATCTTCTCTTGTTGGTTTCATCGTCCCAACTGCCTAGCTTTGACACCTCTCTAAACCTTTCCATTTCATCCGCAGTTAGGGTAGAAGTATAAATGTTTCCAGAAATTTTTTCTTTTTCTACAATAATGTCGAATCCATTCTTTCTAACATAAGAAATATCAATTCCTTTGTTCCTCAAATTTTGAGAAGCAGCTCTTAATAAAAACGTTTTCAAAGCTAATTTTATTTCAGTTATATACTTTTTACTATAAGAGCTTTTATTGGGTAAATGCTTGTTAATAATTTTGTTAATTACCTGATCTGCGTTGGATTCATTAAAATCTTTTTCAGAAAAAGCATCTAGCAATTCTTTTTTGACAAAACTATATTTTAATCCAAAATGGTCTTCAAGAGTGGTATATTTTCTCTTAACTTCAGACTTTTCCTTCTTCTTTAAAGGATAAAAACAAGGAATTTCAACCATAATAGGATTCAATAGATCATCAAAAAGCATATAATGCAACATACAATTTAATCTGTCAGCAATGAACTCTCTTTTGCCACCCTTTTTATATAATTTAATGCTAAACTGCTCGGGGTAATAAGTAATTCTAACACTTTCCTTGCCAGGATTTTCTCTAAACAACCTTCCACCAGTTTGAAATCCCAAAGTAGGACTATCTTCAACGGCGGTGTTGTGCAATCTATCGGCGGGCACCCAATCTGTTCCTTCTCTTAACATTCCGCAGGCAACAACAACAGAATATTTAGAAGGATGGCTTTGACCGCTTTTTGGTTCTTTTCTTAATTCTTCGGCATTTTTTTCCTGGGTATTTTCTGTCACTAGATCTAATACCATGCTTTTAGCCGTAGATAAGTCCACGCCCAATTCTTTCATAATTGCTTTATATATTGCATCAAATAGTTTATAAACATCTTCTTTTCTAATTCTCCACTTGCTACCTGTTCTTGGAACAATAACTATATGCTTGTTACATTTGATTTCTTTTGCAATATTTTGTGATACCTTTTTGAACATTTCTTCCGGCGTTTTCCACTCTTCAAAATCTACATAAACATTTTTAATTCCAAGAGTTTTGAAGTGTTCAAGAAAATCTAAAGAATATAAATCAAATTCGTCTATTTGGTTTGATGGAAATAGATTAGAACCATCTGCTCTAAAAGGTGTGGCGGTCATGGCAAAAATCTCTGACCCTGTTTTCTTATTATCTAATATAAATTTTACAAAGCCTCCAAGATAATTAATACATCTTTCTTCTTCTTTGGTGGCCGCACTTTTTATATGATGACCTTCGTCAATCCAAAAAGTTTTATTTTGAATAAACTTCAACAATATACCATCATCTTTTCTCGCCATCTTTTTAATTTTCTTAAAGGCTGCAACGAGACATTGATGGGTGCATACTATTTGCTTTTTAGAAACTATTTGGTCTTGTTCAAGTTCATAATCATTATCACTATCATTAATCATAACTCTAATAAGTTCATCAGTTTTTTGAACTACTTTAAAATTACAAAAATTAACAGGAGAATGACACTTTAATGTTTTCTCTTCTTTATCTTGTCCTGGAATTTGAATATTAAAGTACCCGCTAAAACCGTCGTTTCCTATATCGTTTTTAGGAACACAAAAAACTTGCATCTTTCCATATTTGTAAATCTTATAGGCAGCAATACTTCTAGACGCAATTGTTTTGCCTGATCCACAAAAAGCTTTTATAAAACCTTTAACAGAATCTCTTAATGATAAATGAGCTTCATTTTGCCAACGCCTAAGAATTATATTGTCTACTTTTCTATCAGTTCTAGAATGTCTTTTAGACAACCATTTTTCTGGTGGCCTGGGCTTGAATGAGTAAGAAGAAGAAAAAGTTTTGGCGTCCATAAGTTTTATTGCCTTTATTTTTTAGAAGTTAAAAAATTATTATTAAGATCATTTTTATAAAATAAATTGGCTATATGTGCACCAATCATTAAATTCTTCAAATTTTTCCATTATAGAATTTTCATCTGGCAAAATTCCTTTAAAGAAAATATAACTTCTCATTGGAGTTTTATTTGTTTGATATTCATAACTATGAAATATATTAACATCTGAATCTTCGGCAGAAACGTTCCAAGAGGCATAAGCATCCGGGTGATCGCTTAACAAAAGATTATCTATAATAACATTTTCATCAAATAAATTTTGGCCAACACCAGCCCTAGGGTTGCTCATCATTACATTACATATAAGTAGCGTGTTGTTTTTACAAATTTCTAAAGTATGCTTTAAAGCACGCAAAGCAGGATACTTATCCTCCATATAAGTAGTATCCAGGTATACTATTCCAGGATCAAACTTATTGTTTTGAATAACTTTAGTCCATTCATCATCAAACCAATTTGCTTCTGGCCAATATTTTTTATTCTTTTTAATCAAATTTCTCGACTTATCCACTCCACAAATTTGATTTAGTTTAGCAAATTGACCATTTGGCCTGCTTTTAATTAATTGGCTGACTTCACTTCCTTCGCTTTTATCTTGTAAGTTACACAAAAACAAATACTGTTTATCTTCTGGTAACGTATAATTTCCAGTAAAAAGTGGATACAAAACTGCTATGGGCAATTCTCTTGCTTTATACTTGGTTGCAGATTTAGAATATACCGGCTGTTTTGATGTATAATGCATATAAAAAATGTGCCCCAATCATATTAGAAAAGCAACTATTTATATAGTTTTTCTAATATGATTGGGGAAACGTATTTAACTTTTACGCTTAGTAAAGGAAGCTTTTACTGCTGCAACTATCTGGCTTGGTCGGGCTCCTGTTTCAGAGCATCGTCGATTAACATAAGACTTGAGCCGCCTAGTTGCATGTGCTTTAAAAGCAGCTTTTCTTTCAATGCTTCCATTACATTCTTCTGCCTTAAACATACTTTCAATTACATCTTCTAAATCAAAAGTCTTCATTATTCTTCTCCTTTATAAAAACAAGACTTCCACCAATCTAGAACGTACACCCAAAAATTCTTAAATTTTTTGTCAGTAAAATTTTTATTTGCCAAGCTTTTAATTTTTAGATCGTAATCTTTTATGCTATATTCTTTTGTTCCGTCTAAGCTGAGTTCTTCTAGAACGCCCTGTTTAAAACTACAAAAAAATGAAATATAATATTGTTTTGTGTGTGGTTCGTTAAAAAAATGAGTAGAAAAGTAAATAAATCCGCTATAATTAATTTTTTCTAAAGAATCATTTTTTTGTCTATAAAAAAATCCATCTTTTGAAATTAAATAATTATTAAAATTTTTAGAAAGACTGCTTGTTCTGAATGGTTCTTTGCTAAAATCTAAATTTAAAAAATTTTCAGGAACGGGCAATTTTTTTTGACATATTATAAAATCATACATAACTAAACCAATAAAATATTTGACTTAGGAAGCAGACAACTAAAAGTTTTTTCTCTGTTGGAGTAATATATTTTTTTAAAACCCAAACTACTTATCATGTGAAGACAGCCATTGCAAGGCTTGCTATAATCTAGTTCATTATTTCTGTTTATCCTAGTGTTTATCAATACTAAATTTTTACAATTTTGCTTACCATATTTTAAAACCGCATTCATTTCTGAGTGCGTACCAATAATTTCGCTTATTTTGTTTTTTTGCTTGTTTACGTAATTAAATTTTAAATTATATGGATGAGTTTTAGACTTATTAAAACCTATAGAAAGAATTCTATTTCCATCCATTATAAAGCTAAAGTGCCTACATCGGTGTTTAAACTCATGTTTTCCAGCAATTGCATGACTGATTTCTACTATTCTATCGAAATTCATAAACTAAATTGTATCAATATTTTTTTTTATTTCAAATATGCTTTTTGGATATTCGCATTCTTCTAAATTCTCATCAACTATTATAAAAAAATAATTATCTTTTTCTACAACTTCATATTCTTTGTCAATCTCTAAGGCCAAAGGATAATTTTTATTGTTTATACATTTTACTCGCATATTTTTATTTATGCAAGTAAATAAAAAAAGTGGCGGGAGGGTTTAACCTATTCAGGGTAAAGTAGGTTTCCCTCCACGCCACCAAGAATCAATTAACGACGGCACTTTCCATTTCTACAACGTTTATTGACGTTGACGTTGTATGGAGGCAAGGCGGTCTTTGTTACACTTTTGGTTACAGAATAAACTTCGCCAACAACTTCTCCGGCCAACTTAGCAGAAGAGCGTATTGGTTGTAATCCGCAACGTCCATTTGCACAATCAGAAGCAATAACTTCAAAACCAAAAGAAACAAACAGAACAAAAAGTAAGATTCTCATAATAAACTCCTTTTTATTATTAACGCCAAGAACGAACTCTATACCACATACCATTTCTTCCCTGAGCACTTGCATCGCCAGTTAATGTCATTGAGGAACCGGGAGTGCAGGTGTTGCAATTTGGACTACTACCATATCCTACGCCCTCAAATCGACCAATACAGCCCCAAACATGGCCAGTTATATTATTAGCAGCCATGTAATCAGCTTCTGCCTGACATCTAGATTGATCGTCAGTGCTTAAATAATTAGAAGTATAAGAATAAGTTCTATTAGGACTTGAATAAGTCATATTATTAGATGGATAATAATATCTTTTACCACCTCTGGCTTCGCAAACATTCATTAGTGCTGCTGAGGCAAAAACAAAAAGAAGAAACTTTTTCATATAACTCTCCGTGTAAAAAATGTATGGACACGCTACATTTTTTAGTAGAAACAAAATCCCGTGCCGGAACTCCAATCATAAAAACAAAATATTTTTTATCAAGGGGTTATTCTTTGAACAAAATTCCTTTTTCCTTAAGAAAATCACATATTAAGTTATAATCTTTAGGTTTAGCTTCTCTATTGTGTTTAGTAAGAAATTGAACAATTCTACCTTTGCAAACCTCTACATTATACATCATTTCGTTTGTAGCACTCTCCATTATAGCAAAAACAGCAGTTTGTCCAGCAATAACTCTTTCTGTATAGGTGGCAACACAATTATGCATAATACTTGACCACTCTCTTAAATCGTAATTATTGTCAGGAATAAGAAATCTTAATCCAGAGACTTCTGTGTCTGCAAGAGCATAAATATTTTCGAAATTCTTTTCAATGCACAAAGAAACCTCTGGGTCTTTAAGTCTTCTAAATTCTCTCCTAAAGTGCTCAAGCACTTCTTCGCAAGAATTAGAAAGTTCTAGTTCTTGTATATTGACATCAGTTGCGTTCTTAACTCTAGTATAATACTCTGCAGCGTCTATTAAATCACCTTGAGTTTTAGCAGACCTCAAGAAATTAATAGCTTTTTTCTGATTGTATTTTTCGCCTTTTTCTAAACACAAATCTTTTAACAAAACATTTATTTTTTGATAAGCATCTATTCCATTATTATTTTCAGGAATTTTAAAAGTTCCCTCTTCTATAAGACCATAAATATTATCTGGCTGTAAAACCTGATTTAATGCTTCTCCAACGAGCAAGAAATCATAATTAAAGAAGTTATTATCTGGCTTGAACATATTTGGCAAAGCCATTTTCTTTAATTTTTTTGCAGTAAACCCGAATGAAGAAATTAAAATTTCATCAAAGTTTTTTCTTTGAGAAAAAAGTTGTAAATATTTTTCAGGACAATTGGCCACATTATAAAAATTAATACCAACTTCAAGGTTTCTTTTATTTAAAGCACTTTTAGTTTGATCTAAATTTCTATCAAAATAAACCAAATAAAAACCATCTTCGGTAATAGGATAGGCATTTTTTTCAATTAAAGCCGAAAGCATCTCGCTTGCAGTATCGTTATCAACTCTGGTTTTCATATTATACCAGAAGTTAAACAAGCTTTTAAAGATCCAATTATCTTCTTTCAAATTAAGAAACTGATTTCCCAATACGGCCGGAATAGACTCTCCTGCATAGCAAACTAATCCATTTTGAACAGAAAAACCATCCTTGTTTAGATTGCTCGATGGATCAATTGCATCCATCGCGGCACCAAAATCATTTCTCTCAATAGCAGACTTAACGCGTTCATACCTATAGTCTTCTTTACTAATAGTATGAGTTTTATTATCAAAATTTACAACTAAAGAATTTTTAAGAAGATAATACTTCATTGTTATCCTCAATGCTTTCTTTATATTCCATATAACGCAACATTTCTTCTTTTAATTGAGAATCTTTAAATAAATTTCTAAAGTCTCTCAAAGCAAACAACAGCATGTACTTTTTCTGAAGTGACATGAAACAATCATTGACTTCGCGTATTTTATCTTCTATTTCATCTATTTTTTCTAAAAAAGATATAAAATCCTTGTTAAGATTCTTTCTAGGCATATCACCTTTTAAGTAATTTACCATATCTGCTTTATAATTGCTGTGGTAATCGCTTTCTAATTTTAAAGAAAACATTTTTATTTGCTCGCTTTTCCATTAATATAGATCAATACTTCTTTAATAATATCTTCTGATGCTTTCTTATCATGACCATAATAGCCATAATTAACAAAATTTGAAACATACTTGATAAGAGGATAGCTTGAAAATATTTCTTCTTTCAAAGCGTTAATTTCATTGTTCTTAACCAAAGCTTTATTATAAAACTCATAGTTCTTAAGAATACGATCTGGTATAGCCTTTCTTCTTTCTGCTCTGTAATACCTGTTTCTATCATTATCTGGTGCAGTAACAGTTTCAAAGTAACTTCTAATCTTAGGACAGTTTATACGTCCAACAAATTTTCTAAGATGTTCAAGCGAAGCATCTTCATTATCCGAGAAAAAGTCTTTTACAACCTGCTCATCTAATTCGACGTATGACGGAAAGTCTTGAATTAAATCGGTATACTCAACAGTATTATCAAGCAAACAAAGAACTTCATATTCTTTTTTGCTTACCTTGACAACCTCTGTATTTTTTGCATTATTAGTAATAAACTTAATATTCTGTACGAATTCGGTCTCAGTGGCTTCATACATTTCATCGCCGGAAAAAGGAACTAAAACGTATGTTTTTCCAGAATCAACTAAATCTTCTAAAGTGACATCTTTCTTGTCCAGGGTTTCAACTTTTTCCGTGTATCTTCCGCTACCTAACCCTAGCTTTCTAATTGTTACTTTCCCCGCATCCTTCTTCGGTCTATAAGCAACTCTTTCGTATTCGATTTCAGAAAGAAGTTCGGCATCAAAAAATTCTTTAACACTATTAATATTTCCTACATTGGCATTGAACATGTACACAATGCCAATCTCAGGAGGATTAAAGTTTAATAAAACTCTCCGCATTTTTTCTTTGAATGCAAGTTCACTCATAGAATTTTCGGGAATGTCTTTGATAATGAACTTCACATTATCCAATCCATTTCCTAGATAAGCGTTGCCTTCAGAACGCTTCATAACAAGTCTAGATTTTTGTTTGTCTAAAATAAACTTGTTAACATTGTTGTATTCTCCAGAGTAAAGATTGCCATTTTTGAATGAATAGACAACCCCATCTTTTCTAAAAGATAACTCTTCTACATTTCTGCTAAAGTCACCGTTTTTAAATCCTGGCACGTTGTTTAGATGGTATACTTCTTTTATCTTACAGAAGTTTTCAAAAAACGCTTTTACATTATCTGGTTCTTTGTTAAACTTATTATTAACACAGTCTGCAAGAATAGAGTTGACTTCAGAACAAATTTTATCAACCTTGGCTTTGCTGCTATCTTTATCAGAGATGCTTTCTCTGGTGGCACTTACCTCTAGTACACCATTTTCCACTTCGATAAAATTAATTGTAGTGGAAGCAGAAGTAGACCCTCTAAGCTTATCTACCTCCGGACACTCTCTTAAAAACTTGTTGATACTATAGGGAATCTTGTCTATAAGGACAAAAATTTCCGCATTATGTGCATCAAAAAGCTTTTTAGCCAAATCTGTTTTTCTAAGCAAGATCCAGTTCTTGCTTTTCTCTATAATTGTAGATTGTAGATTATTCCAGTCTTTGGGAATCTCTATCTCGGTAATTCCCTGTAAATCTGGTTTAACGTCCCAAAAGAATGTACATCTATAGACCGCATTAATAAAAAATTCAATATCGGACTCTTTGACTGGGATTTGAACCTCTACGCCGTTAGGTTCATCGGTTGGTTCTTCGCTCATTAACTCTAGAGTTCCGTTGCTGCTTTTTCCGGTATGAGCAACATATGTTCTCATTTTATTTTCGTAATAACTAACTACAACGAAACTATCAGTGTATGCCCACGCACTTTTGGCACCAATACCAAAACCACCGGTCTGAACGTTGTCTTTTCGTTTAGTGCTTGATCCGTAATTAACAAACACATCGCGAACTCTATCAGGAGATAATCCAACTCCATAATCTCTAATTTTCAAAACACTATCGAGCTTAGTGGGTAGAGTAACTTTCAAAGGTATATTATCTCTCTTTGCCTCTCTATGACTATCCCTTGCGTTACAGAGATACTCTTGGGTAAGAGTTCTAATTGGATTTGAGTAAAGCCTGTTTCTAAGAATGTCGATGATAGTGCTTACATCACCGATGCCGAAATCCATGCTTTGGTTATCAGTATTATTAGTAGAAACAATGCCAGATTCTGTATTAAGCTTCATTTTATTCCTTTTCTAAGTCTCAAAATCCTATATTTTTTATTTGAGGGACACCAGACCGCCGTACCAGAATTCGAATTTTCATTATACCATATTTTTCTTTTCGTAATCAATTAATTTTTTTTTAGTTTGATTCAAATAATATTTTAGATATGATAAATAATCGGAGAGAAACCATGAAAAAATTAAACAGAAAAGAAGTAGAAAGTTTTTTAAAACAAATAAGAAAAATGATATTTAAGGGAATTAAAGAAGAAAAAAATAAAAATCAAAGCAAAAAAATAAAAAACGATACTTTATACGAAGTTCATGGAATAATTTTAGAAAAATTAAAAAAAGTAAAATTAATAAACAAAGAAATGGATAACTTTTTAACTATAAACGAATCTATTTTGATATTAGAGGATTATTCTAAAAAAATAAATAATTATTGGATTATCAAAGACACAGAAGCAAATTGTGGAAAAATAGCACAAGAACTATTTTCTAGAATAATAAATAATGCTCTTTCTAAGTTATCGTCTGAGGGACTTTTAGATTGTCATTACGATGATGAAGAAAATGATTTTATATTTAATCCTATAGTAAATAAAAATTAGTTAATTTTCATTCAACAATTCAAAGAGTTTTTTAGATTGCTTTGTGGCCTCTTGTTTATTATCATGAACAGAATAAATTTCTTTTTCATTAAAGCCACCACGCACCATACAAGCAAAATCTTCTAAATTTGATTCAAAACAAACATCAGATAATTCAGAGTTTTTATCTGGAATTTTAACAATCCAAAAACTATTAAGTTTCACTTACTATTTCTCCAATGATTGCCATAGACTTATCAAAATCATTATCAATGACTCCTTCAAAAAAATCTTCAATAACATCTGGGGATAGAAGGCTAATATTCATTATATATTCTGGCAGTGTGGTGTCGTTATCTTTTTTATAAACTTTGTAAAAAGAAAGCAGTCTACGCCAAACTTCTGAACTAGCTTGGATATATCTAGGTTCATCAACCCTTTTATCGCTAAAATTATAAACTATCTCTAGCTGTTCTTTTGAGATATCTTGAAGACCATGTAGACATATGCACTCTATTCCGCCCTTTACCATTTCTTGGCACAAAACAGTAAAAGTTTTTGCAGAACATACAACTTCTGGATTTTCCTCTTCATCATATTCAATCTTAGAGCTTCCTATTGCCATGTTTTGAGAAAAATCAGGATCTTCTGCATATTTGGAATAATCTATTTTCCAATAAGAACTAACAGTTCCTACGCTCAACGAATCATAAAGCTTAACAATTCCAGGAATTAATTTTTCAAGATCATCCTTAACTAAATGATGCAAAGTACAAAAAGCATGAATACTCGAACCCTGGATGATGGTGTTTAACAAGATTCTTTTATTGATTAGCTTTTGAGTTTCTCTATCTAATTTAGAATAAGGAATATTTTCTTTCTTTTCAACCCTGTTTAGATCTACGTCTTTGCTGCCGTTTAGCTCAACATCAAGAATATCTTCGGGTATACCAAAAGACTCATATACTGCTTTTTTGGCTAAAGCTTCCAACTTTTTTTCATTGCCACGCTCTTTTCTTAAAATGTCTTGAAAGTTTTGTGTTTGATGAGATATATCCACATCAATATCTAAATCTTTTGCCCTTTTTCCAAAAAATTCATAAGAAGCTTTGCTTAAAGTGTTTCCAAAATAAACTAAATTTCTATTTTTCTTGAAAACATGAAAAGGAGATTCTGATTTTCTGAGATTAATCCAAAAGTTTCTAATAACAGGATTAACGTGCAAACTATTTTCATACATAATTTTTTATTTTTCTTTATATTTAATTCTTAGGTTCAGGCATAACAGACGGTCTAGGGCTTTTAAAAGGCTCTTGTTTGGGTGGTGCTTGCGGCACTTTTACAGGTGTTTTTACAGGCATTGTAGTAGGCATTTTTGTCTCCCTTTCACGAGCAAGCGTACCACGAAAAAAAATAAAAAAAAAGGGGAGATTTCTCCCCCCTTTTTTTGTTTAATAAGTTTTAAATAAAACTTATTTTGAAGCTTTCTTAAGACCATCTAATATTCTTTTGGCCTTTTCTACTATATTCGACTCTCTAACCCTAGGAAAATCTCTGAGTCCAACGCCACCCTTCTTCAGTTTGTTGGCACGAATACTAATTGTGCTTGGTTTCACGCCAAGGTATTCGGCAACTTGCGAAACTTTGACAAACCGAGGGTTTTGGTAGGCCTCGATGAACTTTTCAATCGTAACCTTCTTTTTACCATTGACTTTGACAGCCATTTCTAACTCCTTTTTGAAAAATTGCACTTCGAAATAAAGTGCTTTCAAATCAATACTAGATCGACGTTTTTCGATGTCAAGTCAAAGAAAAAATTTTTTCAATACATTTTTTGTTTTTTTTAACCAACAAAAGTCTCCAGTAAACATCTATATAAATATAATGAATTCATTTAAGCAATTTACTCTTAAAAAGCAAATAAGCTTTGTTAAATCTAAAATTTTATCATTAATGACAAATAAAATAAACGAATCTATTCAAATAGAAGAAAATATTTGGAGTAATAAAGAGTTAAATAATTGGTTAAGATTACACGGAATAGAAATTACAGAAAAACCAAGCTTCAAAAAAGGCGGCAGTGGAATAGCTTATTTTTTACCAAATAATAAGGTTTTAAAATTTACTGAGGATGCAGTGGAAGCTAATATAGCAAAAATGATAATAAACACAAAAATTGGTAAAAATATAATAGATGTTAAAAAAATAGGCAATAAATATGCAATACTACAAAGCAAACTAGACACAGAAAATGCTCCAGAAGATATAAAATTAGCAGCCGATTTAGTTACAGTTATGATAGACGAATACGATTTAACAGAATTTCCAGAAGATAAAAATATTTTAGTAGATATGTCTAATAATATTTTAGAAAAATTCAATATGCCTAAAAAATTATTAAAAAACATGTTAATTATAATAAAGCTAATTGAAGACTTATACAAAAAAACAGGATTTTTCCACAACGATGCTGGGCCGTCTAACATAGGCGTTAAAGGGAATAAAACATATATATTTGACCTGGGTCCCAATAAAACAAAAAATTACAGTACAGAAAAAGAAATAGAAAAAATAAAACAAAAAAGAGAAAAGTTAGGACTTAATGCACACGAATTTTACTAGATTAAAATATGTGTGAAAAAATAAATGCTTTTATAATTAATAGAAATCTACACACTACGACAAAAAATACAATAGACTTTTTGTTAAAAGAAAAAAGAGTTAATATTTTTATACTAGATCATGAATCTACCTATGAACCGTGTTTAAACTATTATAAAAATTGTGGTATAGAAATAATAAAATTAAAAAATTTTGGACCTTATTCTCCCTGGTCTAGAGAAACCAAAAAACTGCATAATGGAAATCCGTTTATAGTAACAGATCCGGATTGTAACTATGAAGGGGTGCCAGAAAATTGGCTCGATAAAATGATATATGTTATAGAAAATAGTAGTTATTTTAAAGTTGGATTTAGCATAGAAATAAATAATTTGCCAGAAACCAATAAGAAAAAAGAAATAATTGATTGGGAAAAAAAATATTGGGAAATGTACGATGAAAAATTTGATGGATATATAGGACTAACAGATACAACATTTTGTTTATATAGAAAAAATTCAATATTTGCATATAATTCATTAAGATTAAATAGACCATATACAATCAAACACGTGCCATGGTATTTAACGGAGCTAAATAAAGAGTGGTCTTATTATAAAGCCAGTTCTAAATTTGGACATTGGAGGTGATGTTATTTGCTAATGATAGCATTAATTAAATTATCTACAACTCTTCTAGATCTTTTAAATAATTCTTGCTCTAATTTATCATCATTGGTTGGATAATCTGTTCCGAATCCTGATATCAGGCCGTCTACACAACCATCTTTAACGTATATTCCCGAATAAACTAGTTGTTTAACTATTGGCTCTATCGATGAAGTTGGATCTGATTTTATTGTTTTGCCCTTCATATATTCTAAGTAAGAATCAGGCTTTTCAATTTTTGTGTAATCATCCGCTCCGTTGTCTCCTTGCATGAAGAAGGCGGCAAATTTTCCTTCTAGATGATTTTTTAAGAGATGGTCATACTTGCCGTTTTTGGCAAGCTCTCTTGTTGCTTTGCTATTTTTTAAATTATCTTCTCCTAAAACTTTCTTGGCGTCCTCTACACTTAGAGTCAAATTACAACAAACCAGTCTATCAAAAAAGTTTTTAACTACACTGCTTGGTGCATCCCAATTAATTGGAGAGAAAACAACAAAGCCATCACATTTTTCTAATCTTTTATATACATTTTCTTCGTGCATAAAATCTTTTACTTTTGAGCCCTTAAAATAACAATCGCACTGCCAATGGCAGTGATAACCGCCTGCAGTACTTATACAAGCTTTGCATGGCTGAATAATATTGCCGTCACATTTTACAGAAAGATCAATGACATCGAAAATTACGTCCGTTCTATCTTTTATAGCGTTTTTCAATAACCTATAGCTTTTTGATTCTTTATCCGGACAACATTTATCATTTCTAGCTGATCCTTGTATAGCAACTATATTGATTTTGGCATTTTTATTTTTTATTTTTTCTTCTGTTAGGAATTGTACAAAGTCTTTCATATTTGATCGCTTCTTATTATATAGTAGAAAAAAGAATAATTTAGCTCCAGGGGCCGTGATGTTTATGTTTTAGACAATTTATCATAGACTGTTCAATTGTGTATTTAGTAATGTTGCTTGGCTTAAACAGTCTATAAAATTCTATTTTAGATAAACTATTTTTTGCTAAATTCATTTGCCAGTCGTAAACTCTTTCTTCGCCTTTAAATTTAACTTCAACCCATGCATGTAAATATCTTTTTGGATTAGAGGCTAAAGGCTCTTCTACTTCTCCGTGGCAAACAAAAATATCTTTTTCATTAATAACTTCGTCTTTTAAAATTTCCATTGCTAAATTATTGGCATAAGGAAAACATTGTCCTATTGCAATTGTTGACTCTATCCAATTTTTAAAACTAAAAGACTCGCTTGTCCCTCTCCATAACTCTCTTCCATGTTGTTTTCCGACTAGTACAGGCAAAGAATAGTTATAAGTAGTTTGTGGTAAAGTTTTAGGTTTAAATAATTTGTTATTTTTAATATCCTCAAGGGTTAAGTCTATGCTTTTGTTTGTTTTGAAATCATATAAATTAAACTCAATATTTTCGTCTTCGATATCGTATTCGCCTTCTTGATCTAATATGTCATCTAATCCACTTATTAAACTTTTAATTTTGCTTTGATCTATGCCAAATAATTCTATATTGTTGTTTCTAACAGCAATCCAATTTTCTCTTTTCATCACATAAACCCGTGGATCTAAATTTGAAGAAGAGCCAAATAAAGACATGCCTTGAACAAGAACCTTAATTGTCTCTAAATCTATGCCGCTGCCTCTAGAAAGTTCTCCAATAAATAATTCAGAATCTTTTAAATTTAATTTGTTTTTTATTACATGCAATAAAGATTGAATATTAGATGCAACATCTTCATAATCTGATTCTATTGATTGAAGGCTAGGAATTTTTAATTCTAAAGAACTGGCAAGATTGTATATAGGCTTCAAATATTGACTAGCTATGTGTCCATACGCAATAATTTCATGATTTTTGTCGCTATTATCACCGTCAGCGTAATTTGCCGATCCGTTTATAATCCAATATTCGCCTTTTATTTTATATTTTTTCACAAAATATATATTAGACAAAGATTATATTTGATATGGCAATCTATAATTTAACATAAAACTGCGTTGTTCTTCTGTGTTTTGCCATTCACCTTTTTTTATGTAATCGGGTATAGACAAACAGTGAAAATTTATATCACATGGATAATTTTTAAAATTTTTTTCCAAAGATTCCTGAGTTATAAAATAATCAGGAAAATAAATATTTTTTAAATTTATAGAACAATATAAAGGAATCATTCCGAAGGTGCCATACCCCAAAACAACATTTTGAGAACAAACTAGATTGGTCAAATCTTCTTTTAAGTCTGAGCTTATAAAATGTACATTATTTAATTTCAACAGTTCATTTACACAAGGATTAAACTTGTCTTGAGCTATCAAAAAAACTTCTTCATAACTTTTCATTATTTTTAAATAATAATCTAATGGAGGCTGTCTATACGACGGATGTGGACTTATAGAAAAAATATCTCCACCTCTTATATGAATTGATAACTTCTTGGGATCATTTAAAAAATGATCTTGTTGATTAAAATTTATATCAAATATTGGTCCAATGTATTTTTTAAATAAGTTCCTTTTTTTACCTGTGGTTGGAAAACTGGTTGCTTTTTTATTTGGAAATCTATTAGAAAAACAGTCTTGGATATTCAAAAAAATTTCTTGACTATTATCTTTTTCTAGATCTACATCTATATATATTTTTGATTTATTAAGTAATAATCTGCCGTCAAAACTTATTTGCTCAAAACTTAATTCTTTTATACCATCATTTAAACAATAATTTAGGGCATTTAATAAAGCTTGAATATAATTTCCAAATTTAAGCGATCCATAAATATTTAAGCCCATTTTAAGAACACCTAGTTGGCGAATCATTGACAACGACGCCATAATCAACGCCTAAATTAACGCACTTGTAACCATTTTGATGTATGGCTTCCCCAAGAATAATATCTTCGCCATTCCTGCTGTACTTGAAAAGAAAATTTGTAGGATCGCTTGGCCAATTTATCTTTTTTAAAACTTTGGTTTTTATAAAATAATTTCCTCCTAATACAAAATAAAAACCATCTTTTTTCTTAGAATAATCATTTTCAAAATTGGGATAAGACTTATTTTTATACCAAATTTGTTGTTTGATCCAGTTGTCCAAGCCTATTTCTTTTTCTATTTCATAAAGAGTTGGAAACATTCCTATTGTCCCAAAAATTGCTTCATCTTCTTTAGAATTATCCGCTATACTTATTATTGAATCAAGACAATTTCTTTTCACATGGCTATCATCATCAAACCAAAAAACATATTCAGAGCTAATATCTGTATAGAGGTGCTTCATCATACCGTTTTTATAAAGATTGTTTTTAGAAATAATTAACTTATCAATATTAACATTATTTAAAAAATTAATAACTCTGCTTGGGCAATCGTTGCATCCTACTCTTAGTTCATATAGATTTCTATTAAAATTTCCAAGTATGGTGCTTATGCAGCGACTAATTAAATGTAAATTATCACCATAAGTACAAACACATATAGTAACTTTTTTCATAAAAAAAAAAAAATTGAGGGGGATCTAAACATTTAAATCCCCCTCAATTAAATTAATTAAAAAGGTTTATCTATATCTTGATCATCCTTTTCATCAAGAAAAGATTCTATTTCATTTTCAAAATTTTCTTCATCAAGGCTTTTATCTTTATTTCTGTTTGGACTTTTGCCCAAAGTCAGTTCTCTAACACTCAAATAATTTTTACTTCTTTTTTCTCCATTTTTTTCCCACTCATCATACATCAGTCTAGATTGTATAATATTAACTTCTTTGCCCTTAACTAAATATTGAATAATTTTTTCATTTATATTCCATGATTCGCAATCTATAAAAGTTGTTTTTTGCTCTCCATTAGATGAGGCAATTCTAAACTTAACAACCTTTCCTTTTGGAGTTTCTCTTACTTCGCAATCTCTAACAAGCCTTCCTACAATTGTTGCCGCATTAATATCTCTGTGTGAGCATTTGGTTTTTTCCACTTTGGTTTTCCTTTCTTAAGGTTTTAATAATTATATAAAAAATTATATAAAAATCAAATTTTTAACTAATTTAATTTAAAAGGAAAAAAATGAAAATAAAAAAATGTAAACCTTGCGGACACCAAATACTTCTTGAGCTATTAACACCACAAGAAATGCTTGGCACAAAATTAATAATTAATGAGCAAAAACAAAATATAAGAGAGTTTCAAGCAATAGTTCTTGACATTGGACCAAATATAAAAGAAGAATATGGCTTCAAAATAGGAGACAGAGTATTATTATCGGGTCCTGGGGTTCCTGTTCCTAACTATGATGACTCTGAAAGAGACAAAATATTAATGGATCCAATCTGTATTAAAGCAGTATTAAGCTGAAATACTAGAATATCATTCCAGTATCGTCGCTTAACATCCATTTTTTTTCTCCGTAATGAAAATTGCCATTATTTCTAAATAGCATTACAGATACTGTATCTGGTATGTGTTTTAAAACTTCTGGCTGATCGTCTATAAAGAAGCTAACACCCTTTTGAGATATTATTTTAGCTTTTTCTTCCAATTTCTTAACCAAAAATATATCAGTATATCTGATATTTTTTTCTTTTAAAAGTTCTTTTAATTTATTTAGATCAGATCTTAAAGAAATTATAAATACATCTCCAGACCAGTTATTGGTTAGCATTGAAAAAAATAATGGAGCCTCATCAATGCAACCATCAACATCTATTCCTAGAGTTGGGCTAGGCGTATTAAAAAGATTAACTATCGAGCTTATATTTTCTTTTTTTAGATAAACCATTTTAGTTTATATCTACATAATAACTAATTATTTTTTTTTCTACAATCTCTTTTGCTCTTAACCAATGATCAATACTGTCGCCTTGACAGCCCTCATTTTCCCAAATTCTATAAGCTTCTTCTCTTATATCATCTTCTGTAACTCTAGATATTAATGCTGCGTCTCCTTTTTTAACAATTATGGTTGAAGTAACTATTGGAGATCTTTTAAATTGAAACATTTTTTTCCTTTTTTTAAAGTTTAATGTCGCTTAGGTGGGGTTTCCCCCACCTAAGCGACATACAATTTATTATATTATCGAACTGGTCTGTAGACTTTTCTAACAGTGGTCTTCTTTACATAACCACCAAAAAGCCTTTCGCGACAAGAATCTCTGCAATCTTCCTCTACATTGTAGAGTCTTTCACATCTACTCTTGCAGCAACTTTTTTTGCAGTCGGTAACGACAACATTTGATTTTGTCTCTGTTTCCTTGTTCACAAGAACAGAAGCAACTTCCCCTCCATAAGAGTAGCCGGAAACAACGATAGCAAAAACTAAACATAAAACTTTTAACATCAAACTCTCCTTTATTACAGCCAAAAAGTAAGACAAGCTTCGGCTGCTGAAGCCTGACTTTGGATAGTATAGCAAAAAAAATAAAAAAGTCAAGGATTTTAATTATTGGCTTTATATAATTTTTACTTTTTCGTTAGAAATTACATAACACTTTTCTGCATCATTTTTAAAAGAAAATATTAAAAATTTTGTATTTAAATTTTTTTCTATGTATTCTTTGCAAAGGTTTTCTGAACCATAAAAAATATCTTGTGTTCCGTTTAATGGATATAAAATA